AGTCGGGAACGCTGGACATGGGCCTGCTGTCCACCTACAAGTGGAACGAGGACTTGTTCAAGCACTTCACCATCAAGCCCAACGGCAAGAACCACGGGTTCATTCTGCTGCTGGATTGGTCGGGTTCTATGGGTGGCGTGATCCTGAATGTGGTGAAGCAGATGTACACGCTCACCTCGTTCTTCCGTCGCATCGGTGTGCCATTCGATGTGTACGCTTTCAGCAGCAACCAGCCCAGCGACAAGTACTACGGTGACTACTACGATTATCGTAGGACGATGCAGGACGAGCAGGAGGCCACCAAGTTCGAGGACTTGGCGAAGGGGTTCATCACCAACAGCAGCAAGCCCAATGTGGCAACGCACTCGCCGTTCTTCCTGTACAACTTCGCCAGCAGCACCATGAACGGTGCGACCTACAAGGATGCGATGGAGAAGTTGTGGATGCTGGCGTACAACATGAACCCCAGCAAGCCCAACTACAGCCTCCACGCTCCGTCGTTCCCGTATTGGCTCTCGCTGGGCGACACTCCGCTCGACCATTCGCTCGTTGCATCGGTGCAGATGGTCAAGGAGTTCCGCAAGAAGCACCGTGCGGAGATTATGAATGTGGTGGTGGTGACGGACGGCAGCACCAGCAGTTCGCCGCTGGACAACCACTACTACGGTAGCGGTGATCGGTTCACTCGTCTGACCAACCCTCGCACGGGTGCGTCGTACAGCCTCCGCAACAACATCAGCACCAATGTGCTGGCCTCGTATCTGATGGACGAAACGGGCTGCAACACCATGATGCTGTACCTGTCGGGCAACAACACGCCCAACGACATCATCCCCGGCTACACGCTGGCTACCCCGGACGGCAAGGTGGTTCGTGATGCCAACAAGTACTACCTGAAGGACGATCCTGCTGGTGATGCTCTTGGCAAGCATTGGAACGACGAGTACTACCTGTCTGCTCTCCCGGTGGTGTACACCCACGACGGCAGCAAGGTGGCTGGGGACGGCCTTGGCTTCGGCTCTGTGTTCGCCATCCGTATCGCCCGCAAGCAGGAAACGGATGCCTACGAGGATTTGGACTTGAGCAACACCAACTACACCCGGCTCAAGTCGCAGTTCATCAAGAGCCTGTCCCGCAAGATCGTCAGCCGTAGTCTTGTGAACCGCATGGTTGAGGCGGTGGCAAAGCATACATAATACGGAGGGTTCAGAATGGGGAAACTGAAATCCGAAGTACGAAAGTTCGTTGAGCAAGTGAAGGCGGAACTCCATTCCTATGGGTTCCGTCTTTGCTTTGGTCGGGGCCGGGAAGTGAACGGAGGTGGCTGGCGGGCAGAGGGCTTCTTCTGCGACCGTCGCCGGATCATCAGGGTGGCACGGGGCCATCCCCATTGGCTTGGCACACTCCTCCACGAGTACGCCCACTTCCGTCAATGGGTGGAACAGCCCGCCCATGTGTACAACGCCGACAACGCAGCCGCCTGTATTGTCCACGACTACCTTCACCGTGGCAAGGCTCCAGCCCCAGCGGTGCTACGCAAGGCGTTCGCCCGTGTGATGGCGTTTGAGCGTGATGCAGAAATACGAGCCATGCGTCTTGCCAAAGCCAAGGGCTTGCCTATAGATGTGGCTGCATACGCCCGGTACGCCAACCTGTACATTTATTCTCACCATCTGATGCGTGACACAGGATGCTGGCGGAGCGGACGGAACCCGTACAGGTCGTGGCGAATGGTGGAGATGATGCCCAGCGACTTCAAGGCCAAGGCCCACGCCACCATTCCGTCCCAGGTGTACGCTGCCCTGTCCCGCTTCTACGGCTGAAATAAAGTTCAGAAAGTTGATAGTATATTGTGTATTATACATTTTGTATTCACAGAATCCAGATACGGGAATCGGAATATCGGAGATACCATTTGCTTATCGGACAGGGTGAAGTATACTAGGTTATCAGACGCATCCCCAAAGTCCCATAAATACTTCCATGCCAACCTACAACTATGAGTGTGATAAGTGTAAGAAGTTATGGGAAGAAGTCCATATGATGAAGGATCGTGACCTGCCCACCACTCTTCCATGTCCCAAGTGCAAGGCGGAAGGAACCGTGAAGAAGTCATGGGCCGGATGTACGCCCGCATTGGGAGCAGACTACACTTTGACGCCAGATAAGGCTACCGGCGGACGCTGGAGCGAACTGATGAACAAGATCAAACGCGGCCAACCCAAAAGTCTACGCGGACGCTACGATCAAGGCAATAATATGCAAGGTCGTCGGTGGCGATAAACCGGACAGGAAGTGCGGACGGGAACTCCACCTAATTTTATAATTTAAATCTGTTACGAATTTCCTATTCGTTAGGAAGTTTGTAACAGACAGAAAGTTTGTACACAAAATACAACACACTTACGAATTTCTTATCCAGTTACGAATTTTGTAACGGACAGGAAGTTCGTATTGTGTTATAAATTTTATATTTGATTACAATATTCGTAACAGTTACAAATATCGTATCAGTCTGGGCTACCCATACTACTTCTGTAGTGTTTATGATACACGTCTCTCATTTGCTCTGGAGTTAGTTTCCTTTTACCCATAGTTGCTGCGGTATACGCATGACTTAACGCTGCTTCATGTGCGGCAGACCGTTTTTCGTGTGCGGCAGACAGTTCTTTTATAACATCTTTATGAGTCTTGGGAGTAGGTTCCATGTCTGCTTCTCGGCTTTGTTCTTCGTAAGCACGAGCGGTGGCATCGTCTTGAGACGAACCAGCAAACTCTGGTCCCCAAGATTCGCCTTCTGTTAAACTACTAGTTTGTTGACCGCCTCTGAGTTTTTCTATTAAAGCTTTTGTAGCAATACCCATCTGAGTGTGGTATCGCACATTGGCTCCTGCTCCTTTAAGGCCACTTCGTCTTGCATCAACGTTTCGGCTGTACGAATCCCAATGGTAATTTTTAACGTCTTGCAGATATTTTAGCGCATTAGGTAGTTTTGCAAATTCTGCTTCGGCTCCTGATTTTGGTAGCAGAGTTGAAGTGTTTAACAGTGCAACAGGAATACCGTGTCTTGCTAGTTTTGAACCTTTTCTGTACTGAAATCCTTTACTAACATCTCGCGGATCAACTTGCTCAAAGTGTTGAATATGAGTCATTTCTGCTCCCGATACCACATCAGGCTCGTGTTCTACACCATAATTTCTACCTAATCCTCGGGTGTTTCCTTCTCTATCTGTACCAAAAAAATCACCGACTCCCTCTTGCATATCGCGGGCTTCACGCTTGCCTTGTTCACGCATCTTGCGTTTCTCCGAACCGGCCTTGATGCCTTTGTCCCAACTTTTTGGGCGTTGGCTGGTCTTGCCCGGGCCGTCTTTCATCTTGGCTTCTGCTATAAAGTTTTGTACAATTGATTGTTTAATATTCTTTTTAATATTTTCTATATCCATTTTGGTATTCCTTGCTATATACTCTTACCTGTATTTATAAAAAAAGCAGGAGAGAGCGCGAACTCTCCCCTGCCCTATGACGACCGAAAGGTAGCGAAGTTCCCTTTTTAGCATGAGTAGCGTAGTTCGCTTGAGGACTGTCTACGACCAACTCAGCCCGATCACCATTATTTATGGAAATTTATACTTCATTCTTGACATTTTTATTCTGTGGTGTATATTACCATTATGATTCTTACCCCTACTATTACAATCGATAGTGACCATCTCGCCTCTTTTAACAAGGAAATCAAGGAGTTTGATCAAACCCCCGGTACTGTTACCAAGCACTGGGGTACTCGTGACCTGAACGGTCTGGCTATTGAACTGAAGCACATTCGTACACTGCAAGGAAATGGTGTGCTGGTTATGGCCACCGATAACAACGGTGATGTTGTGCTGGTTGCCCGTCTTGTGAGTGCGCCTGTTCCGCCCGGAGCGTTCCAGTGGAGCCGAAAGGTGTACACTATGGATCGTATTCGTGTTCACAACGATTACGTTGGGCAGGGTATTGCTCCTGCCATGTACCGTTGGCTGGCTGATCAGGGATACACCATTATTTCCGATTCACACCAAACGCCTATTTCTCTGGCTGTTTGGCGTAAGTTGGGCACTGGTGGTGGTGTTTTTACCGTAAATCTGGCAGACGGTACGCTTAGGCCGTACGATCCTCTTCGTGTGGAAGACTGGATATTGTTTGGAAACGGCGACGGTACCCGTTACTGGCCTATTCGATTTGTGCTGCCAGCAAAGTAATACTAAATAAGAGTATGCCCAATACTCTTTTAGAAGTTTCAGAAAAACAGTACATTAAATCGCTACTAACCGAAGCAGCCATGCTCTTTAAAACAGAGCATGGTTGTTATCCTACACTGACAGAATTTACTGAAATAGCAAACGAGTTTCAAACCATAATTTGTTACGGAATGGGTGTGCATTTTGGTGTGTTAAACGAGAGTGCTGGTAGCCCGTTCCGTATTCCAAATATAACAGAAACATCAGAAGACGAGATTACTTCCAAAGATATTTCTTTAATTGCGGAAAAAATAATAAAAAATTGTGCTGTAGTTCTGGCCGAACAGGTTGAACCTGTTGTTGCAGGGGTAGAAGGAGTATCAAAAGCCGCAGCCGCAAGAGCCGCAGAAAAAGCCACTCAAAAAATATCAGAACTGAAAATAGAAGCAGAAAAAAAAGGAAGACAAGTCTCAACCAGTGAAATACAATCTGCACACGCAAAAGCAGCAGACGAAATTGCACAACAAATACGAGACACTCCTGCAAGTGCAAGAAGTGCTGACGATATAGCGTGGTTGGCTCGTCATGAACGCGGTCTCAGATCCGAACCAACTCCACCAAGTCCACTTAAAACTGGAATAGAAACCGCAACACAAGCAGCAAAGAAAACTGCTATGGATCTATTAAAAAAGCCACTTTACACGTTTATTGCTGCGGCAAAATTACAGCTCGGAGCAGCCGAAGCAAAGCCTGGTGTAGAGTACAGCCCAACACCAAGACCTCCTGCCAGCATAGAAGCACCAACCAGAACACCAGAATTACCTAAATCCGATGTTTCAAAAATAAAAGTTACACAAAAGCCTGCTGCCCCAGCACCTCCAGCAGGAAAATCTGGTAAACAAACTGTACAAGATATTGTTTCTCCAAAGGCTCCAAAAGCACCTGAAGCGGGTGCACCTCCTGCTGGTATTGCGGCACCGGAGGAAACAAAAACACCAGATCTAGTTACCGGAAAAACTACGGCCAGCCCCCAAAATACCGCCAAGGATGCGGCCAAGGATGCGGCCAAGGATGTGGCCAAGGATGCGGCTAAAGCTGCAGATCAAACGGTAGATCAAACTGCTGATAAAATTACAGACACAGCAAGAGCAAAAGCAACAGCAGTAGCTACAGCCGCAGCGGTTGCTGCTGCGGCTGCAACAACGGGAAAAAGTGATGGAAGTAGTGGAAAAAGCAAATCTAAAGTTAAACCGGGAAAGGCAAGACCACAAATACCAGATTTTTTTACCAGCGGTGCGTCGCCGTCGTTACCGCAATCAGTGTATCAAGATCAACTTGCTGCCGGAGAGAGATACGCCGCAAAAAAACGTATTGGAGCGTTTGATCCATTCCTACGTAGATGGATGACCCAACAAATTATGGTTTCCGAAGGAAAACTGTCTCCCAAAGAATCGCTGCAACGCCGATTAAAGAAACAAAAATATAAAGTTTCTTATCTACAAGACGGCAAAAAAGTAGACGTGTTTGCGTCTTCTATTAGAGGGGTTCGTAGAGTAGTATATGGAAAAAAACAGTACCGAGTATTCAGTTCTACAGGCTCTGACGTAACCGGTTACTTCAAGAAAATGTTAGGCAGCTGATTAAATTAATCCGTAAGCGGTTAATCCGCTAGCAGAAATAACCTGATTTGCTATAATTGGAAATACGTCAGAACTACCAGATGCTCCTAAATTAGCTAAAGTAACACCAGTTCCATCGGCAAACTTTAAACCAACAGAATTAGCAGCAGAGTTATACGTGAATAGCAGCCCACGATGAGGAGCAACGGTATTGGTGCTCGGCGTTATTTGAAATACTTTTTGGTATGATGCTGGAGTAATTGCTTTCATAGTGTTTTTCTCGTATAGATATATGTATATATTATGAGTGTTAAACTTTTTAATCATAAACTAACAGATCTACCACAAGCCGAACGAATCGACGGGTTTTACCAGACTCCGGACGGGCGTTTTCCCAGCGTAACCACAGTTGTTGGTTGGAAAAAAAATCAATTTTTTGCGGAATGGCGTAAAAATAATCCTAAAGAAGCGATTCGTACACGAAATCGTGGCACCAAACTGCATTCTTTAATTGAAAATTACATTAAAAATAATCCCGAATTTAAAACTAATCAAGATCCTTACACTCTAGACCTGTTTAATCAGCTTCAAAGTAAAATTGATAAAATTGATAATATACGAGCAGTAGAAGGATTTTTGTGGAGTAAACCGTTGCGTATAGCGGGAAGAGTAGATTGTATTGCAGAATACGATCAGATTCCCAGTGTAATAGATTTTAAAGGCAGCACTAAACCTAAACGTAAAGACGATATTCACAATTATTTCCTGCAAGCGACAGCGTACGCGTGTATGTGGGAAGAACGAACGGGCGAAAAAATACCACAAATTGTAATATTAATCAGTTGTGATGACGGAACAGTCCAATCGTTTGTAGAACAAACAAAAAATTATAAAAAAGATCTTGCTGTAGCAATTAAAGAATGGAGAGACGAATATGAACCTAAACAATGTAAACAGACGTAATACCAGAGAATGGGCTCTTTTTAATGGAAACTCTAAAAGTCAGCTAAACAGAACTAAATTCACAGAAAAATACGGTGGAGAATTCAAAAAAGTAGGAGCAGAATGGGTTTGGGAATCAAAAGTACGAAAAACTATAGAATTTTCTCACACTAAAAAGAAACGCACAATCTTTATTTTTACAGACAAGGACGGAATTAAGTATATTACAGACAATTTTGAAGGATTTTGTCGTGATAGAAAGATAAATTCTTCGGCTATGCACGATGTAATTTCTGGAAAAAGAAAAACTTTTAAAGGATTTACTGTAGAGCGAATTCAACCACAAATTCAAGACAAACCGTAAAAATCCATAAATAAAAGTACGCTTATGTCTAATACCCCTTCCTGGTTCAATGAATCCGAGTACGCTGACTTTCTAACAGAATCTATTCTGTTGTGGGAACTTAATATTCCGTATCAAAAACAAAAATTTGAAAACAGAAAAAAAATAGCCAATTTTGATAGAGAAACCGCTATACGAAAAGGACGATTGAAAGCAGAACTAGCCAGAGATTTGTATCAGGCAAAAGCTAAAGGGCTACAAATGCGCGAATCTATGTTTGGTGATAAAATCCAACAAATTAATGATGCATTTTTAAATTCTTTGCTTTCAGAAGCAGAATCTAAACGAACTGCGTTAAAACGCGAAAAACAAAAAATGCGCCCGGAAGTAGATTCTAAAGATCGTGAAAGAGATCGCAAACGCGAAGCACGTAAACAAGAAAAGCAAGCTGGTCTGGCAAATGTTGTAATTGTTAAAAACACAAAATTAAATAAAATTGAAATTATAACCAAACACGATTACAATCCAAATCACCACACGCTGTTAAAAGGAAAAACCAAAAAACAAGATAAAGGTAATGTAACTAAACGCGATCTTACATATTATTCTAGTTTAGATAATTTTATGAACACCAAAACATCAATCAGATTGCTTGGTGGTCGTGTTGAGCGCGAAAAAGAAGAAACCACAAAACAAAATAAATCTAAACAAATGCAACCAAAACAATCTGAAAAAACGGAAACACCAACTCCTCCACATTTAAGAACACCAAAAGACGGAAAGGAAATGACTAATCCAGATTCAACTTTCCCTGAATGGGACCACACAGTTCCTCAATTTGTTGCAGGGGTTGGTGATGCACTAAATTCTTTATCTGGAAAACAACCGTCAACCGAATATCAACAATTTATTAATACAAGCAGAACGTTTGGTGACGCAATGCAAAGATTTGCTAAAGAAATTTATTCTGCATTTCCTGCTGCTGCCACTATGACTTTTACTAAATCCGATCCTGTTGTAAAAACAACTAAAGTATGGTCACAGATGGGCGTAAAAGAATCAGCACCAGCTGCCACAGTTATCGGTAAAACAAAAGGACAATCTTTAGGAGTTTGTATTAAAATTGGAGAAGAAATACGCCCTATTAGTAAAGGGGAAGCCGGTATTATTTTTAATGCAATAAATGCTATGATGCCGTTACAACAGATTGTTGGTTCTTTTGATATGTTTGTAAACGATTTTATTCAACAATTACGACAAACGTTTTCAAGCCAATCTATACCTTTAGCACTACAAAATTCTCGTGAGGGATCTATTGCTTTGGCACGCGAAAAATGGAGAGCCGAAACTACACAAAACTCCCAAAAGACGTTGTTAAATCGAGCCGGTGAATTAGTAGAAAATTATATTAATGAAAATTACGACCTAAAAGCTGCTATATTATTAGAAGCTCTCACAGGCAATATTAAATTTGGTGGTAAAACCGGTTCTGCCCAGATGATGTTTACTGCAAAGAAAGATGGAACTAACGCTAAAGCAATTCCTTTAGATCAAAATTTTGCTTTAACATTGGCCAAATCTAAAGATACAAATTTAATTTTAAAATTTATTCAAACTCCAAATTCTAGTGGTGGATTTTTACAAACCTTGTTCCAAAAAATGACACCACTAATGGAAAACACTTTATCTGTTATCGGTGACATTGAATCTATTAAAAATCAAATTAATACTCCTGCAGCGTTTTTACAAGCATTTGAACTAGGAATTTCAGATGCTACATTTAAAATGCCAATAGAATATTCTGATTTTTATGCGGGTGATAATGATGCAAGCAATACAATCATTTTTAATGCAAATACCAATTCAGAAGAACAAATTCAAATTCCGGTTCAAAAAAATTACGATCCCGAAGGCAATGAACAAAATGTTCTAGAAAAAGGTGCAGACGCACTCCTGGAACAATATATTTTACTGAACGATTCTTTGATAGAAAATATCAAAGCAGGAAATATTGACATGTTGGATGCTCTCATCATAATGGAAAATGAATTCGGGTTAACTGAAGCTAGAAATTACCGTAAAGAATACGATAATTATCACAGCAAACCGGAACAACGTGCTAACCGCAGCAAACGTGTATTAGCTCGTCGTAAAATGGAGAAAAAGGGCAAAGTCCGCAAAGGTGACGGTAAAGATGTAGACCATAAAGACGGCAATCCAAAAAATAACGGCGATAGCAATCTACGAGTATTACCCAAATCTAAAAACCGCAGCATGAATGAGGATCATGGCGCTGGATTTGAAGGCACCCCAGAAGTAGTCGAAAAGCTACTAAAAGACACTCCTGGTTCCAATTTTCCTTTCGTTGGTAGAGCAAGCATTCCTTATCTAGAAGTACAGTTAAAGAAAAAGAAAAATAAAAAATAAAAGGCATTCCATGATCGACGGTCATTACAATTTTTACCAAGATGTTATAAAAGTATTTGAATCGTATAGTGTTTATGCGGCCCTAATATGTGGATTAATTATAGGCGGGTACAAATACTGGCAAAACCATAAAATTGAATTTGGTAAAAATGATAATTTTATAATGGTACATAGTGAAATCCATGAAGTCCTTACAGAGCTTCGAGTATTAACCGATGCGGCCAGATCACAAATAATTCAATTTCATAACGGCGAATATTTTATGGATGGTGTGTCTATGAGAAAGTTTAGTTTAACTCATGAATCATTAGAAAAAGGCATAGACTCTGACGCAAACAGAATTAAAGGGCTGTTGTGTTCAATGTTTATTCCTTTGTTAAATTTGGTTTTAGCAGACGATTCTAAAATTCATTATACAGTAGATCTGAAAAATTCGTATTTAAAACAATACTTGGAATCACGAAACGTAGAAGCTTTTGCTGTACTTCCTATACGAATAATGAATCAATTAACCGGGTTTTTAATGGTTCAGTGGTGTAGTAGTCTCAAAGCTGAACGTATAGACGAGATCTATTCTTCCGGCCAACTGATGAAAATCCGTGACCAAATTACGGCGCAATTAGGACAACAACACAAATGAGATTAAATGAAATTTATGCAAAATCAGGTTTAGGTAAATGGTTTAAAAAAGAATCTGCAACCAAAGAACCGGGTTGGGATAGATATAACAGTGCTGGGAAAAGAGCAGGTAAATGTGGAGATGCCAAAGAAGGACAACCATATTCTGCTTGTTTATCTAAACAAAAAGCAAAAAAATTAGGAAAAAAAGGAATTGCAAATTTTGTGAAACGTAAACGAGCAGCGCAATCGGAAGCAGGTAGAGGCGAAAAAGGAACAGGTAAAAAAGGAAAAAAACCCATATTTGTTGAAACTGGAGTAGAAAAGAAAAAGAAAGTGAACGAACACATGGAATCAACAAACGAAGATTGTGGTTGTGAACACAATAAAGACAAACAACTAGTAAAAAAAATTAAAGATAAACTTCAAAAGAAATATCTGAACGAAGATGCTCCATTAGGTAAACCATTTCGTACTCCCGGTGGTCCAAAAAAGTTTGCTGTTCGTGTAAAAAATGAAAAAGGTAATGTAATTACTGTTCGTTTTGGCGATCCAAACATGGAAATTAAACGGGACGATCCTGGTCGCCGCAAGAATTTTCGTGCTCGTCATCGCTGTGAAAATCCCGGTCCACGAACCAAGGCTCGTTATTGGTCGTGTCGGATGTGGGAACGTGGAAAATCTGTAAGTCAGCTAACTAAAGAATGTATGGATTTTACTGAGTTAGATTTAACACCATTTAGAGGCAAGAAAGCTTTAATTGAAACAACAACAGGTGATTGGTTTGGTACTCTGGGAATTTTTAAAAATAATTTTGCGTTATTTGAAAATAATGAAGTAAAAAAGGTTATAGATCCTACAGAAATTGTAAAAATAATTTGTGAAAACACTAAAATTCTTATTTTAGAAAAGAACAAACCAAACGATCCAGAAAAATGGTCAGCGTGCAAAAAACAAGCAAAATCTAAATTTGATGTGTATCCCAGTGCGTATGCTAACGCTTGGGCAGCTAAATGTTACAAGAAAAAAGGAGGTTCTTGGCGGTCAGTTAAAGAAGATGTTAACACCGAACTAGAACTATTAAATGAGGTTATTGAGCATAAAGACGGAAAATGGATAGTGATGAATAAAACTAAAACTAAAGTTTTAGGTACTCATTCCAGTAAAAATAAAGCCCTTGCTCAACTTCGTGCCATAGAAGCAAATAAAGCCGGTCAAGGAATAAATGAACATGCAAATTTATTGTTAAAAGATAAACTAATGTCGTTATTTTTTAACAAAATAAACGAAGAAGTGGTAAATAAAGACCACAAAGGCACGATGACTAAAGCCGAAATAAAAAAAAGAGACGAAATTGCCGCTAAAATGAAAAAACGCGGAAATATTAAACGAATCAAAACCGACGAACGTTTAGATTCGCAAGAAGAAGCAGAATTTCGAACAGCCACTTTTAAAGTTTTAGCCATGCGTAAAGGCAAAAACAACAAAAAGACTAAAAAATAAGACATTTAAAAACAGATAAATAATACGGAGACTTAAATGAAAAGTTACAAACAACTAAAACAACAATTAATGGAATCAGAATACGTTGATGGTGGTGCTTTAGGTCAATGGCCAGTACCAGATTCTACTCGTTCTGCTTCAGATGATGTAGGAATCCACCAGATTCAAATTGATTCACAAGTACAAAAATTACAAGCATTTTTACACGCGTTTACTAGTCGTGAATATCTAGATCCTCGTGCAGCTCTTTCTTTAATGAGAGTAAAGCTTAATCTGGCAGGTCTGGATTTTGATTTTACAAACAAAACACAGGTTGAGATCAATAAACCACATCATTTTACTCTTAAACGTTTCGGTGGTACCTTTGGAACCACTCCAGACCACGATTTAAGCAAAGGATTCAAAGTAACTGATGGGGTAGAAGATATTTTAGGTGGTGATCATTTAGCTTTAGTAATAAATGTAATTGAAGCTGAAACTGGTTTATATAAAATGGACGCTAAAATTGTTCGTTATTCGGATAAACCAGAACAAGGAGAAGCTGAAAAAGCAGAAAAGATCTAATAAATGTTATATGAGCCTTTGAGTGAAGATAATTTTCTTCTTTATGCAATTAAAATGTACGATAATCCCGGCTGTAAAGGGATGAACGAATTCTACGAGGATTTAAATAGAATTAAATACATTAAAAGGCTTTTTAATAAATACGAAACAAAGAAAATTCTTAAAGAACGTCTACTATTAAATCATATTTTAATTCTTAATAATGTTTTTAGTGTTGAAGGCTGTGCTAGAATACTGTTTTTTCGTATAGAACCAAAATACCATTCGTATTTAAAAACATTTTTACATTTCCTACAAATATTACCAAAACGAATTCCGGAATTAAAAATTGAAGAGATACCTGTGGATCATAGAATAATGAATGTTTTAAAAGAGTTAACATGAACAACATTTCAAAATTAATCACTACTTTTACTGCCTGTAAATTTATCGAAGAAGTTACAAAACCACAATTCTCTAACAACCTGAATACTGCACTAAATGAATTTTCTGAGCAATGCGACTTTTTAGGTGGTGACAAACAACAATTTATTGAAATTGTAACACGTGAACTGGTCGCATGCCGTTTATTTGAAGACGGAGAAGGTGGAGGGGCTGGAGCTAGTCCTGCAGTATCTTCAGGTCCTACTAATGTTGTAGCCGGTATTGCAGGATTAAAACCGGAAGATCTAGCAATACCAGTAGAAGCCCAAAAACGACATACTTCTAAAAATTCCATTTTTAGACGTAAGAAGCCTAATAAATACTTTACAGACAAAGAAAACAGCTATTGATCTATTGAGAAAGGATTGTTATGCCGACAGAATTAATTTCATTGATTGGTGGATCTGCAACCGGATTCCTTTTCCGCTACATGGCCCAGAAGGCCCAAGACCAAAAAGAGATGTTTGAACGTCTTATGGCTGCTAACAAGCAGACCACGGAGAACCAAAACGCAGCAGCACAACGAGTACCACTAGATGTAGGCAAAGGTGTTCGTCAACTAATTGTGCTTGCAACCTTGTTTGCCACATTTCTAGCACCGTTCGTTCTTCCGTTCTTCGGCGTACCAACTTTCGTAGAAGTTGATGCCAAAACTCCAGAAGGTCTGTTTGGTCTTTTCCCAGAAACAACCAAGAAGTTCTTTGTTGAAGTTAACGGATACCTGTTTACCAGTGAGAATCGACAGATTCTTCTCAGCATTATCGGTTTCTACTTTGGATCTGCTGCTGCATCGAACAAGTCATAAGGAGTAACCCATGAAATATCTAACACTATTAACTACCACACTCTTAACCGCTTGCTCTACAGCACCACAAATTGTGCCAGACACAACTTCGGAGAGTGTTATTCTTAAGAAAATAAATCACGAAATTGAAAACAATATCTCGTTTCAAACCGGTTGGCAGTGGATTCTGTGGTATCTTCCACTAGTATTTCTTGTAGTCACTTGGGGATGGAAACAGTTTATGAGGCCGTGCCCAGAGTGTGAAGAAAAGCTAGAAGAAGCCAAACAAAAACTACTCAACGAGAATTCTGAACCAAAGCAATAACTAAATAATACTACAACACGAAAGGGAAGCTATGGCAGACAAAAAATCTGTACAGAGTGAACATCCACATTGTGCTAGTTGTATTAAACTTAAAGAAGAATCTTGCTTAGAAGTTAAAAAGTCTTTGGAAGAGTGTGCTCAAGCACATGAAGACGCTCGTATAGAAAAAGAGCAAGCTGTAGCCAAAGAACTTAAAGAAGCCAAAACTAAAATAAACAAACTACAGAAAACGCTGTCTGCTTTCCAGCTAGCCACAACTATAGGTGTAACCATTCTTGGTCAAGAAGCTTTTGATCGAATTTTTAGTAAAGTAGAACAAGTACAAAATGTACAAGCTAAAATAACTGAAATTGTACCACCAACAGATAAAAAAGAAACTTCAGCACCAATTTCTAAAGAGCCAAAGAAAACTGCCAGAAACAGTAAATCACAAAAAGGTGGTGTTGATTTTGCAGGATTGCTTCAACAGTTTGAAAATTTAGACAAGATCAATCAAGCTAAAATAGAAATTACTAAAGCAGAAGTTTCGGATAAACCGTGGGTTCCGGGTGAAACAGAGATAGTTACAGATACGGTTAGTGGTGGTAAACTTATAGTTGATCCACCAGTAGTTCCTCCTATTACTATTGCGTCTGTTACTGATTACGACTTTCCTTTAGTTTTTATGGTAACACCTGAACTACTGGCAAATGTACAATATCCTCTTTTAGACTTTCAAGACAGTCCGTTTGTATTTGGTCAAGGAACGGAAATTTCACCTGTACCGGCATCTGGTTCAGTATCTGTATTTGCATTCAGTTTAATTAATACACCAAGAAGGAGAATGGTTTGATGAAAAAATTACTAGCATCACTACTGCTCGCCACTTCAGCGTCTGGAGATTTAATTGATGGTGGTTTTGAAGGTAATGACGTGTATTACGGTTACGGATTTGTTCAAGGAGGAGTAGATACCCCATGGAAAACTACAGCCCCAGATAATCTTATTGAAATCTGGGGAGAGTACATGCCTACTCCGTCGTATGAAGGCACTCGTCATGCAGAACTAAACGCTAACTACGCATCTACACTATACCAAGACGTGAATGGACTAGGAGACTACCAATCCATAAACTGGCATTTTGCTCACCGTGGTCGTTACGGAACCGACGTAATGAAATTGTCCATTACCGATCTTGGAGCAGACCAAACATGGGGTGGTGGTGATGATACTACCATATTTTCGCAAGATTTTGCCGCTAGTAATGCGGCATGGCAAGTGCATTACGGAACTATAATTTCAATTGGAAACACCACCCGGTTTTCATTTGAAGCTGTTAGTGCTGTTGGTGGAAACACCCAAGGAAATTTCATAGATTGGTGTGGGTTTGGACCGGGCGTAGTCATTCCTTGCGCTGGACCTGTGTTTTTACTGGGTCTTGCTGGATTTATAACCCCAAGAAGACGAAACGTATAAATAATAGAAAAGGAATACTACAAATGGACCCAAGAATAATGAACGCATGGTTACAAGGTCAAGCTCAAAAAGTACAAGTAACAGAAGCTGAAATGCAACGCAAGCGTTTAGGGATTGTACCCCAAGCAGAAACCAATATTAAAGCTGGAGCTTCAGCAGTTTCTGCCAGCACTCCAAAAACTTTATCGGAACAACTTTCTGCTGAAGAAGAAAAATACGCTGAAGAACACAAATCAATGCTTGCAAATATGGTCAAGCAATACGGCAAAGAAAAAGGAACTCGCGTATTTTACGCTAGTGTCCGTAATGCAGTAAAGAAGAAGAAAGACTAAGCCTTTAATTTAAGATAAAGAGCTTTACATATAAAGTAAGAGTCTACGATGTCGGAAACTGGGTTTCCGACATCTTTCTTTCCGGGACTAATTACTTTTTGTAGGTCTACAAACGTCTCTCGTACAAACGCTTTATACATCTCTTCTTTGTTAGCGTTTCCCTTGCCTGACGCTTGCTTTTTAATGGCACTGGGTGGTATAACTTCTACAGGAATGCCTGCTTGGTGTAGCCTATATTTAAGAACTCCAGTATTTTCGGCTATGTGGAACACTTTGCCTTTAGCACCAAATGCGTATCCTTCTATCGCTACTTGTTCACACACACCTAGATGTTCCATGGCCCAGTCTGAAATGTTTTCGTATCGTGAAAAATCGGTGGTCCAGTCGTGGAACGCTTCTCCGTAAATGTTGTTTAAAAACATGGTTTGATTTTTCTTTACGTCTGACAAAAAGAAAAACGCACAACGTTTAAAACAGAACGGTTCGTCTGAGTTAAAAACGCAAATACTGGGGCTAGTTAGCGAATAATCTATACCTGCAATTAACATCAATAATATTTAGGTTAAAAACCCATTGCTCGTGCAATAAGCATTCCGATCAAGAAACTGTTAATACAGATAACAATTTTCTGCCAGTTATTTAAGTGAACATCCTTCATGTTCTATGGTATCCTGTATCCAAGTAATATATCTGTCTAAACGTGTTGCTGATTGTTCTATTAGTGTTTCGTCTATAACGGTCATGGAAGATATAATTCCTGCTAGATGGCCATGATCTTCAAATACGGCACCACCAGAATCACCAAACCAGATATGCCCTTTTATAGGAAGAAACTTCATGTATTGTGGTTCTTCTTCAACTGTTCCGTAATACCAGAATGTCCCTGGTTTACTGATTTTTTTTATTTGGTGAGAATAACCTACTGTTGTGATAGGTTCTCTTTGGGTCAGCTCTGAACTGTTTTGGATTATTTGTGCTGGCGTTTCATCACATCCTTCCGTTAATATCAATAATCCAAGATCGTGTACAACGTCTTCTTCGTTTTTATACTGCGGATGAAGAATAGTTTTTTCAATAATATACGCTTTATCACCAGTAATAAAGAATTTTAATTCATCGCCGTCAATCACATGACCAGCGGTAAGAACTACCGAAGGGGCAATCAGCACACCACTTCCAATAAATTCACCCCGTTCGTTATGTACGTGCCCCACGCAACCATACTTATCTTGAGTATTGTGGTCTACAATTTGAAACCCCGGGAACGGGTCTGGTTTACGTATACTCTTTGGAATATCGATGGTGGCGGTGGGGATGGGAGATCCGGAGACACTGGCATCCTTCTGGCATCCGGTTAAGAAGGCTAGAATCACTGCGGTAAAGATTGCAGTGGCCCGTGTCATGTCAATATTATGTATACGAGGAAATGGAAAAAATATAAATATTATTGGAGTTAAAGGACTAATCATGCACAACTTGCCTGTAAACGACGAAACTGATATCATCAGAAATATTTTTAAAAAATCAGTAAACGAAAGCGTCGTTGACACCGTTTTAGATGTTGTCGCTAAGTTTAAACCAAAACCAGATTACACAAGAAATACTAATCCTGCTTTAGCCCCCAAACCAAAAACAGAACCTTTATCTCCTGACCTAAAAGACACTCTTAATCTCCCATCAAAATTGGCTCCAGCAGTTCAAGGAGTAGTAGAAGTTGGAACAGGATTGGCTGCTAAAAAAACAGCACAAGCCATGGGTGTGGTTAATCCTTGGGCACTAACTGGTATAGAGGCTGCAGGACAAGTTGGTGGTGGATGGTTGACCGGAGCCAAACCAAGCATTCCTGGAGCTGTTGGTGGTGTAGGATTGATGAATCTTGCTGCTAAACCTTCTGAGGCTGCTGGTGCTGCTCTTGCACGATCAATAGGAGCAGGAGAAGGTTCATGGCAGGAAGCTCTTGGTGGTGTTGCTGGATCTATTGTTGGATCTGTTGGTGGATATTTAACAGGGTATAAAGCAGGACAAAAAGTTGGCTCTGTTGTTACTGATGCTACATCTAAATTAGCTAAAACCAAACTGGTAGAACCCGTTGCTAAAGCAATACAGACTTTGGGAAAAAGCGGTTTAGGTAGAGGATTAGGAATTGCAGGAAGAGTGTTAGGAGTTCCTGCTGCTATGGCGACTGCTGCTGAAACCGGCTGGCAATTAGGCCGTTATTTTGGTAATAAAATGAGTATAGGATCAGATGGTGTTCAATGGGTTGGTGATAAAACAGACCCTAAAACCATAACAGCAAGACAAGAAACAGAAGAAATGGGACCTATTGATCTGGCCAAAGAAACACTGGGTTACGGTAAAGCAGGTCGTGCAGCCCAACAAGAAAAAGCCACCAAAGAATGGGGAACCAGCCAACAAGCCAAACAAGCACAAGCAAACGCCCAATATCAAAAGCTAAGACAAGCACAAACACAAACAGAACGCCAAACTGGTCAGTTAAGTCAAGAAACAATTTTACAGGCTGAAAAAGATCTAAAAGAACGTGGAGTTGAGGGGTTTAAAGCCGCTTACGGTAATGATCCACAACTTATGAGTTGGTTACAAACACAAACAAAAGGAACAGAAATGAGTTTACGAGAACAATACTACAATCACTTTATGAAAATGTTTAACGAAGAAGTCAGTATAGAAACTTCTGCATACGGTTTAACTAAAAAAGGCAAAAAAAGAATGGCTCATTACATAGCCAGTCGTGAAAATCCTACTGGAGTATACGGAGTAGGAGACTCTTCTGATGTGGAAGATCTAGAACCAGAAACCGATACACCCCAAGAAAAAGTCAGTGATCCTGAAACTTTTGTGAAACACCAAGTTATTAAATTGATGACTCAAGCACAAGAACAAGGTGTTAAGATGACACATGGTCAAGCCCACAAGATGGCACTAGACACATTAAAGAAACGTATGAGCCAATAAGAAAAAACCCGGTCGTGAGACCGGGTTTTTTTATGTCAAAACCAAACAAGACTCAAAACGGAATCCGAGAGTTTATTCCCTTGGGATTCTTTTTAGGATTCTTGTCTTGTACGTCTTGTAGATCTCGGTATAGATCCAGCATATCTCGGTCAATACGGTCTTGAAAATTGTTTAGACGCCCGTCCACGTAATCCATGTTGTTTCGGATTTCTTGGTGGATGTTTTCGGACTCGCGTTCACGATTGAAACTGCCAACAACGTGTTGACGGTACATTATAAAAGCTAGTGCCACAGTAATGATAAAGTTTAATAGTAATAAGTTATCAGTATTCATAGTATCTCCTTTTTATAATTATAAATTTTTTCACAAAACTCTAAAAACAACAATTCATTAAAATGATTTTTCATCATATTTACTATAGGATGTACCCATTGAACATTTCCTGGAATGTATCCTTTTTTTGAATCTATCCTATCTAAAGATGCTGTATTACTCCATGCATCCTTTCCTTTAAAAGATTTTGGTCTCATTACAAGTTCTTCGCCAGATAATGCACATTTTTTATTTTGTTTTAACCACAATTTTTGCAAATAATTAGGAGTTAATTTAAATTTTATTTTTCTAATTTTTGCATTATTTTTTGCAGCTGTAATTACTGAACTAGGTATATCCCCAAAACCTTTCCAATTATGATTATTACAACCTTTTGTGTTTTTCATAGAACAAGAAAAACATTTTTTGGATTTGTTAGAAAATATACTATATGGATATAGTGATTTTTTAATTCCACATTCTATACATTCACACAACCACAAAACCGCAGATCCGGAAGGCTTTTGTTTTGTGGAGTGATATCCTATAATTTTCCAAGAATTTATAGTTTGATTTATATAACTTTTTCCTTTATATAAACATAATTGTTTTTGTTGTTCCCATTTATTCATTAGTTTCCTCAAAGGTATTTATACACTTAATTATCTCATTACGGGAAAATCTTTAGAATTATCTACTTGTAAATCCACTAATTCGCATGCTCCAGCACTACAAGCAAACTGTTGTGTTCCTACAGTATTGTCGGTTTTTTCCCATTTCTTTAAATCACTCCAATCAATATTTTTAGGCATCTTTTCTAAAAGTGCTTCGTATTCTTGTTTAGAACAGTCTTGATATGGAGCCTGCCTGTATGATCCTAGATCTAAAGGCAAGAATGAAATACCACTAATTTCATCAAAATGTTTATATACCCATGCACCAACTTCCATCCATTCGTCTTCTCGTATACTAACCGTAATTGATGGCTTGTGTTCACACCAGTGGCGTTGATACGCTAGCCATAGTTCTAGATGTTCGATAGCAGTCATGTCATTACGTGTAACAGATCCTTCAGCCTTCATGGGAAACGAGAATACCATGACTGAATCTGGCTTCATGACGCACGGCTCATGCACAAATCCCTTGTCAATCATCATCTGGCACAGAGGATCTTTACGGTCTGCACGAACAGTACGAATGTAATACTCGTTGTGCCGAGGATGAATACCTGAAGCCGCATCGGTAAGTTGTGAAACAGTACCGCTTGGCTTGATACAAGTAATGGCTGCAGCAGGATTGATACCAAGCTTCTTGGCCCATTCTGCGTTAGTCTTGATCGCCATCTCCTTGAGATTGGACAGATTAGCCTTTAAACCGTGTAGATCTCGCATCATAGTATTGTCTAGAATGCCTGTGAGTGATACACCCAGCAGGGCTTCTTCTTCACAGTTCTTCTTCCATTCGCTGGACAGATATGGGAAGTTGGTTAGTGAGGCTTGCCATGTGCCTAAAATAGACGCAAGACGAACCTTACGAGCCAGAGTCTCCATGGTATCGTTGGGACGAACAATCACTTCTGTAAGATTGCAGAACTCACGATCTCGCAGAATAATTTCTGAGCACGGATTGGTACCGAACTCGTAACTAGCATCACGTCGGTCACCTAGTTTGGCTACAGTCTTCTGGCATGCATCACGATTAAAGATACCACGCTCACCACTCTTGCTCTTGTACAACGACACCCATTCTTCCATGAATGTACCAATCTCTGGCTTCTCCTTGTACACTACACTATTATTCGCAAGTGCTCTTTGAGGATTAGCTTCCCACCATGCTCCAGTCTTAGCATCACGCATCCGTTCATCGGTAAGATTTGAAAGGCTGATAAGAGCTGATCGACGGACGCCTCCGACCACAACAACTTCCGCAACTTTACAGACGAGATCGTGGCATTCGATGGAGGTGAGTTTGCGTCCTGCTGCTCTTCTAAATGTATCCACACTGAACCTAAACAGATCATCCAGTGGCTTTGGGCCAGACGCACGACCTCCGAAAGTTTTGAGTCGGGCACCAGCAGGGCGTATTTTAGATAGGTCCCATCGTGGAATTTGACCACCAATGAGTAAGGAGATAAGCTCCTTGTAAGCCTTAGCCCAACCAGCCTTGCTGTCTTGGACCACGATTGTCGTATCTGAGTCAGTAAATTCCTCAGCGATTGTAGGTAGTTTGTCCACATATTGTCTCTCCACGGAGAATCCTACTCCAGTACCGCACATTAAAATATAAAGAATTTCATCAAAAGCACGAACGCGATTTACTGCAACATATGAACAGTTGTATCCTGCGGTATTGTCACGGTCTAGAGCCTCGCCTGCGGTCATCAGTGAACGCATGGACGGCATGACTTCTTGATTGAGAACTGCTTGACGTAACTCTTCACGAGTATCCTTATCCAGTTTACACTTGGTGTTTTCTTTCAGGTGCTTGTCGAAATAGTTAAAGTAACGATTAACTGTTTCTTCCCAAGTCTCACGACGGCCTTCCTCCTCTAGCCAACGTGAATACCGTGAAAGATGAATAAACTCTTGATAAGGTGTAGGTAAATGCATATTTAATTTTTCTCCTGTTTGTTAAAAGTAAGTAAGTTTATTTAGCGGTCAGAACTGCCCAAGCGTGAGGAAACAGCGGTTCCAATATTTTTCCAATTGCCTCAGCAAATCTCTGAACTTCCCACTGAGCGTGGGCGTCTATTCGCTGTTTAAACACACGAGCGTACGCTGAGAGCGATCCCGTCCACCACCACTCAGTGTAGGTACCCTGTGGCAATACAGCCCGTGCTTGCTCTGGGGCAACCCCTAATTCCAGTAATTTGTTGTACACTTCTATATTTTCTGTAACAATTCCGTACAGAAAATCTAAACGTTGTTCTGCAGCTTCGCCTGTAATAAAATCAGAACTGCCTTGTTTGGCTCCGTCTGTAGGAGCAGCACGCCATTGTGGATTATATACCTCTGGTTCGTGTGTCACATAACGACGCGAAATTTCGTTCTCAGTGAACCCAACCTTGTGCTTGAACAGTTGTGTTCGGACAAAGATGGGTGCCTTGATTCTGAGGGTAATTTGCGGGTGCGCAAAAGGCGTCCAATGGTTGTGGTTTGCCAGATATTTGATGAGTCGTTGGTCTTTTTGTGATAAAACACGTGTACCATCTTCTGTGTGTTCCCATTCACTGGTTTTAGCAAATGAGACCCTAGCAGCATTGACAACCGTAAGATCTGAGCCCATATGATCGACATATTCAACGTGTCCTTTGTCTAAAACATTAATTTTCTGGTGAGTAATCGTCGTCTTCATAATTAAAACCTTCATCGTCTTCGTATTCATCGTCTACGTCATCTTCTCCATCGTCTTCCAATTCTTCAAAATCTCCTATTTCAAAATCGGTAATATCAATATCAGTATGATCTTGAGCGTAACGATGTGCTTTATCGTATAGTTCTGGATTTATTTCTTTAATATACTCCATGAACATGAAGCAAAACACAAATATAGGATTATCACTGTCTATTTCAATTTCTTCGTATTCTTTTTTCTTTTCGGGTTCTTCTGGAGTTAAATCTTCTTCCATTTGTTGATCCTTATTTGTGCTTCGAGACCTGACACTGCATTCTCGTTAATGATATTTAGGATTTCAGATGCATCCATTCCATCCATAATCATATCATTAATATCTTTGTGTTTGATATGGTCAGGCCAAACACAAACACGTTTATGTTGATCAACAAGTTTTTCCATGGTATGAACTACTTGAGCGTTTCGTGGTTCGTTGTCCACCACATAAATCACAGAACGAGTTTTAATTTCCTTAGGAACGTTAAACACATCACTCATTCCCACAGTCGCAAGACAGTTAGGAAGGAATAACGAATCTAGTGGTCCTTCAACAACATACACAGTTCCTGTTAGATCTAGACGATCTAAACCGTACCACGACTTGTGTTCTTGATCGTGTGGTTTGATGGTGATGTAACGAACACTCTTACGGGCAGCACGATCTGTGGACACTTTAAGTACTCGTCCTTGTGCTCCTACTAGATGCCCTTTACGATCTAGAATAGGAATCACCAGACGAGGTTCACTGGCTAAACCTTCTGCAGACTCTTTATTAATACGCTTGGCCCACTCTGCAAAATCTTCTGCGTAATACAGATGCTGCCACATCTTCTTGGGAATTTTTCGTAGTTCCACAAACTGGCGGCACATGTGATTAGGTGGCAGTTCTGCAACAGTGGGCAGCTCAATAGTGTACTTCTTTTTGGGCTTCTTGGAGAACAGCATCTTAGGTTTTTCCCTTTCCTGTGTTGGTTGTTTCTCTTTAAACTTTTCTAGACTGTACTCTTTACATAGGTTTGGAGTAACTTTACTCATAAAGTTGTATAAATTCAATCCTACACTACAGTTATGACACTTGTAAAAGAACTCACCTTTCTTCTCAAAGAAGAATCCACGAGCCTTAACTTTGTTCTTGCTGGAATCACCACAGATAGGACAACGACAATTAGCCAGATTGTCTTTCTTCCAACTGAAACGTTCCAGTTGGCCTGACATCAGATTGATAAACTTTTTATCGATGAATAGGGTCATGATCGAAACTTGGAAAAGTCTTTCTTACCAAACTTGCTGGTAAAGCGATACTCCTCGTCCTCTTCTGTGTCCGGTTCTTGATTGGCGTCTGCCAGTTCAGACTGCTCCACATCAAATAGTTTCATCTTGGCACGATTGATACCCACAATAAACTTACGATTGATTGCGGTATCGTTATACCTGTTCTTCAATTGCTTCACCATGATCTGGTTCATCTCGTCCAGCTTTTCTGTAGAGATCAGAGCAAACATAAAGTCTGCTGTTGCTGGTAGACCAAACGATTCGGAAGTGTCTTCCAGACCGATATCGGTGCTGGCAAATCCTGTACGATTGACTTGTGTGGCGGACCAGATTGGTACGCTGTACTCCACAGCCATGCTTCGGAGTTCCTCTGCAATAGCCTTGATGTACATATACGAATTAACGTTACCGTTGTGCTTCATACGACTAGACGCACAGATGTTCAGGTAATCAATAATAATCACGTCTGGCTTGAACTTCTTCTTCAGATTAAGTTCGTCCAGCAGGACACGGAAGTGGTTCACACTGGCACTGGATGTAGGATACTCTTTAATAATAATCTTACCCTTCACGGTTTGCTTTAGTGTGTTCATCTTTTTCTCGTACACTTCCTTGGGAAGTTCACGCAGCGAATCCAGAGTGATGTCCAGCAGATTAGCATCAATACGTTCGGCAATACGTTCCTCGGCCATCTCACACGTAATATACAACACGTTCATGCCTTGTGCAAGACAATTTGCTGCATGATGGCAAAGAAATAAGGACTTGCCTACACCTGTACCTGCCATCACGATATTCAAGGTCTTGATGGGAGTTCCGCCGTTGGTGATGGTGTTGAAAAACTCCAGATCAAACGGAATCCGCTTTTCGATTCGATGATAAAACTCGTATCGTTGATCTGAATCTTCCAAGTAATCGTGACCGATATTAGTATCAAAACTAACTGCAAGAGCATCAGATAGAATACTTGGAATAGCCGTTCGGATTTTGTCCTTGGACTTTCCATCAATAATCTGAATGGATTCCATGATGCCATTGTATAACGCCTTTTCTTTACAGAAGTTTTCAGTTTCTGTGATCAGCCATTCCAGATTGTGCTGGTCTGCAGACTTCTTGTTAAAGTCTTCCAGCATCTCAATACACTCATCGTACTCTTTCTGAGCAATGCCCTTGTGCTTCTCAAGACAGATACTCATAGCATCCTTGGACGGACACGCGTTGTACTGCATCACAAAGTCGTGGATGCACGTATACAACATCTGAATAGGCTTCCTGTGGAAGTATTCATTCTTGATAAAAGGTATAACCTTCTTGTAGAAGTCTTCTCGGAAGAGAAGTGCTTCTAGAAGCACTAGTTCAAATTCTTTCATTACTTGGTCTTCTTAGGTTCCAGTGCAGTAACACGACACGTTAAATCTTGAATTTTGTTCCATAAGAGATGAAAATTATCGCTACGACGAAGATCATTTTGGCGTATATTTTCGCCCAGTTCACGTTGAACGTCCACGATACGTAGATTTAACTTTCGTAAATCTTCGTAATACGTCCAAACAAAATTATACACTGTCCTTCCAATTGCAGCACCAACAACACCACCTACTAGACCACCAACAAACCACCACACAGTATTACTGTCCATACTTAAATTCCTTTGCTACAGCCTCTTCTAGACGCTTCATTACATCCTCAGTGAAATACTTTTCCGGTTCTTCGTTAATGTTCTTCTCGAACGCCTTTTCGCCTCCGGGAAGTTCAATACGAGTAGACACCTTCTTAAATATATCATGCTTTAGAGCAATGTCAAGAAGTCCGTAGTAACGATTCAGGCCACTGTCGTAGTTGAGACGTACATCCACCATCTGGTTTTCCTTGGTGAGGCGGCTTTTGTACAGCTTGCAGTGGATGATATTACCAACCACCTGACCGTCTGCGTCCTTGTCCTTCTTCTTGGACAGGTATACGATAGTTGATGCGGCGTACTTAAGACCAGAACCACCACCCATCTCCTTGGTGGGAACGTACGAGCCTACCACGTCGTAGGTGTGGTTGGTCATTACTAGTGGAATACCAGCCTTGCCAAGCTTCAGGGTAAGCACACGGAAGGTACTCTTGATAACCTGAGCACGGGTCATGTCACGTACTTCCTTACCTTCAGCAGTATCGTTCATTTCCTTGCTGGTGCTCAACATGCCCAGTGAGTCCAGTACAACCATCAGGGGCTTACGCTTCTCTGCGTCTTGCTCCAGATACTTGTCCACAATTTTGATTAGCTGACCACGGAACTCTTCAATCGTAGCCACAGGGAACACTGCAATACGCTTGGGGTCTACACCGCGATCCAAGAACATGTCTGAAGTCACAGCCTGCTCTGAATCAAAGTACAGTACCATACCGTCCTTACGGTCTTCCAGAAACTTACGTACCATACCGATGGAAAAGTACGTCTTGCCTGTAGCCGACTCACCAGCCAGTGCAATAATCTTGTTGTCTGCAATACCACCGTACAGCGAGCCTGACACCAGAGCGTTGAACGCGTACGAGCCCGTGTCAATAAACCCACGAATATCACTGCCTTCAATACCGTCTTCAATCATACCTGCGTACTGATTACCCGACTCTTTGATTAGATCATGTAAAAACCCACTCATAATGTATATTCCTTTTTAAATGTAGTTAAATGTGTTGCCTGTTACGCCCAAACACGTACAGGAGTACTAGGTGGCGGATCTAATATCGGAAGCTTATCCAATATATCTTTTGCCAGTTCTCCACTTACTCTCATGTTTGCATGAAATCGATTATCAGTAATAAGAGGGCCACTGGGATTCGTGGGATTGGGCTGTGAAATAGGCCCGATCCAACCTAAATCGATACGAATACCGTTAAACCATACCGTTTCTCCGTCGATACCTTCTACCTCAATACCAGAAGATAACAACGCAGTTTTCATAAGTGTTTTATTGTTTGTTCGAAGGAAAAAATCGCTCATAATTAGATTGTGGTAATAGAATTTAGTTCTGTTTGTGAAAAAGCACGAGGCCAATATTTTACACGGCGCAAATGAACGGATGGGCAATTAGTATTTGGGCCGGAGTTAAAAGCCAGACCTCCAACCAAAGTTAAACCAAGAGGTGAAGCGTCAGTAACTTCTGTGACTGTACTCCCGTTTATCGATCCACGCAAACGGCTTGTTGTATCTTGAAGAGCAGAAATTGCGTGAACAAATCGTGTTCCGGGTGTTATACTTACCGTTGCATCTATAAGATATGTTTGAAGATACACTTCTCCTTTGTATGTATTGAGCGCAGTATCCATAAATACACCAAATCGTGGAGTGGTGTTTGTTGTGGTAGTAAACGCAACAATACGTGGATATGATTGAATTGAAGAAATTCTGGTTACATCACCATCGATTAACAGAGTTCCTTCGTATTGGTTCCAGTTTGATGAGAATGCAGACCAATTTGTTAGATACGCATTATCTGATGTTCTTTGAGCACCTCCCGATGCCGCACCGGTTGGAATGTACGATGAAGCCCCAGATCCAGCTTCATGCATAGGACCCCATACATACATGCTTGTGTTTGCTGGAAGCGTGTTGTTTTCTTTGCCATTATCTTCAGGAGTTGTCATACATATGCTGGCGTAAACAGATCCTAACCCTGAAGCCATAGTTGCCCCAGATGTGGCACTTATTCGGTACCAACCGTCTCTATACGGCGTAATTGTAGGATTGGTGTAAAACTGGTTTCCGCTCAAACCAGTCACAACAGTACCGTTTACCAGATCAAATACTATACTTTTAGTTGCGTCTGCTGGCACAAATCCTGCACCGGTGGTACGCAATCCTGCGTATGTTGATCCGTTAATACTAGGTTTTTTGGCCCAAAAACTTACAGTGTGATAATCAGACGTTGTTGGTGTTACTGAGTTTCGTACAAATGTGTACGAATTTGAACCGGAGTTTTTTAGTATCTTTATTGCTCCGGTTGTTCCGTCTGGTGCGGTCGTCTCTGAGGTATTAAGTGTAACTGTAATAGTTCCTCCTGCAGCATACTCCCATTGTCCACCGGTCATAGCAAAACTGTACGGTATTAAGTTGGTCGCGCTGCCTTCAATCAGCAGCCCGCGAGGCGCGAGCGTGGTCGGGTCGTAGTCGAAACGGGGGGAATGGTAGGCAGAAGTAGTCGTGCGATTGTACGCACTTGCAGTTGATCCTGCATTCATCTGCACACCCCACACAAAGTTCGTTCTTCCAACAGTTGGGCTTGCGGTGTCTGGATAGAACAGAAGTGACCCACTGGCGGCTGGCGAGGCCAACACAAATGTAACTTGCGTCCACGTTGTCGTAGACAATCCCGTAATCGTCATCAACCCAGTACCAATCACGCTTCCACTTCCGACAACCGTGACTCCGCTTGCGGTCTGAAAACTACCAGCGAAGTATCCGAACTGCATCTGTGTAGACGTTCCGCCACGCACCCAAAACCGCACCGTGTGTGGAACACTTGCTGCGAGAGATGGTGCTTGCAGAACAGAGTTATTTGCGCCACCAGAAGTCAGTTGTGTTGCCGTTGAGCCTCCTATCGGATTTGTGGTTGAAACGTCGGCAACACTTGCTCCATTGGTTGGGGTCCACGGTGACGTGGCTAGGGACTCACTCTGAAGAATCAGATTCGCATCTGCATATTGCACCAGCCCGCTGCTGTTGATGAAGGTTGCCGTAGTGGTTCGACTAAACGTAAACATGGAATTTAAAGAGGTTGTAGCAGTAAAATCCAAATTTAAAGTTGAACCATCGCCACTTCTTGCTTTTTTTACCCGTCCACCGTCTGAAACGTCTAGATGATACATGGACGAGTAAAACAAGTCTTGGGCGGTGTTTTGGTGGAACTGAACCCCTGTAGTGGTGTCTTTCCACATTCCATTGGGCTGTTTGACTATAACTCGGCCATCAGGGAATCTTAGTACATTTCCAAAGGGGTTAAACATGCTGCGGGTTCCTCATAAATGTGTATACACTTATATATGTTTACTCTTTATTCATCCATTTTTCTAAAATATCACAAAATATCACAATAATAACCAAAAATACCAGGGTTGACAGGTCCATATGTGTGCCCTTACACAAAAAAGTCTTCCAGCGTCGGCTGGTTTTCAATACTCCAGTATAGCACATCTAAAATGGTTTTCAAGGGCTCTTTGAAAGATTTTTCAAATTGTAGATCCCGGTTCACGTACTTATCTAGGTGGAGTTCCTTAGGAATCTGGTTCATAAACGAAATAACTTGTTCTTTTCCACTTACGTGTGAAAGTGGATTAGGTTCTTTCAGGTAAATAAATTTAATTTTATCTGCTTCACCAATTAACCGGTATTTTTTATCCAGCCCATGCTTTGTTAAGAAATGGTTAAACAGTAGCGAACCTTTGACAGCAATGGGTGTAGACTTCTTGTACACATTAGTCTTGCACGAATACTTTTCCATACCTGTAACAGATCGTGGAAACGCAATCTCTTCCACAGGTGCAGCGTTAAACTGGTCTTGAAACGTTTGAACAAACTGTTTGACAGCAGCCTCACCCTGATTCATAATCAGACCTATTGCGGTCTTCAGAGCCTGACGTACAATCTGTGGTGTACTGGACCGTGCGGTTTCAATACCCATGATCTTGAGTTCTGGTTCTTTGAGTAGTACTCCGTCTTCGCCCATCATCACATTAAGCATATACCTCTTTTTGGCGGTCCAGATACCCTTGCTGCAAATACTTTCACGCTTCATACGCATTTTCTGGGCGTATGCGTTTACACGCGTGGCCAACTTCTCGTAGCTGTCTGCAATAAACGGTTCAATCTTGTCCTTACATAACTTTTCCAAAGTTGTGGTGATTTTTTGATTGGTAGCAGGCTTGGTAAAAATCTTTTGCACAACTTTATCCAGACATAAGTACACCGAATCGGTATCTGAAGCCACCACAAAGTCTACGTCTGTGGTACCGGCCATTTTGTTCAGGTACTTGTTTAATTCTTGTTCAATCCAACGAATTGCCAGTTTACCGGAAACAGTTATGGCTTCTGCACAATCAATATCGTAAAACCTAAAATAAGGATTTCCCACTGTTCCAAAAGCAGAGTTTAGCTGAATCTTACGGACCAATTGAAAGTTATGGTATTTGGTTATATCAAACTCTAATCGATCTCGTTCTGCCTGAGATGCAGTATCAGGCAGAGCCTTTAGTTCTCTCTTGGCATCCAACATCTTTTCCTTGTACAGCTTACGCTCACCGTACATGGTTTCCATCAGTTCAGGCAAAAAGCCTTGCTTGGCCCGTGTAAAATACACACCATTAGCCGCAATAGTGGTGTTATGTTTTTTGGCATATTCGTAATGGTCTTGATAACGAATAAATTGCTTGCCAGCCTCTTCAGATTCTGGATTAAGAATATAATCCGGGCTTAAAGTATTTCTTTTACCCAACTTATCCTTGGTTTCTGGAGAAATATTAAAACCCATAATAAGATGGGGATACAACGAATCCAAGTCAAACGACACAATCCAGTTGTGCATGCCCACCTGAGGATCTTTCACATACGCACCTTCAAACTGCTGGGCCTTCTCTTCTGCTTGGGGCTTTAGTGGGATCACGACACCCTTGGAGTGGAGGTGATGGTAGATGATACAGTCCCACGTCTTAACCTGACTGAACGTGTCTGTGAAATTAACTTTGGCATTGTACGCCAGAGCCACAACCAGTTCTAGCAGTTTCAGCTTCTTGTCTAGTTTCTGGACCAGAGTAACGTCATGAGAGTTGTACTCCATAAACTTCTGAAAGTCGTTGGTGTAGAACTCACGAATACTGTCGTGTTCGGTATAGTCCAGCTTCCTCTCACCCAGTTCTACCTGAGCGATATGGTTTAGAGCGTACGACTCACGATTGGTGTACGTAAACTTGATGTACAGTTCGTAGTAGTCCAGAGTAGCCACACCCAGCAGATCAAATACCGTATGGTCTTTACCCTTACGGTTAATAATCTTTTCTTGGATCTTCTTGAACGGAGACAGCCGCTTGGCGGTCTTCTCGTCAAACAGTTTAGCAATACGCCCGTAGATGTACGGAATATCAAAGAATCGGATGTTCCATCCCGTAATGATATCAGGATAGTGTAGCTCCCAATACTCCAAGAATGCCCGAAGCATGCTGCGTTCGTCTCCAAACACATGGCACTCCACACCGGGCAGGTCAAACTCGTGTAGAGCAAACGAGACACGCTTACCGTCTGTCTCAATGGTAATAGCGTTGATGCGTTCGTTGGGATCGGAGATAGACGGGAATCCGTCTTCCGATTCGGTCTCAATGTCTAAGAATCCGATACGAAGAGCCTTGTAATCGTATTCCACTTCTCCGGGATACGTTTTGGCAATATACTGTGCGGTCCAGTCGGTATTACCGTAGATCTGGAAGTTGGCCACGTTAGAGTATTGCTCAATGGTGTCTTTACATTCAGAGATAGAACCGGGGCAGAACTCGTCTAGAGGAAGACCTTCCAGGGATCTCCACGGAGTTGCCTTGGTTAGTGATGGAGCGTACAGCGACGGAAGAAACTGCGTCTTCCGTGTGTACCGCTTCCCATCCTTATAATAAATCTCGGCAATGGTATCACCGAAACAGTGTACAGCAGTGTAAAATTCAGCCATGCTTTTTGTCTTTTAGATACGAGTGTAGTAGCACCATGTAGTTAATCACGTCTACTATTGTATCCTCAAAAGACTCGTTGGCAACCTCAAGTTTGCCCGATTCCATAAACGAAGATAGGCGGCTCATCTTGTCGGTTACACGGACCAAAAATCCTACTTCGGTTGGGCAAATACCCATGGCTTCCACGCGGGTAAAATTAGCAAACGGCTCTACACCGTTTCGACCTGCGTAATCTGCATTTTTTTTCTTCATCAATTCACGGGCGGTATTGCACAGCATCTCGTGATTACGAATTAGGTCGTCTCGCGTCATCCGTGTACTCCTGTTGATCCAAAACCACCACTACGACTGGTCTTTTGCTCGGGCTTTGTTTCGGTGGGTTCAATACTGTACTGTAGTACAGGAACCAGTTCACCTTGAGCAATACGTTCGCCATTATGGACAAACAAATTTTCGTTTGAAACATTCAGAACCATAATATGGGTTTGTTCCACGTAATCCCAATCAATGATACCTTCAGCATTAGCCATTACTAGACCTTGCTTCAACGCCAGACCAGAACGGGCGTGAACACGCACAGAGTATCCTTCGGGGATATCAAATACAAGACCAGTAGGAACCAGAATACGTTGACCCGGTTCAATCTTTACGTAACGGTCTTCAGTGGTCTGGTGAATGGCCACATTACACTCACGGTTGTTCTGGCAATATCCACGCACCTGAAAAATATCATTTCCCAGATACGCCTTCAGATCAAAACATGCAGATCCGGGGGTTGCAAATACTGGTGGTTGTGCGTCTGGATGGACTTTATAGTATTTCAGCATTTGTCATAGTATACATTAAAAAAATAACAAAGTCAAATAATTAATCCCATCTTACCGATTGTACCGCATCACATGCTGCCGGTCTGGTGTTTTCTGTTCCATCCCAAACAACAGATAAAATTTCCTGTTCTTTTTGATTTGAAACGGTACGAATATTTTGAATCTTTGTTTTAATTTCTTCTATTTCTTCTGAAGATAACAGTCCTAAAGCAGCATTTCGTTGTTTGTATTCTGGTGCGGCTTCAAGAATAAGAGTTTTGGCTTGTTCACGAATAATTTGAAGCTGATGGTCTACACACCGATAAAAATGTCTTTTATCGATAATTACAGTTTCTCCTGTGTCTTCATCGTAAATTGTATGAATCATTACGTCCATAAAATCTCCTTTATACGTGGTTCCACTCCATCACTGGAGTAGGTGCCACAGCATTAATATAATTAACGAAAGCAAATGTTGTTCCTGCTTGAGTGATACTGGTTGGGGCAGTAAATCCATCAGTGTCTAAAACAGGAGCGTAATTCTGATAACCGGTTACGTAATTATCGGATCCGTAAAGATTTATCGATCTATCGTTACTGTGTGCGTACGTGGGAAGCGAATTACTGACTGTTACTGCCATATAAAATGGACCTGCAGGCACGCTAACTAATCCTGAAGCATTTGTTACTGTTACATAGTTAAAAGTACTAGCATTGGCCGTTAGTCCTCCAGATACGTACAATCTAGATTGTGGTAACCCTGTTAAAGGATTCACAGTCCATACACTTAGATATAAGTTCATAGCAACTGAAGGCGAATTTGCGGCTATTCTTATATTCTTCAAAGATATCGCTCGTGGTGCTTGATGTAAAACAAAATAAGTTCTGTTTGGTGTTAGTGTGCTAGTACTAACAGAACGAGAACCAAAATACGGAGAAGTGTAATACGGTGTGCTACTTGCACTGTAAGCAGTCACTCCGTTAGGAAACGTATATACCGCAGTAGATGAAGTGAGCCCCGCCGGTGCAGATAGATTAGCAAGTGCTCCTGTTAAACCATTCACAGAAGAAACCACATTTGTAAATGTTTGTCCGTTTAGTGAAATAGTATCCTGAAATGTGATACCACCAGAAGCACTGATACCTTGGGCAGTACTAATTTTGCCAAACAGTTGAGTTAATGTTGTAGAAGAATTACCAATAGTTGTAGTATTAGAACCAGAACCAACAGGTTTATTGCCGCCTATAACTACTTCATTAGTAACATTGTCTCCACTGGCTCTAGCTTGAAACCCAATATACACGTTTGCATCACCAGATAAAGTATGATTGGTATCTGACGAAGTTTTGTATTGACCAGCACCATATCCTATAGCAGTATTAGAATTACCTGTGGTAATGTTTCGTAAAGCAACTTGACCTACAGCAGTATTTTTTCCTGTGTTTGTTAAAGCCACCAAAGCTTCGCCACCAAAAGCAATGTTTTCTGAACCGCCGGTTAAACTGTATAATGAATTGTAACCTACGGCGGTATTGTAGTTACCGCTTATTATATTAAGCATTGACCCGTAACCGATAGACGAATTATACGTACCTGTTACCAGATCACTACCTCTTTGTGAAGCACCACCAACAGCAACGCAATTAGACGCCGATGTTGCGTATAACATAGAACCGGGACCTATAGCAACACAATGGTCGCCACTACCAGTTTTATAGTTTAGAGCATAACGTCCTATTGCCACACAATCATTTACTGTTGTGGCTTGTGCTAACGCATACGCACCCATTGCCACGTTTCTACTGCCCGTATTGATTGCGGCTCCAGCATTAAAACCTAATGCAAAATTTTCCGTTCCCGTTGTTAAACTTTTTAGTGCATTGGATCCTATAGCTACCGCACCGTCTGCTCTATTTACTAACAGAGCATTATATCCTATAGCTACTGTATCGGATGCTCCAGTAGTCCCGCCCAACGCATCAGTACCTATAGCAACGTTTCTACTACCTGTTGTTACTGCATCTCCTGCTCGTGCCCCACCAAAGAAGTTGTCTGTTCCTGTGGTTAAGGCAATACCTGCTCCTGTTGCTCCGATTATAGTATTGTCTGTACCAAAAGCGGTTAATCGAAGTCCGTTTATTGTTCCTGTAAACGTGATACCACCAGAAGCACTAATACCACCAGCAAAGGACGCAAGACCTGTATGGGACGAAGTGCTGGTCATGGCCACGTTGCCGTTAAATGTGGCACCAGCAGAAGTTATACCTGTATTGAATGTTTGAAGTGCGGTAAAGGTATTAGCTACGGATGTGGTAACACCAGATACTGCTCCTGTGAGACCATTGAATGACTGAACACCCGTATTGGTAATTGTAGGATTGGTGGAACCGGATATACTGATACCGGTACCTGCCGCAACTCCAGTAACTCCAGTAACATTTCCTGTTGCTCCGTTAAATCCTGTAACGCCAGTATTAGTAATTGTAGGATTGGTAGTACCTGTTATCTGTACACCCGATCCAGCGTTTATTTGTGTTACGCCTGTTACTGCTCCGGTTAGTGTATTAAAACTCAATACACCAGTATTGGTTACGGTAGGATTGGTAGTGCCTGATACGCTGATACCTGTACCAGCATTTACTGCAGTTACACCAGACACTGCTCCGGTTAAACCGTTAAATCCGGTAACACCAGTGTTTGTTATAGTTGGATTGGTGGTTCCAGATATTAAGATACCTGATCCAGAATTAATTTGTGTAATTCCTGTTACAGCACCAGTTAAACCATTAAAATTCAGTACACCGGTATTAATAAACGTAATTCCTTTTTCGGCTGCAGCAACACTTATTCCTGTGGACGCTAGGAGCGAAAGTATACCAGTTAATCCATTAAGCGATATTACGTAATCACCTACAGGACCAGTTGCCCCAGTGTTTCCTTGCAATCCTGTTGGACCTGTTGGACCCGTAGCTCCGGTGAATCCAATAGGACCAGTAGGACCCGTAGCTCCTGTTGGACCTGTTGGACCCGTAGCTCCGGTGAATCCAATAGGACCAGTAGGACCCGTAGCTCCTGTTGGACCTGTTGGACCCGTAGCTCCGGTGAATCCAATAGGACCAGTAGGACCAGTAACTGCAGTGTTATACGAATCCCATGCAGAACCGTTCCAGATCCACGTACGACCACCAAAAGTGTACGGTTCGTTTACAGCAGGATTAGATGGAAAATTTAATGGCATAGATTAAAGGTATTTATACGATCTCGAACCAAGACAAGTCTACACCAACACCAGCATTGTTAGAACTTCCTGCTGCTACTATGGTCAACACATCACTAACTCCTGTCTGAGTACGGCCTAGCTGAAAATTAAAGTTTGAAGCAGAATTAATATCAATCACGGAACTACTAGAACTGATATAACCGCCGATAATGTCTGTTGCTCCAGTTAAACCTAAAGTTCCGGCGGTGTGAACAATATAGTCTACATTTCCGTTGTAGTGGGTACTCCAAACCGGGGTTCCTCCAGTAAACGTTCCGTTTAATACAACACGGTAGTGAACCCATTGTTGGCCGTTTAATACCATAGAGATATTAGACGGAACAATAATAGAGTCCAGTCTGTTAGGATTTAATCGGATAGACACTAGGGGATAATACACCTTTGCGGTTCCCATGGTAATTAAATCTCCATCCGAAGAAACGTTGTATCTGCGACTAAACCCTTCGTATCCACCGTCTGAAATAACGCTGGAACAAATCTGTTTCATGGTATGACTGGACGCTTGTGCTTTAGTGGTTTCTATCTCGTAACGAATAGGCAGACACGCAGTAGTCATATACGTGGTTGAGTTTTCATTATCATTATGGAACGTGTGGGCCACTACCGGTTTTCCGTCAACAAAGAATCCGGTACGGACATCGCCTACACCTAACCATTCAATGTCCATCCAGAATATGTTACCTTTGGTCACGTTTAGACTTCTGCCTGAAGCTCCCAGTCCGTTAAACGTGTCTCCGTTCCATGCGGTCTGATTTACACGGGTTGTGGTGTTTAGTGAAGCAGATTCTAAAACAATACTTAACGTGATTCCGTCTTGTTCTAAATAAATTCCGTTATACGGAACACCAGCAGTGGCACCACCGGTTATACCAAAGTATCCTACACGCTGACGTACACCGTCTACTGGCGTAGCCATGGCAAAAGTATTCAGTATCAGTAGTGATTTACCCGGTTGATACGGAAACACACGCTTGGTTTCTTTGGTTAGTTTGGAACCTACTGTGGTTCCCACAATCAGATTAATAGCACTTTCGTTCAAAACGTATTCAGCAGTGCCGCCTGTTACACCAAACGTGTCCCACTTATCATTGGCTTGGTAACGATTTTGGCTGTCAAAAAGTGTAAATTCCGTAGAAACTCGGAGACGATTAAACGCGTCCACCGCATTATCCACAAATCCCACTTTATTGTTAAACAGGTAACTCATATAATTCTCCATCCGTTGTTGTATATGAAGTGAAGACCACCGTTACTTATGTTTAGTACGGCAGTGTCTTGGTTGTCTATCTTGGTTGGGCTGGCTCCACAAATAGTAATCCAGCGATTAATATTATCGCCAGCATGGCCCGATTCGTCCTTAACCACCATTTCTCGACCAGCTTCTGGAGCAGCAGGAAGCGTGATTACGGACTGACCAGCGTAACTCACACCAATATAGTAGTCCAATGCAGTGGCTGCGTAAGTGGCTCCGGTTATAGAAACTGTTTGTAGTATGGAAACTTTAGATGCGCTGCCTTGTGCTGTGTTAGTTGGTTGAATCCATTGTGTACTGGTACCATCGTCTACCCAAACGTATTCCACACCAGTATCAGAATCCATCCAACGATCACCAACTGTAGGAGTATACACCGGTGTTTCTGAAGTGTATGTAAATCCAGGACTACTGGCAACAGTAATAGTATTATTATTTGTGGTTAATGATATGTTTGGTCCTGCTGCTAATGTGACCGCACCAATAAGACCGTTTACGTATTTAACATAATCTCCAGTAATTTCACTACTAACTGAAACGTCTACTTGTTTACCTTTACGGGTAACTGTTATATTATTACCAACAAAATTTAAATCGTTTACAGATTTTATTATTCTGGCTTTATCTTTATAAATTCCAACAGCACCACCACCAACCGAACCGGTATTCAGCCATTGGAAGTTTTGAGCTACAGTTTGAGCATCCAGCTTTGTTTTTATTAAACTGGTAATGTCTTGTTTAAATTTAGACCCATCAAAAGAAAGCTCGCCCTGTTCTAATACTAAAGGATAGTTAGCAGAAACGATTCCCGGTTCGCCTTGAGGGCCCTGTGGTCCTTGCGGGCCTTCTGGGCCTTGAGGTCCTTGTGGTCCTTGTAGTCCTTGAGGTCCTTGTTTTCCTTGCGGTCCTTGTTTTCCTTTTGGTCCTTGAGCACCATCTTTACCGTTTACACCGGGAACTCCTTGAGGTCCTTGAGGCCCACGTTCGCCTCGAATACCTTGTTCACCTTTTGGTCCTTGAGCACCGTCTTTACCGTTTACACCGGGAACGCCTTGGGGTCCTTGGGGGCCGGGTTCTCCACGTTCGCCTTTAGGTCCTTGAGGTCCCATAAGACCGGGTTCGCCTTGAATGCCGGGTTCGCCCTTATCACCGGGCCAACCGGTTTCGCCTGTATCACCCTTATCACCTTTATCGCCTTTGGGACCGGGTATGCCTTGAGGGCCTTGAGGGCCAACAGGACCACGCTCGCCTTGTGGGCCTGCCCAGCCGTCTTCGCCCGGAGGTCCGGGTGGGCCAACAGGACCTCTTGGTCCTTGTGGACCGGGAATGGGTACCACTCTTTCTAATACAGGTGGTTCTGCTTGTGGTTCTGCAGATTCGTCTATATTAAAATATTTTTTAAATTTATCCATACGATTAAAAATTATTAAGTATTGTTTTTAGACCAAAGAGATTTAGCGGTTTGTATCATTCGAACTTTTGCGTCTTCTAATACATAGTCTATTATTTGTTGAGTTTCAAACGATGAAGTGGCTCCTCTGTCTGCTGTTCCGTTGTAATACGCTACTTTGTTTCCGTAAGGAGCCAACGACAGTCCCAACGGTAACCATTCTGACGGCGTATACTGTTCTACAGGGCCTGCAAATGTGTTCTGGCTTGCTGTTGCCCACCACCAACGATTTCCTGTTGCACCCAAACACACGCCTTTAAGGTAATTATACTGTGCTGAAATTGCTTGCCTTAACATAGTTTTATCCGACCACTGATTAATTCCAGCCGTTGTTCCGCCTGGGTGATTAAACATCCATTTTCGCCACTCTGGTTGTGGTGCTGTGTCTTCATTTTGTCCGTTAGTTATTCTTCCCGCCACGATCCATCTATTGGTAGCGGTATTTTGCCATATAGCAATTCCATTTCCTCCACCATTCATAATAGGTTGTAACTGTTCGTAATTTATATTAGCATCGGTCTGTATAGTCCAAGGAGGAGTATAATAATATTCTGTTTCGTAAGTTTGCCGTGAATACGGGTTGCCTGTTGCTATGGTGTTGTAGAACACACTAACAAACGGAATAATTAATTTTTTAGGTTTTCCTGCTGCACTCAATAATTCATTAATCTTAACGCATGCGGAAACCCCTTGTATAACTCTAATTCTATTCATATCTGGAGAATTTAAACTAGAATAAAAACTAGGCATCCACATATCAAAAGAATCAATAGCACCACTCATTCCTTTAATCCACGCGTCCGCATAAAAATCAATTTTACTTTGAATGTTCGCAACAGAAACGTTATTTCCTAACACGTTCCCGGAACCGTCTTGAAAATAATAACCCCAAACAGGCCAATTGTACACACCAAATTTACATTTAGGAAAGTAATGACGTAAACCGTGGAAATATACGCCGTCTGTTCCTGTTCCGCCATCAAAAATTTTTGCTATAGTGTACGCTAGTTCTGTAAAGTTTTGTCGAACAGTTCGTCCTTGATTGTCTTGAGAAATTAAAGCTTGCGGCTGTTGGAATGTTATTCCGTTATTATCGACAGTGGTGCTGATAATATCAACACTATCGGTTGGACCTGTCATTACTCCAAACCCAAAATGACCAACATCTCTATGATCTTCAAACCAATTTATGTAAATATATTCGGTTTTACTTGCAGTTACCCCTTGTAACACCAGAAGACGAACTATGTTGTCGATTTCTCGTGATGTCACGTAATTGAAAGCATTAGTATTATACCCTTCACCAAATCGTAAAGAGCCATTAGCAGTCAGACCGCCTTTCCAACCAGTAGTTAGACCAGGAATGCCGTCAATTTTGTCGTAATACCACAAATAATACGGATCTATATTTTGCACATACGGCATATATTTGGCTCCCATTGCTTCGTAAGCAGCAACAGGAGCTCTACCACCACCACTCATTTGTCTAATATCGTAAATTTGAGTTATTCCGCCTGTACTACCGTCATAAAATATTAAACTGTCAATATATGAATATTCTGGTGGGGTAGAGTTTGTGGTTGTTTTCCAGACACCAACATCAGAACCCAAAATATATTGTACATTTGTGCTTGTATCAACAGCTATTGAAATTTCTGGTTTAAATGTTGTTCGCCACAAATACGTATTGTTTGCTAGTTTAGCCCCTGTTGTTATATAATTTGTGTTCCAAGAAATGGAAGTAAGTCCTGATGGGGCTGTTTCTTTTATTCTTTTATTACCAAATCGCGTGTTTAATTCGTTTATTGTGGAATCTATTTTAGTTGCATACGTTAAACTTAATCCATTAAATTGTGATGGATTCCAATACAAATACGCTTCTGCTCCCAATAGTCCAAGATGTATTATATTTTCGTAATAATACCTATCGTCTGTAGAAAATAATACAGGAGCATCAACCGAAATTCCGGTGTATCCTGGACTGGCGATCCACGGATGAAATCCTTTAGTAGCATCAGAACGACGAACAGACCGTGCTAGCTGTTGGCTTTGAATAAATCCAGACCAAACGGTTTGTGGCACCAGATCCGAAAAAGTGTATCCAGCAGGTGCAGTGTATCTAAAAATTAATTGAGTTGGGTTGGATTTGTTCACATACCATGCGGTCTTTATTCCTTCTAATATTCCGTAGAAATGTGGTGCAGAAGCAGTACCAAAGATATCGTCGTGGCTTTGTGGGTGACCATTAGAATCCGGTCCGGGGTTTATTGTAGCAATAAATCCGTCGTAATTGCTTCCTCTTAAATCTGGTAATTTTTGTTTTGAATAATCCCACAATGCACGATTCAGTACTGCTGCACCGTATTGCCCAATAACTTTATTGAATGTGATATATTCTGCTCCTGAAGAATATGCTCCTAAAGTAACGTTAGTTAATGTAATTCCTGATAACAAATCAGACAAAGAAGAAAGGCCGTATTTTGCTTGCGTATATCTGGAGTCTCCGGTTAGTCCTTTTAATTTTTTTTCAAAAGTAATTCCATCAAAGGAACTTATCATGTATTGGTTTTCTTGATCAATAATAAGAAAATCAAAAGTAGTTCCCAGAGAATCTAACCAAGAATTCCATTCGGTAGTTACTCCTTTTATTCCAGTATCTGCCCATGGAGTTACGTTTGTCACTCCGGGAACAGATCCGGACGGTATATTGTCGGTTGTTGCCCCCCAAATTGATCTGGGTCCCCAATATCGTATAGGAGCAAGGAACCGTTTACCAGCCGAAATTCCATCCAATCGGCTTCTTACGGCAGATGCGGATTCAATAGGTGTATTGGAATTATTAATATTAAAAATATCATTATAGCTAACCCAGACAAACGGAACAATAGAAGTTAAACTGGAGCTATTAGGTATTTCAAACCAAGAACCCAGAATAATATTGTATGATTCTGATTCTCCTATTATATTTGGATACGGTATTTGTAACGGTATAATTTGATATTGTATTTTATCTTTTATAGAGAGCGAAAATACACTACGACGGACTCCTTGAATTATTTTTGGAGTTATTTGATTTAAAATGTTTCGTATTTTTAATTTCATGGTAATAAAAAAACATCAAAATCCTGTAGCACCTTCGTTGTATAGTTGATTATACAAATTATTAAATCCTAAACTATTTAGGCCCATAGTAACTCCTGCCTTCATACATGCGTATAATAATTCAAATTCCGAAGAAGATTTATTTCCTGACCAATAATTTCTGGGTGGAGTGGTTGGCGTTTTTCTGTTGCTTCTTGGATACGAAGCGACTACAGGGTATTCTGCAGAACTTTCCATATTATTATTAAATGTATTTCCTAATGAAATATCAAACCAGCCAGATTCTTGTGGCCTATAATAACCCATTCCATTGTGCATATGATCTACTATTGTAGTATTCAAAGCCAACATCATAGGATACAGATAAAATAATCGGAAACGCCTGTCCCGGTTCCAAGGAATTCCTGAAGTGTTTCCAAGATATGTTGTATTGGGAACAGTTTTCCAATATAAAGCACTACCAGAAATACCAATAAAACTATTATAAAACATAGGATACGCATCTAAAGTTTGCATATTCGCCGGAGTATCTACTGTTAGTATTTCTCCCAAATCAGACGAACCACATACGCCACGGCCCCAAATAGCATTTGAATAAGTTATTCCCCATTTTCTTTGACCTAAAAGTAAATCGTACGATCTAGAATGTAAATCTGTTGCTATATCATCGTCCAAACACCAATGTCTAGGCGCAGAATCTCCGTTAAATCTGCTTTGTTCGGTTCTTGTAGGATCGCCGTAATATGCATCGTATTTAAACATATATTGGGCAAATGTTTCTGTTCCTAATATTACAGCTTTGTTTGTATTAGGTCCGGAAATTCCTCTACTGTAATTGTATTGATCTCGCGCCCACGAAACGGGAATGTTTTCAACAAAACTTACTCCCGGTGCTAATATATTTTTCCAAGCAGTAAATCCCGGTGCTTGATACTTGTGATACGTACGGTCAATAACAGCACTAGCATCCATAAACACGTGCGCAAATCCGTCGTGTGGTGATTTAAATTTATTCTTCCAGTGAGATACTGAAGCGTCTAACCGCCATTTAGTGTATTTTACGTTTTCGTTGTTTGTTGGATCTTTATAAAACATCCATGGCACTGCTGTTTCGTGCATCGGTCCGTATGGAAGCATTCCCAGATAGCCGATAAATTCTATCTTATCTCCCCATTCGGTAGACAATTTATTAAGTGAATTTAATAGTTTAGTGCCGTATCCAAACGATAATCCTGTCTCAGAACCGGCTGGAATATTAGCAGGGGTAAACGTGTTGTTTATTGTTGGTGGGGTATCAGAAAATGTAGAACCATCATACATTATTAGTGTTCTTTTATCAAAACAAATGCCCGGAGTATTTGCACTGAACCATCCACCTTGCCAGGTCAACCCTTGTGGATATTTAATCCATGGAGAACCAACATTAACGCTCATGGTATAACCAATAGTATTGGCTCTATTAAAATCTCGTTTTGCTGCTACGGTTCCTTCTAAAAATGTTAGTCCGCGATATAAGGTGTTTAAATTAATATCAGTAATTCCATCAACGGTAACTCCCAATAAAGCATTTCTGATTGCTAATGGATCATTTAATAGATCTCTAACTGTTGTTGATTCTTGTAACATTAAATAAGAATCAAACTTAAATCCTTCAGAACTGTATCTGTCTGAAATCCAAGGAACGGCTCTCCATGCACCAACAGCCAAAAGATCACTCATTGCACTTCTTAAATAACCATATGGACTATGCAACATAATTCTTTTAATACCATTATCATGATTTTGTTGAATATTAAAAGAAATTTGTTGTTCTAAATCTGAATCATCAGGATCCCAAGTAAATTTTGGACCTATATTGAAAAAACTTGTAGCATAACCCCCTTGGTTATAATGATAATCTACCGCCAGAAGTGCTCTTAAATCGTAATCAATAAATTTAAGATTTGCATTTTGTGGTGATTTGGCTCGTTGAAATGGTATATAAGTAGATTTTACAGCATTTGCATAATATCTGGGGTGTGTAAATGTATCAAACCAACCAGCAGATGCGCCTATTGTTGAAGGGTTTGCAACATATTGAAATGCAGACATGACAGAACCACCAGTATTAAAAGGATTTTCTGATAAAGAAACCCCCAAAGTTTGGGCCACTGCTGTTTTCCCTTGAGCCCACTCTGGTTCATATCTGTTTATAAGATATTTAAATACTGTATCAAATTGTACAGTAAAATCTACTGGAACAGCCGGTAAAAAGTCGTATATTCCTTCATACGGTCCGAATAAAGTAACATATTTCGTCGCCTGATTTAATTTTAATTTTGGAAAACTGTAGTATAAATCGGGTTCAAAAAATGATATATTTTCTGAAATTTGACGAATTTTGATTTTCAAACGACTTTCCCTTCAACAGAAACTCTACCTTCTAAAAGTCTTTGTGAATACGTGGTTCCTATTAATAATTTAATATCGTAGAAGTATTTACCGTATGGCATAGAATCGGTTGTGTTTGCGTCCATAGTGATGTAGATACCCCCTGTCAAACCGGATCCATCATAGTTTCTATTAAGGGTGATGCCTCCTACGCCACCTATTCCACCGGTATAGCCACCGGTGTATCCGTAGGTTATTCCGTTATTGGTAGCAAACACTAAAGGATAGTCTGCTCCTCTGTACCGTTTTATTTGCATTTCTGCTCGGTACGGAGACAAATTAACAGCGGTATTTCCGTCTGTTAAGTACTGTACCCAAAGATCAAAATTAGAACCCTGATTGATTGATAAGTCGTATTTTGCTGTCATACGAGTATTTATCGTTTATCGACTGACAGCTTTTCGGTCCTTAAACTTCTTTTTGGGTAAATGAGCAGGGAAAATTGCGGGTTTATGGTCCTTTTTTTCGCTCTGTTTTTTGGCCTGCTCATCTATTTGTTGGATAAGATGCGTCTGATTAGTTTGTTCAAAAAACTTCAGATATTCGTTTAGATTGTTTTGTACCCGAGGAATTTGGTCCTCTGGTAAACGGGTTTCGGTGAGTAGTTTCTTGCATGCAGCATAGCCCATATGGGGCTTGCCCGCATAGAATGCAGTGGATCCAAGCTCATCTAAAATTCCGTATTTGTAAACATCTTCTGATACGAATAAAATATCGTCTGAAGGATAAGGAATTTCTGCAGCCATTTTGGCGTACAAGAACCCCAAACGAGGATGCCCCATTAAACGGTAAATTCTTGCAATTTGATGTAAGGGTTCTGCCCGGGTAGGACGTAGTTCCCATGCTTCCAAGAATGCTTGTTGGATTTCAATCCACGGTTTGTTTTGCAGCCCCCGGCACATGCCTATACGATACGCAGCGTAGAATTGTTCTTCTTCCCAACCACCCATATGTACACGTTTTATGTACGCTTCTTCTGCTTTTTCCCATTGCTGCGAATCAAAATAGCTTTGAGCCAGATAGAACTGGTATCGTATATTGTTAGGTTCTTCTTGAAGTGCCTTTTCTAGAAGCTCTGCATCTTTTTTATACTTTTCTATAGGCGTAATATTAAGATTACGTGCCCCCATGGTACGAGCAACGATTGCGTAATTTCCATCAATTTTACTAATGTTTGGTTGTTTATTTTCTATTGTTGGATATTCGTGAAGGACGCCTACGTATTTCCAACCACATCCGGTTTTAAATATTTGAGTGCGCCACCACACAAATTCTTGACGTTTAAATTTTAACGCAAACGCATCAATTTCTTGAGGAATGTTTATAGGAAATTCAAATTTACCTTCGATATAATCATCAGCATCAATCATCCAAGCCCAATCAGCCTTTCCATCACAAAGAGCCAGAGCTTCTGATCTGTTATGCCCGAAACCTACCCATGGACGTTCGTGGAGCTCTCCGGGGATTCCTTTTTCTGCAAAATAATTACGAATTAGGTCTTGAGTGCCGTCTGTAGAGCCGGTGTCTACAATAACCCAATAATCAACGTATTTTGAAATAGTATCTAAGCACTCTTTGATGATGTGAGTTTCATTCTTAACAATCATCGATAAGCATAATTTAGGCACGTGTTTATTCTCCATTACTGATAAAAATTACATTCCAATCCATTTAGGATTTTCTAATGACCATTTAACGGTAGCTTCTAATGATTTTTCTACGGTGCATTCTAAATTCCAGCCCATTTTTGCCAATTTTGAACCGTCTAGAGCATATCTTAAATCGTGCCCAGGTCTGCTACTATGAAAATCAACAAATTGATAATTTAATGGTTTGCCAAGAATATCCGCGATAATAGAAGCAACTTGATAATTATCTAATTCTTTTTCTCCAACGATATTGTACTTGTCTCCATGAGTTCCTTTATTTAATATAAAGTTCACAGCAGAGCACACATTATTTGCGTGAATATAAAATCTACTTCCTGCTTTTGTTAAATCTTTATTGCTGTGAATTATTACCTTTTCGCCTTTGTATATTTTTCGTATACAAGAAGGTATAAATTTCTCTGGGTGTTGTCGTTCACCAAAAATATTCATACAATGCGATATCATAACTGGTAATTTATACGTATTGTGGAATGCTAGACAAAGTTCTTCTCCTCCTGCCTTTGATGCAGAATACGGATTGCCGGAATTATAATGATGCCACTCATGATGTGCGATGCCAGGTGCAGCAGGGCCGAATACTTCATCTGTAGAAAAATATACTATATTTTCTAAATTATCTAATTGTCTTGCATAATTTAAAACATTACATGTACCTACGACATTATCCATAACAAAGGATAATGGATCTTCAATACTTCTGTCAACATGCGATCCTGCGCCGACGTGTAGTATAGTATCTGGTTTACCTAACATGGCTCCCAGTACTTCGTTTTTAATAATTTCTGATTTAAAATCATGCCAAACAAAATTTACACGATTTTTATTTTTTTGATAGCTGGTCATTTCTGTTAATCGATTAAGATTACCAGAAGTATCCAATCTATCCATAACAATAATATTTGCATCACTATTTTGTAATAAATAATTCACCATATGGTGACCAACAAAACCAACGCCGCCTGTAATTAAAACATTTTTCATAATTAAGAATCCTTCTTTATAGTATGTATAATATATTTTGCTAAATTTTCTGTTGTTAAATTATTTTTTGTATATTCAAAAATGCTGTATAATAATTCAGAGTATTGTTCTATATTAATTGTTTTGATGTCTTCATTAAAATTATCTTCAAACATTTTATTGCCTTTAATAATTTTATCTTTAGGAAAATTGTACATGGTTTTTGTTGGGCAATTTTCTATATTTGGAAAATACGGTATGCAAAAATTTGCTAAAATTTCATAATGCCGCATACAATCCCAACCTCCCTTTTTGTGTGTAAGAGCAAAATAGGATGTTTTATAATCATTATAGTATTCTTGTTCTTCTGTATACACATATCCGGTTCCAGGATTTGATGGTTTATAGTTTGCTATTTTTTTATATTTTTCTTTTAATGTTGCATTGTTCCATATTTTTTCTTTGGGTATTGCAAAAGATATCGGATGTACTCCATTAATATCATAAACCAATTCTCTTTTAAATATAACTCCATCAGCTGGTTTAATTAAATTAGTATCATCTTCTCCGTCTATAAACGCTATTTTATTTGCTGGATAATTTTGCTTTACTGTATCCAAATAATCTAAACACCTTCTATAGCTGCCATATATTACATAATCAAAATATTTGGATTTTATTTTATTTTCAATATCAGAATTATCATTGAGGTATAATGGAAGATTGCCCCATATAGTAAAACCTCTCCCGGAAATAGTTTTTAGTAATTCTGGACTAGTGTGCTGTTTATACATTAAATGATAATTATCTGTATGTGTTAAATCTGCCCCCAATAAATTATATAATCCGTGCATGACACAATCACACTGATAATCAGGTTGTCCTAATGATATGTAAAGTATTTTCATTTTATTTTTTTTATATCCTCGTAATTATTTGAACACAATATTGTCAATATGCTATTAATTTCTTCAATTGATTTGTCCCACCATTGTAATTTTAATAAATGATTTATTAATTCTTTTGAAAATCTATATTTTATTAATTTTGCTGGATTTCCACCGTATATTGAATATGGTTCTACGTTTTTTATAACATGAGAATTAGCAGCAATTATTGCACCATCTCCTATGGAGACTCCATCCATAATAAACACATTCATTCCAATCCATACGTCATTTCCTATAATCACATCACCTTTAAATACGCAGTATTCTTTTCCATCAAATTGATTAAATGTTTGTTTGTATCTATGACCAAAAGGATACGTAGTAATCCATTCTTTTCTATGGTGACCTCCCATATAAACTGTTAAATTTTCCCCAATAGAACAAAATTTTTTTATAATTAAATTATAAGGATTTTCTTTTGGTTTTATTAAATTAATGGTCTCGTGACCGTATGTATATTCTCCTATTATCATGATAAATATAAATTTTTAAATTGTTCAATTGTAATTATGTTCATTAAATTTAATTTATTTTTAGAAAAAAATAAGTAATCTAATGTTGAATTTTTTTCTGTATTAAATTTATTATTTTTACCAAATTTAATTAAAGAAACCCCCCAATCAGTATCGACCGTATTAATTGTCAGATTTTCTTCTTCTATTCTAAGTTTGGCAATTGCTTTCCAGCAAGTACCATTCCATGCCTCCCCAATCTTATATTGGTCTGGTTCTCGTTGGTGGTATTCGGATGGTGGTAAAGTATCATGAGCTAATACTATTCCATTTTCATTTAAACACGATAACGCATTTTTGATATCGATGTATGTTTGCTCGAATGTATGAAGGCCATCTACAAAAATGATATCAAATTTTTGTTTATTAATTTTAAAAAACTCATCAGAAGTCATTTTAAATGTTGGATTTAATTTGTAACATTCTGGATGCGGATCTACACTGATTTTTGTTTTGCAATTTATTTGTGTAAAATTACCACCATCGCCTATTCCAATTTCTAAATATGATTCGTAGTTATTCTTGTTTATTAATAAATTAATAATTTCTGTTCTTAGCATATTTAATCCTCTACATATCCCCCATTTGGGGCATAATTACCGGACACTCCTAGTTTATCTAAGAGCATTATATTGTCTTTTGATATAACTTGATATTCGTAAAACCCATGTTCAATATCGTGTATATTATACCTATTCAAATAAACTTGTTTTAAATTCGTAATATAATTATTTAATAAAATTTTTGGTATTTTATAAAATCTGGTATCGTACGTTCCTTTTCCGCTCCATGATTTATCTGTTTTTTTTACCATACATAAATTATTATCAACAAATTTAAAATTATCATTTAGATAATATCTGCCAGATAATTTACTTAAACTATTAATTTTATCTTTAATAATATTAAAATTTTCACAATTTAAATACGAATCCAATAAAGTTAATTCTCCAACACTTTTTGGTAATCCAGAAACATCTATATAAAATAATTCATCTGTTTTGCTTCGTAAGATAATGGAGTGATCTTCATTTAATTGACTTCCTTCTAGCAATACTATATAAGAATTTGGTATTTTGTCTTTGACTGTTTGTATAGATCTTAAAGTTTGTTCTAATCTTTCTGTTGAAGAATATATAGATGGAACAAACGCATTAATTACAGAAGTTATTATTACTAAATTTAGCATGATAAATTAGTATTGCGGTTGATAATTTATATCTGTTATTTCGGCCAAACAATGCTCATAAGTTTGGACTTTTCCATCTCTATCAATATAAATAAAATCTTCTGTTAGAGAATCAGAAGGCATCCACCACCCTTCACTTATATTATGTCGTAACCAATACTTTGGAAGAACGGTTACTTTTGATCTGGTATTCAACCAAGCTGCCCACCAATAAAATGTGGAATTTGCTATTATTAAATATTTTGCAAATTGTATCGCATAAAAATCTCCAACCATTCCATAATTATAAATTGGATATTCAGAAAAATGCTTCTTTGCTTCTTCTGGATCATCTGTAATAATAATAAATTTAATATTAGGATTTATACTTCGCATATAATCCATAGAATCGTAATAAAACTTTATATTAAGATATACGTGAGGTTTATCTTTATAATCCCCTCCTCTAAATCCAATAACACAAACATCCTCATCTAATTTTAGTTCTTTTATTATTGGAGTGACATCATGTTTTGGTTTAAACCATTCTATTATATTTTTTTTATTATGTTTAATGTATTTTTCTGTTTGAACATAACCATCTATTTTTGTAAAATCTTCAATATTAAATATTTCTGGATCGTATTTTTGCATCTGATCGTGGTTATTACATGTTGGAAAACATTTATTTGTTAGATCTTGTTCTGTACCCAAAGAACAATCAAACAGATGAATTCCTAAAAAATTTTTAGGAATATGATATTCGTAGTTTTTTTGTTCAGCAACAGTTCTACAAACAGCATATTGCCATAAATGATTACCTAAACGACCATACAGTGTAACACTAATCATAGAAAATAATCCAGACCAGCAAACATGGGATTTACTGCAAACCTTCCATCATGTAGTGTAAATTTATCTTTATTTTGTAAATACGCTATTGTATACATGTTTTGATCATCGGAAATAACATTTTCTTTTATAGACTGTTTTACAACATCTTCTATTAATTCTGAATACAATATCATAGAATTTTTAACTCCACCAAACCAACCACCGGCCATTCTAACATCACCAATCATTGAATAATATTCTAACTTATTCAAATCAGTTTCTCTTGGAAAATCGACATAAAAATGGTGAATCTTTTCATCATCTAATTGTTCTAAATTCCTACTAGGATATTTTTTATTTTTAAATCTTTCGGGGTATTTGTCATGATAAATGCCAACATCCATCCAACAATGGTATTTGGAATTAAAATAATTATTTTTTATTGTATTTTTAACAAATTTTGATTTTGCAAATTGTATAATATTATAAATTGGATAATTTGCTTCTGGTCTGTATATATCAATTCCAGGTACATTTCTTACATTTTTAATAAAAAAATCACTATTCATTAAGTTTGTTATTTCTTCCATATATTCATAATATGGAATTTCTTCCAAACTCATTGTTATTATTTTTGTTTTATTTTCTTTACCTGATCTTGCTTCTTCAAAATAAGTTTTAAATTGCGGCTGTGTATAAATTACCATGTCGCAATCAAGCGACAACATTCCTTTAGAATAAGCTTTATATTGATCTATAGATCTATTATAATTTTTCCAATTTTGTCTATTTAGATCAAATAAAGAAGTTGTAATTACTAGATTGTTTTTCATTTTAAATAAACCTCATCAAATACCTTAATTATTTTTTCTGGGCTATAATCTCTATAGCAATTGTTGTCTTTATTTAGGTAATATTCTCGATCATAATTCATTAATATTTTAAATAAATCTGTAGGGTTATTATAATAAATTCCTCTGTCGCCTAAAATATAGATGTGATTTCTTTCTTTAGAACCAAACCAAGTTATTACTGGTTTATTTCTTATAGAAAATTCTCCACAGCTCAAACCAAAAGATTCACCAATAAATCTACCATGAAGCATTGCATCACAAGTATTAATAAATTTTGTTTTATAAATTAAATCTGTGTTTTTACCCAGATGAATTACATTTGGATGATCTATAAACTTTTCAGTATTTAAAAATATAAAGAAAATATCAGATCGTCGTTTTAATACTTCTTGTATAATTTGTTTTACCCATGGAAGATCAAAAGTATCATATCCTCCAGACCTACCAAATACTGTTGCATTTTGTGGAATATTTAATTCTAATCTAAAATCTTCATTTATATCTGGTAAATCTACCATATGCGGAACTGCTGGTATGGTTCCATTAGAGCAATGTTGACTGCACCAATAAGAAACGTACGCATAACGATCACCGTGCTTCTCTGTTACTGGAGGAAGCCCACAGCAGTGTATGAGGCTTTTGCATGCTGTTGGAACTATACCATCATTCCAACCACCTTTTATTAAATACATGGCATCTGCTTTATTAGTTTCGATAACTTTATTTAATTGAGTTACAACTTCTGCGGCATGAGCTCTTGGATTATTTTCAATATAATTGAATCCTTCCATAGAAACAACATCAAATCTATTTTTAAACTTAGTAACAGATTCTGCCTCATTTCTGGAATCATTTTTATGATGAACAATTATAGATTTATTTCCTAATATTTTTTCATTATAATGAGCATAGTCGTAAACGGCTACTTCTGTTCCTCTTACAGTGAAATGTGGTGTATAAAAGCAAATAGTTTTCATTATGGTTTTCTCACATAAATTTCATCGTGGCAAACTTTACCAACAAAAAGATATAAATCATTTAAATAATCTTTAACATCTGAATTGTAACCATTATTTTCTGCACTTATTACATCTATTTTGTATTTGTTCAAATCTACACTTTTTAAAACGTTTAATTCGGATCCTTCGGTATCAATAGAAAGATAATTAATATGATTTATATTATTTTCTTGAAATAAATCATTTAATGTTTTGGATTGAATTTTTATTATATTTAATTCACCGCCATGATTTGTAATTTCATTTTTGATTCTATCCATATGTTTTTCGTCATATGCTGATTTTATCCCACTTAACATCTCAGAATATCCTCGTATACTACAAAATTCTACTTCTTCAGTATTTTGACTTATACAACAATTGTAGGTTTTGCATTTTCTATTTTTTATTAGCTTGGGGTATACATCTGGGTGTGGTTCTACACAAATACCATTCCATTCTAAATCCATTTCGGCATATGCTGTATTAGATGAACATAATCCATCATGAGCTCCAACATCAACAAAAAATAAATTTTTTGCATTATTAAATATGTTATGCATAACATATTCCCATGGTTGGGGGTATGGTAAAGTACTTTCTCTTTGATATATCATAAAAATGTTTCTTTCATTTATAAAATATTAGTAAGCTGTTGTTTTATATTATCTAGTGATAAAACCTTATCCTTAAAAAGATATTCGTCGCAAATTTTATTATATTCTTCTTGATTGTTATCTAACCATATAACTCTATCTACAAATTCATTTATACTATTAAAATTGTAAAGATTTAAAAATGAATTTGGATTGAAATCTTTTTCACAATTATTGTCTGCCCAATACAAAGGAAGACATCCTGATATTTTTGCGTGTATTAATTTTTCTGTATAATAGCCTGGATGTATTGAATTTTCAAAACATATATTAAATTTATAATTAGATATTAATTCACATTTAGTATCTTCTCCATAAGGAATAGAGTTATTAGTTACTCTTCCATAACAATGAACTGGTTTATATTTTGACAACTTTTGTATCATTTCTATTCTATATGGTGAGGGATTATTAAAAACAATAGAACAAAATTGAGTTTTTTCTTTTTGTATCCATTTATTATAAGCTATTTCTTGTAATGGAATGACAAATTGTGGATTGCCATAGTTTTTTTTATTAAACCAATCTAATTGTAATAACCATAAAGGTAATCGTATATTTTTATGAGAATACGTATCAAAATCAAATGTTAAACTATAATCACAATCATTATAATTTGGTCTTACATTTTCTCCGGTATAAAATATTTTTTTAACTTTATTTCTGTTTGCTGCTTTGTGCCTTTCACCAAAACAAGAATAAATTAAAACATCAGTTTTGTCTGAAAATGGAACTAAATTGTAATTTCTATTCATTGATTTTAATAAATCAATAAAAAAATTATTTTCATATACGAATCCATCCCAAAAATCAATAAATGATATGTTCATTATTATTTCCTTAAAGGTCTATCAGTATATCTTATATCAAAATTGTGTAACTTTATTAATATAAGTTGTATTAAAATTATGTAATAATTCAAATTTTCCGCTATGGGTATATGAATGTTCATATGTCTGCTCATCTAATAAAAAATACTGGTCTATATCTTTTGGAGAATGTATTTTTAAAATATTTTCTTTGACTACTTGAGCTAACATACAATCATTAGGACCAACATAACCATTATTTTCTACGTAATCGGTTAAAATTTTAGCTCCATTTTTGTTTATGGCGTATGCGGCCAATCCTTCACATAATAATGGAAGTGCTGGGGTATTAATGTATTCTACCAGATCTGGAGATAGTACGTTAACATGAGGAAAATTGTAACCGGGGGTTTTTGATTGATTGTGTGCTGTTACTGCTTGTAGATTTAAAAAACAAACATCATTATTTGATAAAAATAATTGTTTTAATTTAGATAAATTTGATTGTGGTTTTGCATCATCTTCACAGATAACCAAATATTCGTCTTCCGTGTTTAAAAACTCTTTCCATAAAAAATAATGGGCAAGATATGCCGCAATTTCTCCAAAACGCATCCAAGCTCGATTTGTATATTTTAATATTTTTGGTTCATTTATTAAAAATTTTTTACCTTTACAATTAACATACCACAGCCCATGAATATTTTCAAAAGAACATTCATCTTGAGATATACCATTTTTGAATGTAAATAGTAAATTAAATTCACCAAATAATTTTTGCATTCTTTCTTGTCTATTTTTTGCACTCGGTAATGTTATTATTTCTATTTTCATATTTGTATTTCACTTTTATAAATGTTATTTTGTGAACCCTGAATAGTTATACCTGGCTCATACCAGTATACATTCATATTTAATTTAAGAAACCTATAATTTAAATCCCAATCGTATGCATAATATGCTTTATTTTGTTTTATCTCATTAAATAATTTATTAGCAGCTGATGGTGTTATTAACATGCTGTCTGTACATTTTGACTTTAATAGTTTTGTGTTTTTAACAAATCCCTGTCCTTCTATACTTAAATTACAACCGGTTCCAAAAAATATAAAATCCCAATCATTAGGAATATTTTTTAAATCAGCAATAAATTTTTCTAGAATTATAGGATCAAAAAAAACATCATCTTCAAAAACTAATGCAGGTTCTGTTAAATTTGATATTTTTTCTAATATTTTATATTGTTTATGATATAATGATTTTTCTTTATTTGTTAAATTTTTGTTTGGAAAATTAGGAAGAAGTATTGAATTTCTTTCCGCATCTGAAGCAAATACAACAGAGCTATCTTCAGAAGTAACAATTTCTATATCTTCTACAAAATTACATTTAGTTAATAACTCTAAAATGTTATTAAGTCTGTTTTTTAATCCTTTTTTGTGTACTAAAAATATTTTCATTATTTGATTCTCTTGATTATATTGTTATAAACACCATTTAGAGAAAAATAAATAGGCCATAGTTGTTTTATTTTATTTCTCATATATTCTATTTTTTCATCGGAATATGATCGTAAAATATTTTCTAAATTGGGTAAATCATTTTCTGTTATCAGAACAGAAAAATCATTCCAATTTAATTCATCTTCCCATGGTAAATAAAATTTATTTGTTATAATAACTGGTATGCAACCCAATTGCATACATTCATATAATCTAAAACTATTTAAACCGTATCCTCTAGGACATAAACAAAATTTACTGTTTATTGCACTGTTTATAAACATTTTAAATTCATCTTGTATCAAAGGCTTACCAGTTGATTGTCTCATATAAAATGTAATATCTTTTATATTTTCACAAATTTTCATTAATTTTTGTCTGATAGGGTGAGTATAAGAACCAACAAAACATGCAAGCAATTCTCGTTTATGTGTTTCTTGTTGTGATTTTATTGGTAATTCTGAACAAACTAAAGGTATTGGTACTATACCAGATTTTTGTATATTTCCTCCAGCAGAAAAACACAAAGTATTTTTTGGTAAATGCTCCATGGGAGCATCATCGTGTTGACTCACTGTAAAATAGTTACCATTTATAGGAAGATTATTTAAATATTCTTGGAGATCTTGTTTTTTATTATCACAGTATAGTGTAGTCCAACTTATACCAATATAATCTGCATTTACATGTGGTAATTCTTTTGAAAATTTATTATAAAAATAATCTTCAAGATAATCACCAATATGATATGGTGGATATGTTGGATAACTGGGTTTAATTCTAAATCGGTCTTCTGTATAGATCATATATGCCACATTCCTTCTTGTTTAAATTTATTAATTTTTGTATCAATCCCCACCATATGATTATTGTGCACTATCACGGCTTTGTCTTTCTTTCCTAGTGTATGATACACATAACCATTTGGAAATTTTTCTTGATCTAATATGCCACAGCTGTTTGCGTACTTTCTTACTTTATTGTTGATTAAAATTTGATCGTCTTCTTCTGTGTTTTCTCCACATTCAGATATTAGTTGTTCACATTCTTTTGTATTATTAAATACCATAAATCCAGAACAAATAAAAGAACCGGGAGTATCGCATTGAAACAGTATATGAGTGTGGTTGTCGATTATGGGTAATGGATTTGATTTAAACACAATATCCGTATCGATCCAACAAAGAGATTTATGTGTTTGGTATATTTCTTTAATTAATTTCCATTTATTTTTAACAATTTGTCTAAAATTACTAGACGGATCAAAAGACCAATTTTGATAATTTGTTAATGGTGTTTCTTGATATAAAAACGCACCTTTATAATGCTTCAATTCGTTGTGTGCATTTTTATCCAGGCAAGCAATAATAAAATCATCTGGATTTAATCCTACTAATTCTCCAGATTTAATCATATTTTTACAGATATCAATACAGCCACTATTTAGTTGGGTTAAAAATTTCATGTTCTATCATCTCGTATAAGTAATCATCTGCTAATTTAAAATGACTCAAAGCATTTAAATTGTGCTCTATTGACTTAATCTTAGATATGTATAATTCTTCGGTTAAAGTATCAAGTATTTGTTTTTCTTTGTCCATTTCCAACCAAATAATTCCCTGTGGATCAAAACAGCTTGGGATTTGTTTTGTTCCTACGTATATAGGAATAGTACCTGTGGCAAAACAATCTGTTATTTTTTCTGTGGTGTACGCATCGTAAACACCATTTTCTACCACGATACTAAACATATAATCTCTGATACCATCTATTTTAGTATTCCATGGATTGCGTATATCTGTTACTGTTCTTTTTGTTCCGTGTGCACCGCCAAATACATCAAAACCACAATCAAGAGCTAATCTCGCAATTTGATGTCTGTATACATGCCCTTCTGTCATCAATTTTGGAGAACAAAACATCGAACATGTTTTATTTTTAGAGTAAATTTTCCAATCATTTTTATTTACCCAAGGATAATTACTACCATTAGGGCAATATATAAAATTTTTATGCAAAGATAATAATTCATGATCGCATGTAAATATTTTATTATAATAATTTTCAAATAAAATTTTATAATTATGAATTAAAAAATTATAAACGTCCGGAACAATAAATTTGGACTCACACACCCATCCGAATGTTTTATTTTTTTCAAAAGAATAATCAGGACGAATCATCAATCCACGATCAACATGGACGTTACATATTCCTGTTTGTAAATTCCAATCAAATTTTTTTGGTTTTATATTAGAACAAGACGAATGAGACGCATCAAAAGGAAGACCTATTCCTTTTATTTTGTACCGGGACTCTGCCATGCTATTAAATCCTCACTCATTCCTAATCTTTTCAGAGCTTCTTTCTTTGAATCAGCATCCGCTAGACCCATTACAATAGCCGAATGTTCATTTTCTTGACCGGGCCATACACAATATTCTGGACCTATAAATTTCATACGAAATCCTTCTTTTTGGTAGAAAGAGTGTAAAATTCCTATTAAAGCTTCATGATCAAACCATTGGCCATTGTTAGCCATTTGTTTTGCCATAAAGGTCCAGTGTTGTAAAAATTCCAATACTTTGGAATTAAAATCTAAATAGATCGGTGATGCTTTTGCTGCGTGCAGTTTGTTGGTAGAACATGCGACTGCCAAATCTGTATTTCCTATAAATTGATCAAATATATTCAGATCTTTTCGCACGTCTGAATCAATATCCAACCAAACAAGTGGTTTTTGTTTTTGGACTAACAGTTGATAAATGAATTGTGGTTTACTCAGACAATTTTTTTGATACGAACCTAAAGAATCTTTTTGTCTGATATCATGTGGTATATTTAAACGAACTAACTGTTCGTGTAGCCGTTTTGCATGATCGCTGTAATATGTTTTACCGTCTATGTCACTATAAAAAGAAATCACTTCAGTTTTCATGATTAAGAGTTTCCTATATGATATTTAGGCACCAGTTGCCATTCTTTCTTTTCTTTATGGGGAATAATTTTTAATTGAGCCAGAGAAATAATTGGTTCTTTATATTCTTCTGGATCGACTGCTTCTACTAGCCCCCATTCTACTAGCAGCTTTACAATCATATTACGACGGCCAAGGTCGGTATCGTCTATATCTGTTTCTAATCCGTCAAGATCTAACATTTCTTTAAAATGCATAATAGCGTAACGTCCTCGCTTGTGGAGGATGTGACAACTTTGATACAGCTTTTTTTCTTTCTTGGATGACACACCCATGCGGGTAAGTGTTTCTTTGACCTTGAGAAAATCGTCTTTAGATTTTAATTTAATTTCAACTCCAAGGCCATCAAAAATATCTTCGGGTTCCATAATAATCCGCTTTCATTAAAATTTCAGTAACACGGAATTATTTAGGAATTTTAGTATTTGTGCCACCTTGATTCAAACGAGCAAAAATAAGCTTCCAATCGTCTTCTGATATTAGTTCTGCTGCCTGTTTGGCTTTGGTATGGGAGTAACCGTATAGGGTCTTTAAAGCGTCTATACGGTCATTAGACTCGTCCTTGATCCACTTACTGTATCGTTTACGGGCTCGGGCAGATACTCGAAGAAAGTCGTACTGGAGCTTTTTGCCCAAACCTGGTAAGCGGTTCATTTCATTTGCCAAAAATATAGTATCAGAAAAGTACGAAAGACCACGATTGGCTAGAAATGGATTGTACTCCCGTTCGCACCCGGGGTCTTCGTCCATAAGTGGAATTTTTGTTTGATTTATGGAATTTAGGAAGTCAAACGGATTCATTCCTTAAACTCACAATTCATCATTACTTCTACCATAAACGCACACAGATTGATTTCTTGGTCCGCTACAAATGCGGTTTTGTATTGGTATTCGCCTATAATCACAACTGCTTGAGGAATGCTCTTGGGATCTAGATGCTCGTATAAGCCATCGTAGACCTTCCTAAACACGTCCTGAGGGCTGTTGTCTAGATTGTTGGCTACCCACTTACGAATCTCTGTAAAGTTCTTGGTCTTTAAGAACCCCATCAATTCCTTGATGTTAAGTTCTCCAGCCGTGCTAAGGATTCCAATATCAATAACCCCAGCCGCAGAGTACCTCTGGAGTTCGTTTAGGGTACGACGAAAATCCGGAAAAAACTTGACGACGACCTTAGACAGCACCTTGAGATCGTACTTGATGCCTTCTTCGTCTAGAATACCTTGACAACGGGACAGAAACTGCTTGGCCAGTTCTGGACGTTCCTTTGCAGGGAAATTAAAATCAATAACCGTGCAACGAGAATGGATAGGCTCAATAATACGGTTCTTGTAGTTGCACGTCAAGATAAACCGGCAAGTCTTAGCAAACTCTTCAATAGCTCCACGAAGGGCTGGCTGAATGCTCTGGGCGTTAGAGTAGTCGAACTCGTCCAGAATAACGATCTTCTGCTTGGCCCCTTCTGACAGCGACACCGTACTGGCAAATTGTCGGATCTTGGTTCGTAGGGTATCAATATTACCGTCTTCAGAACAGTTGATCAGAATATAATCTGCGCCTAGTTGGGTACACAGTGCCTTGGCTACTGTGGTCTTACCCATACCGGGCTTGCCTGCTAGAAGCAGATTAGGGCACTCCCCAGACTCCACAATACTATTAAACGTGTCCTTCAAGTCTTGAGGAAGTACGCAATGATCAATAATAGCAGGACGATACTTCTCAACGAGAAGTCCAATAGCATCATTTGCAGTTAGCATATTATCCCTTGTAGGTGCTGCTGGCATCCATAGCCACCCAATACGTTAGTGGACGACTGGCGTTTGTAAACTGACCAATCACGCTCTTAGACAGAGCTACGTGATAATCTCCATCTAACATCTTCATGTTTTCCATCTTGAAGTTAAATGAAAACTCGGCTTCGTTCTTGTTTTCACCAACCTCAATAGAGAACACGTTACAGGTTGGATCCTTGAGATCCTTTACCACAGCAAGTACCTTGTCATCTTCAGAAATAAAACACAAATCTGGATTGCCTAGAACAGCACTTGCTCGTTGTAGTTCCTTAAAGTCATCTGCAGTAAGATCAAACTCTACGACAGAATCGATCTTCTTGATGCTCTTAGTTGGATATGATAGGAGCTTAGGATCAGAATAATAGTATTTTACAGTGGAACCTCTAGCACCAGTAATTGTCATGTACTTGTTTTCAAAAGCAAATTCTGGTTCTTGAAACAGTGAAATAACACCCAGAAGCTTGTTCAGATCCCAAATACCAAACTCAGTATCAAAAGATTCTTCAACTTCTACCTCTGCCATGATGTTCTTGGTAGGGGACATAGTTGTAATCTTTGAACCGGGCTTTACATACAGATTAGAATTAATACCGCTGAAATTCTTAAGAATGTTCAGCGTATCCTTAGAGATTGTTGTTGTCGCTTTAGTCATAATATACATTTCCTTTTATTTGTTAAATCGTTCAAAATTTTCAAAATCATCGCCATCAGATGTGTATCCGTGGCGAAGATCATTTAACCACTGTTGTTGATTTGGTTTGCGAGGGCGTTTTGTTTTTCGCGCTTGCTTACGTTCTTTTTGTTCACGCTTCCAACGCTCATACTCTGATTCAGGTTCTGGGGTATACATCAAAACTCCTCTAAATGTGGCATGAGACTCTTCAGTTTATGATCAATAAAATACTGAAGCAGCTTGGTTCTGCCTTTTCCTTTCTGAGACTGATAAGATTCTAAAATACGATCTTGTAGATCTTGTGGTACATTACTCATATCAATTAGTGTACTGTTTCTAACATATTTAGGATTTTCATAAAATGTGGACAATTCCGCGTCCTTTTTAATTTGTGTAATTCGTTTTTGAGTTAATGGTGTTTGGCGCTTTCCGTCTTGCACAAAGGTATCGTCATCGCTCAGAATATTAGGAATTCCGTCACTAGAATCACCACCAATTACATGTTCAAAAAGAAATCCACGAGGATCGGAACATGTAAGATATTTATCTGTAGTGGGGCTGTATTGCTCTACATTTGGAAACATCTGTAATTGTTGAAAGTCTTTATCGTTAGAAATAATAAGAACTTTTTCGGATGGCGAATAAGTCTTGCAAAGAGTGTAAATAATATCGTCTGCTTCTGCTCCTTGCATACGAATGCTAGGATACGGAAAAACGTCTTTAATTTCTTCTCTTAGATTATCCAGTACATCAAAAACAGCTTTCCATTCTTCTTTCTTAGATTCTTGCTGCTTTTTACGATTTGCCTTATAATAAGGAAAAATCTCTTTGCGCCAATAATTATTTCCGTCATTACAGAGAATCATTTCTCCATAATTGCGAAACTTTGTGCGATATTTACGATACGTGTTCAGAACCGTATGGCGAACATAATCTTCATTCAAGGGTTCGCCATCTTTGGATGCCTGAAAAATATTAGCCAGAATAATCTGGTTGTTGTCAATAAGTAACATGATTTAAATATACCACAGAAAAAACAAAAGTCAAAAGATTTGTACCCATTGTTCGGAATTTGAATCAATAATATATTTGTACAATCTTCCAGTACTTGGATTGAACCATTCATCTCCCTGAACCACTCTGGCGGGTGCGGTAGTGGAATTGTAATAAGTTACTGTTGTTCCAGTTCTTTCACTTGCTAGTGGTTCCCATCCTGACGCTTTGTGCTCCGGAGAAAGACACGGTGTAGGAATTACTTTTGCAATATACGCTTCTCCATTTTTATATACAACATCACCTTTGGCGTATTGTATACAATTTCCAGAACCGTCTGTTACTTTAAATATTGTTGGAAAATTAGCCATTAAGAATTTCCTTAAATTCCTCTAATGTAGTTATCATTTGTTTGATCTTACGTTTACCGAGGAACGAAAATCCTTCTTTAAGATCTGCATCTTGGCCTTTATATGCTGTTTTTAGTTCTTTAATGTGTGGGTCTAGAACTTTAGCTAAACGCTTATAGTGTACAGGCTTGATGCCTTCACTACGAAGCCATTCAGTATGATCTACGTTCTTTAGTCCATCGTGGATTGCAAGATCGTAAAAATGATCAATACGGCCTTCAATTACGGCCATGTATTCTATACTCTTCTTTAGAATACGTTCTTGAACATTAACCCTTTCCTTGTTAGGATCTTCGATCTTAGCCGGACGAATCAACCCCTGATGAATAATCTGGTCTACGTTCTTCTTGATCATATCCAGAGTTTCTGGTCGTAGTTTAGCCCCCAGATTCATAATACGGCAACGGCTACCAATATACATAAACTCCATAGCATTGATATCGCATGCTGCAGCCGCCTTGATGTCCTTTTTAGAATACTCGTTCTTCATCATCCAGTCGATGACCCATGGCTTGCACATGTTATTGTCACACGAATAACTGTACCAGTTAATAGCCTTAAGGATCTTGGTATCGTATTCTTCTGGAGTTAGCTTGTCTGCATCCTTCCATATAGGCTCGCTACCCATAATTAGCGAGTCTACAGAATCTCCCCTACCGATGCGGCGTGACACCTTTTTCTTTTTCTTTTTCATTTATATCCGTATTTTTTCAGTTCTTTATTATACCATTCAAAAAATTCTGCTTCTTCTTTTTTCTTTTTATCTTCTTCTTTTTTAATTTTAGCTTCCCACAATTTAGGATTTTTAAGATAAGCATCAGGAACTCTAAACTTATGTGGAGATCCTTGATATGGTATTTTTCTTTTATCTTGTTTTTTTCTCATACAATCCTACTAAAGTTCTTTTTCTTGTCGAATTGAACAACGTGATTGAATCTATCTAGTAGTTGGTCCGTCTTATGGCTAATGACATAGACGTTTGCACGGGCACCAAAACTAGACAGCAGTTTCATTAGCTCATCCACTCCACCACTGTCCAAACTGGAATCAAATACTTCATCCAGAATAAGCAGATTAGTATTGACACTGTTCTTCAACTTTGCGATCTCTCGCCATGTCAGAAGCAGTGCCAGATCGATTCTCATTTTCTCGCCTTCGCTGAACGATTCGTAACAGAACTCGTCACGATGGCGGCTCTTAATGACTTCGTTAAACTCCTCGTCTAGATGGAAGTTTGCGTAGAAGTCCATGTTGTTTAGATACTTGTTCACGTACTTGTTAATTAGTGGAATATAGTATTTTACAATCTTGGCTTTGATTCCACTGTCCTTGAACAAGAATACCAGTTTATCATACGAACGGAGCGTGTCAAGAGCTTTCTGTTTTTTTTCCAAAAGTTTTTCTTGTTTGGATAGCAGATCAGAAAGACGTTCCTGTGCTTCTTGAATCTTGGCTTGTGTGTCTGCGGTTTCTACAACCGCCAGCATCTCCTGATCTAACTTTTGGTTTAGTTTAACCAGAGACTCTACTGTTTGCTCTTTGGCAGAAGCTTTGATGATTAGATCATTAAGTTTATTTTGAACACTGGTAATCTTGTTCAAATTATTCTTAGACATATTGATTGCTTCTTTTATGCGTTCCAGTGAACGGTTATGTTCTTGTGCTTTTTCTGTCTTTTCAGCAATAACTGTTTCTTTGTGTTCCTTGCTGATGGTTTGTTTGCAGGTTGGGCAACTTTGGTTCTTTTCAAAGAACTTGATGTCTTCTTGAACTCCCTCAATAGTACTTTCCAGTTTAAAAAGTACAATTTGTTGTTTTTTAAGTTCAGCACTGATCTGATCTCCCGGTTCTGTTTCGGCTTCCAGTTCCTTCATGGTCTTTTGAAGAGCTTTGATCTCCTTGGAAAGGGCCTTGATGGTTTCGGTGTTTTCTTCCAGAGTCTTTTTACGGTCTGCCACACGATCTGACGTGTTGCGTTGGTACGACTCCAACACCTCTTTGGTTGCAGAAACTTTTTCGTTTACTAACAATAGTTCAGACTCTACTGCCTGTAGGTTGCCTTTGGCAGTACCAATCTTGGTTTTTAGTACACCATTCATCTCTGAGAAGATACCGATGTCTAAAATATTTTCAATAACTAGACGACGATCTGCTGGGGTTAACTGCATGAACGGAATAAACGAAGATGAGCCAAGCACAACCACTTGAGAGAACGTCTTATGATTCATGCCCACAATTTGTTCTTCTAGGATCTTCTGGTAGTCTTTACTCTTAGCGTCTTCATTCAGTAGCTCATCGTCCTTGTAGATCTTAAACACTTTGGGAGCCAAACCACGAACAATTTTGTATTCGGTTTTACCAATACTGAATTCTAATTCCACCACACAATTTTTCTTGTTGATGCTATTTACAAGTTGGGGAATGTTCATGTTACGAAACGGTTTGCCAAATAGGGCAAACGAGATAGAGTCTAGGAAAGCAAACGACTTACCGTTACCATTAGAACCACACACCAGAGTTGTGTTATTTTTGTTTAGGTTAATTTCAGTAAAGGTATTACCGAAAGAACCAAAATTCTTAAAACGAACAGTCTTGAATGTGATCACTCTAAACTCTCCATATAAAGCTCACGCACAATATTCTTTAACTCTTCTTTGTTTTCTGCTTCCATCCCATCAATCTCTTTGTTGATAAGACTTAGAGTGTCTTCGGAGATATCCAGTTCGCCCTCTTCCTTGGTACGATCAGTCAGATCTTCAATAATACTAACGTTTGCTGGTTCAGCAGCGTACAGGTTGTCAATAAACTGATCAAACTTAGTTTCACTCTTCTTCTCGTACACCAGCACTTTTACATACGTTCCCTTGTAACGGGCCGGATCAAAGTCTTGAATCAGAGTTCCGTTTCGCCATTCCACATTATGGAACATTTTCATGGGATTGGGAATAAATTGAAGATCTCGGGTCTCTGTGTCCAGCACATGGAATCCCTTAATCTCATTGGTATCAATACTGGTCATCTGGTATTGTGTGCCCAGATAGTGTACATTTCCCTTGGAACTTTTCTTGTGAAAGTGACCAGACAGCACCAGATCAAACTTTTCTAGGAACTTATCGTCCATGCCTTCACCGAACTTTACACCGGGCATAACTTCGTAACCACTTAATTCCAAGTGGCCTGCTAGTATAGTTGCCTTGGTGTTCTTGATTTTTTGCATGAACCGGTCTTGATTTTCTTCGTTGATCCACGGAACCATAAGAATAGTAGCACCGTTGAAGCACACTTCTTGTGCATCTTCATACAGATGGAACGAAGGATGACATTCTGCCAGCACTTCTTTGGGTGAGTTTAGCCGGTTTGTGTTCTTGTAAAACACATCGTGGTTACCCAAGATGCAGTGTAACTCTACACCATTCTGGTCAAACCAATCAATAAATCGCTTCTTGGTGTGATGAAGGGTATTAAAGTTCACAAACTTTCGACGGTCAAACAGATCACCTAAGTGAAGAACTTTAGTAATTCCGTGTTTTTTAAGATACGGAAAAAACTGGTCTTCAAAAAACTTTAAAAAATGATTAAGGAACAGAGGAGAATCGCCACGTGCTCCAAAATGCGTATCACTAATAACTGCAATTTTCATTTTGTAGATTTACGCTTTTTACGTTTTTTTGGTTCGTACTTTTCTATATCACGTTCAGAAATACTAAAATGCTCACTTAGAGCTTCACGTTCGGTTGATTTATCAAAATAATTTTCTTTAAACCACTTATGTAGTGTACCATCATCCATGTTCTCTGTCAACTTAAATTTTATGTATGCTTGTTTCTTTTCTCTTTCTATTCGGCGTAAAAATGCATAATATATTATTTGAGTAAAATATGAAAATGGATTTTTTGATTTACGTGGATTAAAATTGTGAGCGTACATCAAACAATTTTCAATTCCATCACCGATCATTTCATCTTTGTACGGATAGTTCATAAAATTAGATTTAGAACATAATCGTTCTGCAATCTTTAAAAAGCAACTTCCAATATATTCAGAAACTGGTGGTTTTTCATCGCCACTATCTTCAGCTTCTCGTATTTCTCTTTTCCACTTGATCATTTCCGCTAAGAATTGCTTGTTGTCTACGTAATGATCGTTGTTTAATTCTTTTTCTACTAATTTTTCTATTTGTTTTTCTGGTTTTATCTTCTTTTTAACTTTTTTTAATTTTCCACTTGACATGCTATAAAAATCCTGATATAATATATTGTCTGAGTAAAAAGGAATATTAGATTATCTGTAGTCTTCTGAAGACGGATCAGCACTCCAATCCGTCCACTCATTACCCAAATCCTTCTTGTCCTTCTTATTACCAGTGTACTTGGTGGGGTTCATACCTTCGCCATTTCCATTGGTAATTTCATTGATCATTTCACCTAATTCTTTTCGATCAAGAATGCCTGAACGAAGAAGTTCAACAAGTACTTCGGGTGAAAAGACCATGTTCATAAACACCATTTTATCATCTTTTTTGGGTTTTGCAAGATCTTTTAAGTTAGAATCTTCTTCGGGTAAATTAAACAGATCTTCCATCATCTTTTCGAGATTTTGCTGAATCTTGTCCAACGATTGTTCATCCATTTCCGTTGCATTTGGGGGCAATTCTGGCAAACCTAAGGGAGGTAAATGTGGCTTAAACGGTTTAGCTTTTAATACAGATTTATCTTCCTTACGCTTTTCTGATTCGTATAAAAATGTTACATCTTTGGATGGTTCTAATAATGCGTTCACAGCATCTTGCGGAATAACAGTTTGTTTATCGGTTGATAATATCAACCAATTTTTTAACATAAAAATTTCTTTCATGCTACCAAACAAGTCTTGAGAAACCATTGATCTAAAAACCATGGGTCGATGTAGCTTATATTTACCGTCTCTGGTTCTGGTAACACCAGCTATAAGTTCTTCACCCGATTTCATTTTGAGTATCTTGTACGGTTTTCTCATTGGACTCCTTTGGTAACTGAATAGAGAAAATTTTGTAAGGAAATCTCTCATTATTATATATTTTTAAACGAGCATCTAAATGGTTCATGCCGTGGTTGATGTAGCTCTTATAACGAAGATCGTCAGCTATATCAAACAGCTTCATGTGCTGTTTAGTGTCACTCTTACGTAATCCACGACCGATTGATTGTAATACACGAACGACTGATTTGGATGGTGAAGCAAAAATAACGTTGTGAATGTTCTTAATATTTATACCTGTGCTGCATGTACCGTACGAAGCAAGAAGAACTGAATCGGATCCTTTATCGACTGCTTTACGGATTTGTTCACGGGATTCTACTTCTGTTTCACCATGGATAAAATAAACAGGTTTATCCAATTCTGATTGTAATAGTTCGTGAAGCGGTTTGCCTTGCAGTTCCACAAAGTTAAACAGCACTAATGTATTACCGGGTAATTTTTTACACAGGGTTTTAATAAATTGATTTCGTTGTGGATTACTCACAACCCAACGAATTTCGTCCACATACGTCATTTTTTTAGTTGTTTGAACGTCTTCGGGGCTGTACTGAAGTTGTAAACAATCAATACTAATCTGCGACAACAAATCCTGGTCTATAAGTTTTTTGGTTGTGGTGGTGTGATACGTTGGACCAAACAGCCCCTCAATAACCAATTTGTGTGTTTGAGTACCGTCTAATGTACCGGTTGTGCCTATTCTGTACTTGGTTTTCTTGGCCTTACTCATGATTGAAGTAAGTGATTTGGCTTTAAACAGGTGGCACTCATCGCCAAACACTCCAATAAAATCGTCAAAGTACTCAAATGGCTGGTTGTAAATGCTTTGCCATGTGGAAATAATTATTCGTTTGGTAGAGGTTTTGTCTTTACCGGACATGACGGTATGGATGTTTCTATCCGCTTTCCACGTATCTTGTTTGGAATAGTCTCGAAAGTCTGCCAACATCTGCGCCACAAGGCTGGTTGTAGGAACAATTATCAGGAGTTTTCCGGTTGGGTTTTGGTCTAGCATCCAACGACACAGGAGGTAGATCATCATAGACTTACCAGAGCCTGTAGGAGACACTAGAAGGGCCCTAGAACGCTCTAGGGCGTGTTGTACGGCTTCTATCTGGTAGTCGTAGGGTTGAATGGGCTTGCCTCCTGCAGACAGCGGTAACCCGTGTATAAACTCCTTGACTTTTTCTGGTTTAGGGATATCGTATGGAGCAGGAATATGCTCCCAAGTGTACCCCCGATCTTTGGCAAATTTAACCACATGGTCTATAAGGCCAGCGTATACAGTCTGGGTATACAGATTAAACAGACGAATCTTACCGTCCCAGAGACGTTTTTTAAACGCAGGGGTGTATTGAAAATTAGGAACAGTAAACGTGAAGTAGCCGTTCAACTCTTTGGCTAAAGAGCGATCACAATCAATCTTTAAATTAACCGAATCCGGTTGTGTGATCGTTATATCAGCCATTAAACCCCTTGGGTAAATTTAAGCCAATCTATAATTGAACGAATCTGCCATTGGCGATTATTAACAATTTTTACTACATCTTCCAGATAGTTAACTTTTTCTTGTTGAAAGTTTACTTTTTCTGATGCTTTAATGTAATCTGAATCTGATTCAATCATTTGGTCTGCTTCGTTCTTGAGGATGTTTAGTTCAAACGGCTCCCAACCGTGCTGGTCTAGCTCTTCTTTGCTCATGCGGCCAGTATAGTATAACCATTTATTACGACGAAGAACGGCTAACTCGTTTTCCATCCGCTTAAGTTTTAACTTCTCATCCATGTACATAATCAGATATTTGTTGTGTATTTGCGGAGTTCTGGACGATTCTGCGTCTAAAGCAGTTTGGTCGATTTCCAGATCTTTTTTGATCATGTTTTTTAATTCATCTAGGTTCATACTCATATTATACAATAAATTATAAAAAATTCAAGCTAATTCTACAGTATATCCTGTGTGTGCAAACTTAGCACTAGCAATCACTTCTGTGGATGAAGCAGCGTTTACAGTAAAATTAATTCCACTTATGTACTGCGGAAACACATTTTTAAAATGAATTTTATATTTTGGATTAAACGCACTGTTTGTGATTATTAATGTGGCGTCTGAGGTTTTTTTATTGTACGGTAATGTTGCTATATCGTCAGTATAGTTACCGGTTGTTCGTATCCATTCGTGTAGCTCTCTCCAGTTGGTAAGATTTTCGTCTACACGAAACGTAACTTCCAGATCTTCAAACCGAAAAGCTCCGGTTGGAATTTTTACAGGATGGCCTAAGGTTGTTGGCTGTTCTTCTACACCGTATCCAATTCCCGGTAAATTTACACTCTGACAAAAGAAAACCATGTTAGGAACACGATCCAATATAAATTGAAAATAATTTACTAATAATGGATTGGTAGAACGATTGCATGGTGCTGTCATAATAATATTTATGCAAACGAAAAGGGCTCCCCTTTTTGGGGGGAGCCCTTAACGTTAGGGTTTAGTGATTAGTTACGGTTTAGATCAGAGACCGAAACCGGTGTTACCGTGGAGGTTGGTAACGGCAAAAAGACGGTAGTATTGGTTTCCACCGAGAGCATTGATGTCAGTGTTCTCAGCGAAGGGGTTGGCTACCATGCCGTAACGAGTCTTGAAACCAATCTTTGGTTGGAAAGTATTGGTATCAACTGCTCTTACCATTTGTAGAGGAACGTATGGGCAGTAGAACATACCGGCATCGTATGGGCTTGCACCACGATAGCCGACTAGGCAGAAGTTTGAACCTAGAGCAGCGTACGGATCAATGTAAACCTTGAACTTGCCGTTGAGGATACCAGCAAAAGTGTTGCCGGTGTCGTCAACCTCTAGTTGAGGTTGTAAGGCAGGAGTGAGGTTTAGGAAGCCACCCATGGCGAGAGCTGAAGCAACGTCGCTGCTGCAAACAACAAAGTTACCCTTACCACGACGAGTTTCCTTGGCAATTACGTTAGCTTCACGCTCAATTTGGAACATGAGGCCACGGAAACGCTCGGCACTCCAACGACCGTCAGAGTCGGTGTTAAGATCGTACACGCCTCTGTTGTCTAGATCGCTTTGTTGGCAACCGGCTTTAGCTGTGCGGTATAGAGTATAAATTAGCTCGCGGTTAATTTCACTGAGAATTTCGGTGCTAAGGATGTTAGCAAGCTCGCTCTCAGCGTCTAGGCCGTGAACAGCCTTGAGGTCTTGAGCTAGCTCAGTGCTGTACTCAGCCTTTAGGGCACGAGTCTTGGCTTCTACAGCTAGACGCTCAATGCTGAACGCCATTTCTTGGAACGCTGGTGAAGTGTTTGAAAGATTTTCACTAGTGCTGGTAAGCAAACCACGGAATCCGTTGATGTCAAATGCGCTATCGCGGATACCAAAGTTAGGACCTTGAGCAAAACCACCGCTAGTACCACCGCTTACACCGACTGGGTTAATACCGCCGGTAGCTGAGAATGGTGCACCGGCTGAAGTACCGGCTGAACCACCAAACTTAGCCCATGGCTCTTGGAACAGAGCTTCGCCAGTTACGTTGCCTCTTGTGCCTTGACCACCGTAACGGCTACGCATGGCAAAGATTAGGCCGGTTGGTGCGCTCATTGGTTGAACGCCGGTTAGATCGTAGGCCATGAGATTAGGCATGCTACGACGAACTAGGCTGATAAGAATTGGGTCGTAACCTGCGATACCGCCGGAAGCAGCACCTACTTGACCAGTGGCTGGGTTGCCGCCCATAGAGTTGGTTGGAGCTTCAACAAGATATTGCTCACGAAGAGCCTTCTCTTGGTTTTCTAGTAGTATAGCAGTGCACTTTTTCTTGTAAGTATCTTGAATTTCTGGAAGTGCCTCGTGGTTTAGTAGAGGATTCCATTTTTCTACGAGTGTATCGTAGGGGGTTTGGTTTGCAAAATCCATTGACATTTTAATTTTCTCCTTGAAAAGTTTTAGTTATTTATGGATTAGTAAGTTTTGGTTTGACGAGACAGAGCGTTTACATATACAGACATTGGACCTTCAGAAACTTGTGTGGTGTTCCTTTGCTCTGTAAGTGTTTCGGGTTCTTTGGCAGCAACAGGAGCAGCCTTAAGGTAATTTTCTTTCAGAATAAGAAGCTTATTTTGGAAGTCTTCTGCGTTACTAAAATCGATGCTTTCAGCTAAAGAAGCTAGACGTTCAGCGTCTACGTTGGACAGATCTGCAACCGATTCTAGGAAGATTGAACGAGCTTTACCAGCAGTAATTTCTTTGTTGAGATCAATGTTGGCTTGAATTTGCTCGTTTAGTGCTTCTTCTAGCTTGTTGTTTTCGGTGAACAGGTCTTCTAGAATGTCGTGTTTCTTTTCTGGAACTTCAATGTAGTGGGTTTCAAAAAGATTCTTTAGACCACCGATAAAACTCTCAGCGATTTCGGTACGAATACCACTTTCAACTGCAAGCTTGTTGTCCTTGAGCCACTCTTCTACAACGTAACTTAGATATTCGTCTAGACGAGTAGCTAGTTCGTTTACAGTGTTTTGTACTTGTTCTTCTAGAAGAGCAGCACTCTCTTGTGCTAGTTGTTCACGAATTGTGGTGGTTCTTTCGTTGATTGCTGCTTCAAAAATTACTGAAGCTTTGTTCATAAACTCCTCGGAAAGATTCTCGCCACCAAAGAGAGCGGTTAAGTGCTCTTGAACGGTGTCCGAAATTTGGTCTTCGTGAGCACCTTCGGTGTCTGGAACGTCTACACCAAAATTAGTGGCAGCAGCCTTGGTACGATCCTTCATCTCGTGCTTTAGACGAGACGGATCGCCAGCAAACTGACTGCCGTTCGGTCTTAGGCTTGCTTGATTCATTTGAGCTTGGCCTTCCATGGCACTAGTGTCTAGTGTGCCAAGGAATGAACCTTTGCCTGTTGCGTCCATGTCACCTTTTCCGGTGGCATCCATTACTACGGGTCGTTGTTGTTGTGATTTTTTCATATTTTTTTCCTAGTACTTTTTTATTTATAATTTAGTAATTTTTAACTGTTTTATCGTGATTCCAAGGCACCAAATCGGGGATCATAGGTAGCCATCCCCAACATGGTAGACATTTCTCTTGGCATACCTAATGTTTTTTCATAATAATCTCGTCTTCGTTTGCTGCCAGACGCACTAAATCCTTGATCCGCCAGTCTTCCGGTGGTAGCAGATGCGAGTTCTCCCGGTGGAGTGGAAACAAGACCAAGACCCGGATCAAGAGCAAGACCGGCTACTGTTCGTATTGAGCCAAGAGGGTCTTTTAAAAATCCGGATATTGTACCAGATACTTTGTCTATTAAACCTAAAGCTTGGTCCTGTGCTTGTTTTGCTTCTGGTGAAAGTTGTGATTGTTTTGTTGTTCTGCCAGTAGGAGCTTTTGATGTTATTGGGGGGTATTTAACTTTTGGGTTTTTGGGTTTAACACCACCGGGGGTTGGAACGTACGGGCCGCTTGGAGTTACGGCTGGAGGTTGTGGTTTACCAACCGATCCCGGCACTAAAACATTAGGCAAACCTAATGGATTTTTGGGATCAAACGCATCGTTTAATAAACTTTTTAAAACATTTTTACCAAATCTAAATCCCTCGGTTACCGCAACACCACGATCTTGTAGTGATTTTTTATCTGCAGCAGTTATGGGCATACCAGCTTTGGGGTGGGGGTATTGATAATAACCGGTGTATTTAGTTTGTACACTTTGGCCCCAGTTTGCGCCAAGCATACCTTCTCCAGCACTACGAGCAGCACCCATACCAACTGCACCAGATGAAACAACTTCACCGGGTTGAACTACTCGTCCACTAGTTTCTCCGGTTCTGACTCGTTGTTGTCTGCGGGCCTCTTCTCCACCAGCGGATATATCGCCTAAACCAGCAGGTTTATTTTGTGCGTTTATTCGGTCTTGAACTTTTCGTTCGTTTGCCCAATATTCTCCTTGTCTTTTATCGTCAAGTTTATCCCAATCTTCTTGAGAAACCCCAGCCGGTTTAGTCCAAGCTTTACCTTGTTCTCGGAGTTTCCAAGTTTGTTTCATTATGTCTTCATCAGTCATTCCTTTTCCGCGATAAGCATCATACTGAGCTTTGCTCATTCTGCTTAATAAATGTTTTTGAAGTTCTGATGGTTTTTGTAATAAATTTGTTTCTCCGGGTTTACTTCCTGCTGGTGGAGTATTTTTAAAATCTTGTACCGCACGATCCATTGGTTGTTCTGGTAGTTTACCCGGTACTGATGTTAATTTTCCGGGAATTTGACCAAAAGGTGTTGGTGTAAAACCGGGAGTTACTTTAGGACCTGCTTGACCTACTGGTGTAAATTCTGGTTGTGCTGCACCGATTCCCATTTCTTTAGCAGTGTCTTGAATACCACTCATAATACCGCTGGCTATCTTTTGGCCTTGCATCTGGCGATACGTGTCTTGAATACCGCCCATAATACCACTTGCTATATTTTGGCCTTGCATTTGGCGGTACGTGTCTCGAATACCGCCCATAATACCACTGGCTATCTTTTGGCCACGTTGTTGTGGGGTATTGATTGGAGAGTACTGTTTTTGGACTCCACCAAAAGTAAGCATGGGATTTTGTATCTGAACAAAAGCTTCGGTTAAGTCTGTGAATTTTGTTTTCATTTTAGTCTCTTAAGGAAGTCTTCAAACAGCTTGATGCCTTTTTGTTCTAAATTGCGAGCAGCAGTTTTAGAAATTTGTTTGCGGTACTCTTCGATGTGACGTTCAACTAGAATTCCGTTGTCCCAGATCCACTCTTTGCCTTCCATGATACCGTTTACGAAAGCGTTTGGAGCAGATGGATCTGCAACGATATCTACGGCAGAAAGCATAAAGTCTGGTTGAACTTCATTGTATCCGTTCTTGGCTTTAAGTGAACCCATGCCACGAGTTGAAACGCCAAGACGAGCACCTTCGTTGATAAGGTTCTTGACAATTTCGCCCATGGGGGTGCTCATTACTTTGGCTTTACCGTACACATCCGTGCCGTTGCAGTTAAGTTCTTTAATAATAATTGCAACGCGATCAAGATTTACAGTTGGACCTGATGGATGGTTTAATTCACCAAAAGCACGGCTGTTGTTCACAAACTCTTTGGTGTAACGAGCCACTTCATTTAGTAGAATGTGCTTGGGGTACATTCTCTTGTTACGATTAAGGGTATCCGCTTGCATGAAGGTACCCTCAATAAAATAAGACTTTGCACCATCAGCAGCGGCCTCAGTAATAAATTCTACTTGTTCAACTGTCTCGGTTATTAGTTTCATTAGTCTTGCTCTTCCTCCGAATCTTCTTCATCTTCTTCTGAGTCCTCATCACTTTCCTCATCTTCTTCGTCTTCGGACTCACCTTCTTCTTTTTCTTCAGACTCGTCCTCGCTCTCGGTCTCATCTTCGTCTCCTTCTTCAGCCTCTTTTGCAGCCTTTTTCATTGGCTCGTCGGTGTCTCCATCTTTATCTAAGTCTAAGAAATCAGGTTTGGCATCGGAAGCTTCGTATATTGAAGAAGCGTAAGTTTCAAACTTATCTTCTAGAGCAGAGCCTAATCTTTTATTTAATTCGTCGTGAATGATTGTTTTAGCATGAGCTAAATTTTCACTCATGACAGAACCAATAAATGATTTTAATTTGTTATTTTCCATGGGTATTCCTTACTTTTTATTCTCTGTTTTTGCTAATTTGAGAACTCTATTAAAAGATTCTCGTGATTCTGACAATAATTTTACCATTCTTTCTTTATTATCAATATTTAGATTTTTGTGTAATTTGGCTATTAAGTGTCGTTCGTTTTCGGTTAATATTCCAATATTTCCATCTTTTAATTGATACGTACTTTCTGGAAAAAAATTTGACGTAGATTCTGCGGGGCGTTCTAGTGTGGATTGTGGTACCGAAACAGAAACATTAGTATCCTGTATACTGTCTAGTATTTTTTGGCCTTCTAGTTTATAGAATTCTTGTAATATCACAGAAGCACGTTCTGCTAGTTCTTCTTGCAGTACGGTTTTAAATTTGTCTGCATGCCCCCTGAGGACCATGTTCATCAGTCTAGCTGGCGTTTTCATTCTGGCGATTCTTCCTGTGGTGTTTCTTCTTCAGTTGCTTCTGGGTCTTCTCCGGCCAACATTTGTTGATACGCTTGCATTTCTTGTGCTTCTGCTTGTTTTTGCATTTCACGAGTAATTTCTGCATCAATCTGTAAAATGTCTTCTTCAGATTGTTTTAAGAAGTTCTTTCTGACGTATTCGTTAGAGAAAAATCTTCCAAGATAAGGCGTAACAGCAGCAATAATATCTAAACGTTCTCTTAAAATATCATTATTTTTTAATTCAGTAAAATAAGAATCGTTATTAAATCTAAACGTAATATCTTGATTAATACGGTTCCAATCTTCTTCAGTCATAATTCCTTTAAGAATTATCTGAGTCTTAAGAACGTCTAAAAACAGCCCACAAAAACGATGACGTAGACGATCAATAAATTTATTAAATTTAACTTCATCGCGTGTAATTTCTGCAGAACGACCCATGTTAAAGCCACTTTCGCCCATCATTCTGGAAATAGGTACACCAAGAGCACGGAAAAGCTTTTGTTGTAAGTACATTACGTCTTCCATTTGACCTAGATTTTGGCCACCATCTAAGGTGCTAATTTCGGTACCACGGCCACCCTCACGACGAGGCATCCAAAAATCCTCAAGCATACTCATGTGGTTGCGTTCGTCTTTAATTTGACCAGTATTAGGATCGTAAATTACTTTGTTACGATACCGATTCATGATTTCGCGTAAATATTGTTCTGCCTTTTGTTTAGGAAGATTACCTACGTCTACATAAAAAATACGACGTTCCGGTGCACGAGAAATACGATAAATGGCAACGGCGTCTTCAATTTGACGTAGAAGATTTAGTGGGCGTACAGCTTTTTGTAAATGACCAACTATACGACGAGTAACACTGTCTACTATACCAGAGTGTACATACGCCATAGTGTCGGGAGCAATTTTCCACCCAGACGAAGTGGTTGGAAACGTGGATTCTTTATCGGTATCAGTGTACACAAAGTATTCTTGAATTTCTTTGGTGGGAGAGAAAGGACCAGAACCGCCGTAAACAGCTCGGTCTTTTTCTATCTTTCTAATTTTTTTAATTTTAACAGGATCAACTGGAATAAGTTCGGTGATCCCTTTACGTAGATCGTTTTTATCTACTTTTTTGTAGTAAAATAGTCGAGAATCAATATACCATCTACGAAAAATTTCTGGACCTTTATTGGCAAAATCCAACAGCTTTAAAATGTGATTAAACTCAGAATATATCTTAGTTTTAATAGTTTCTGATAGATTAACATGATCTAAATTTAATTTAATTGGTTTGCGGTCTAGATCTAATACTATTGCTTCATTAACAATATCTTCAATCGCCATGTCTACTTCTGGATATAATGACATGGAACGGTAGTGTTGAATCATCTGATTTTCATCACGAATCGAACCAGAGAAATCAACAAAAGTACCAAAAACACCACCAGTTTCTAAAACATACGCACCATCGTATGCTTCTGGCGTGATAACATCACGAGTTTCTTGTGGTTGTTTTTTACGGCCTATTGAGAATCCGAACAGTTCTAATTCCATATATTTTCACCTATTCCTTTAGTTAGAAAGTACATAATCAAAATGACTGTACGCAAGGACCACAGAAAATGACGCTAAAACGTTGTCCTGACTCATATCCAGTTCGATTGCTCCAACAACCATGGGCCAGCAATTATATAATTTAAATTCGCGTATAACTGTTGTTCCGTTAGTATCTAGTTGCTTGATGGACCACGTTGAAGCTGCACTGGAAGATTGGTCAGAAAAATGCTTAGACGGATTTGTTTGGGTACTTGTATTTATTTTGTGATTATTGATCTGGTTGCTCCAGTCGTGAAACGCCTTATAAAGCGTTTTACCGGTTTGTGTTGATTTTGGATTCTCATCAATAACTGTAATTTGCCAAGGTGCGTAAACTCTATCGCCGGGGTACACCACAGTTCTTCCCCTGTAATTTATTGGTATTCCGCCTATTTGGGATGCGGGCAAAGATGCAGCACGAATATGAAACGTACCACCATTATCATCCAATACTGTAGATTCACCCAATTTACCGGTTACGTGAAAACGGTTAATTCTGGTTCCACCACCAAATTTAGAAATAAAATCTGTTATTGAATGATTGGCCATTGAAATTCCTTATCAGCCACTAAATGCTTGAGAAGTTGTAGTATTTATAATGGTAATTACCAGTGTTTCTGCTGTAAATGTTGGTTTAACGTACACGTCTACAACTAGTTTATTTTGAGAGATTGTTGTGCTCGTGTTGTTGGTGTCATCACAAACCACACGATAATCTGTAATTCCATTTCCAGATTTAATTGATTCTAAAATGGGTGTAGCTGAAGACACCATTCTTTGACGAGTACTGGCATCATTTACTTCAAACAGTAACCCTTGAGCGACAGATAGTAGTTGTTTTTTCAGGTATGCAACCATACTAGTGGTGCTAATCTTACTTAATGAACCAGTACTAGTGTATGAGGTTTCATTACCCATTAAAAATGTTCCTTCTCCGGGAAGAACCATTACAGGATTTACATTTCCTGCAACTAAATAATCTGAATCTGTCTCGTTAAATGTTTGTTGTAAAGCAATAACTCCTAATATTCGTCCACGGGTTTTTCCTGCAGGCGACGACCAAATAGTAAAATCTCTGGCAGAACGAGCCATACAACCAGCAACATCTGGACTTAGATTGTTTTCTAAAATAATTACGTCGGTACCAACACCAGCAGTAAATTTCTTTCTACCAGCAACGTAAACCACGTATTCACTGGTTGCGTTTGTACCAAAATCTAATAGTTGATTAGTATAAGTTGTGCTTAGAGGAATTCCTGTTATTTTATTGATATTACCAATTATGGCAATACAATCTTTTCTATTTGTTGCAATATCTACGGCAGCACCAACTGAGAATGTATTTCCTGCTTCAAAAACCACATCAATAGATGCTAAAGATTTGTTGTGGAGTGGGGTTTTGGTGATTCCTAATACACCATTTGCGCTATAATAATCACCGGTTGAACCAGTGGCACCTACTAAACAGACACCACCGTATTGTAAATAATTATGAACTGCCCACCATTCGCCAGCCCAAGATCCGGTTGGACCAGACACACCAACACTGCTGGAATATAGTCTGCTAAACCATTCGTTTACGCTAGAAACGCCCATTAAACCAATTTCTACTTCAGATGTACCATTACTTCCAGTTTTACCAAACAGTTGAACTAATCCTCTAAAAGAAACCACACCAGCCACCAGTGGAGAAGCTGCTTCACTGAATGTTGTGGAAGTAAAAACGTTATTTTGTGTAGTTACTGGCATTTTTTCTCCTAAAATGTCTAATTTACATAATATTTATATTTTTAGGAGGTTAAGCCATAAACCAAGTCTCTCCGTCTTCAGTTTTTGTTGGAGCCCGAGGATTGTCGTCAATTGTGGAAATAAATCCAAAACTAAACCAATCATCATCTTCGATTTTTTTGATTTCTCCGTCAAACAATTCTTTTCGAATATCAATGTTTGTAATTTCTTTAAAATATGGCTGTTTGGTTACCCAAGAAAACAAAACTAAACACATAACAAGATCGTCGGTGTGACCATCATCCGCAGAAAAACTATTCCATTTTGCAACAAATGATAACAGTTCTTTTATGGTGTCCTCGTCTTGTATTATCAATTTGTCTTGTTCTATAAGACTTTTAAGAATAGAACAGCCTAATTTTTTAACTACAGCCGTTGTTCGAACGCCCAGTAAAGTTTCGCCTCTACCAAATCCACCATTTAAAACCATACCAGCACGGCCTTTATTCATGCTTGTTAGTAAATTTTCGTATTCCAAATCATAATGTAAAATATCCGCTACCTGCCCTCCAATATCATTAACCTCAACCAACATGTATGCATTATTGTATTTTCTGCCCAAGGCAGCTAGTATTGTTGGGTATAACATAGGAGATATAATATTATTTCTATATCTTGCTACAATACGATACGGGGTTTCTGTTATATCAAAAACAATAGCAGCACTATAATCTTTTCCTTGCCCACGAGAAGTGTCCGCAGTCATTACATACACTCGATTAGATTTGGGTTCTTCGTAGACCCAAAGCCCTTCTGCCATTCTTGACTCCGGTGTTTTGGCAACTAAAGTGTGTAATTTTGCTGTGGAAATAAGAGTATTAGAAGAACCAATAAAATCGCAATCGTACTCGCTTTTAAACTTTTGTTCTCCACCAGAACCACCACCTAACTGTTTGATGGTTCGTTCTTTCCATTTTTGATCGCGTAATGGACCACCCGGATACAGGGGAACTTCACTCCAATGAACTTCGATGGGCACATATTCGTTTTTGCCTTCTTCACCGGGTTTGCGATTAGCTCCTTGCCAAAGGTTATAAAACATGTTTAAGCCGTTTGGAGTGGATACTATAATAACTTTGGTGGTTTGACCCGAAGTAATAGTTGGGTATACGGAACTAAAGAATTCGTCAGCAATATTAGCAGGAACGTGAGCAAACTCATCCATGAATATCACGTTGTATGAACCACCACGAACGGCAGATGCAGATGTTGCGGACGCCATTACACGGGATCCGTTTTCTAGCTGAATAGAAGTCTTGTTCCACTCTACAACGCCATGTTGTAACCATTTAGGAAGATACTCATACGCTTCTTTTAAACGTTTCATGATCTCCATAGCCGTTTTCATTTTGTTTGCAAGAATGGCTATATTTACGTTTTGATTAAAGACCAGATAATGAACCATCCACGCAACGGTTGTTGTGCTCTTGCCTGTCTGGCGTGGCAGCTTTGCAATAACAAACCGATTATTCTGAATGGTGTTTACGATATCTTCTTGATAATCGTATAATCCGAACGATTCAAGTCCTTTATCTGTAGTTACAATCTTAATATATTTTTTAATAAAATAAACAGGATCATTAGAGCATTTAATATATTCTTCAACCTGCTCTTTTGTAAACTGTATTTCGGTACCAATCTCTTTAAGATTGGGATTACCAAGATATCCTGATTTTTTTTTATATCCCATTGTTACCGTCTAAAAAATGTTGACTGTCTAGTGCTTTTCTTCTACTACGATCTTTATTGATAAGATCTTGCAGTTCGCTTGTAGAGCCCACATATATTGAATTATTTGTTGTGTTATTAACTTTGATCTCTTCTTTTTTGACGTGTTTAGTTTTTTGATACAGGTCAATCAGATCTTTATTCATTTCTGATACAGTTTTTAATAATTGACCAAGTACTTCGTATGCTCGTGGGGAGTCACCCGCCTTTGCTACCTTTAGTATTTCGTCTATAGCACAAGACCCATTATCAATCAATCCTTTGATATTTTCACGAACATAATTAAAATCCGCATCTAAACTAATACCAGAAGTAGTTTCTGGTTTTTTTATTATTGGTGTTGGTGTTGATTCTTTAAATTCAATACCTAAATTTTCAGAAATAATATCAGAAGATTCCATACATTATATTTATCCGGTTATACCAAACGAAGAAAACGTCAGTCCATTAAAATCATACATTTTAAAGTTAATATCATTAATAGTGTATTTTGTACGAATTTCTCCGTAAACATACGATTTTGCCACAAACTGATAAGTACTAACAATAAATCGCCTAGTGCTAAAATCGCTTTCATATTCCTGGGTTAGTGTTGTGTTAGCAATAGCTAGAGGAACGTCCACACTGGGAAATATAGAGTTCATTTTTATAGAAACTATAAATTCTGGAGAAAAATACGGTAATATTTGTTCCATTATTTGTAAGTTTTCTTCAAAATTTCGCGTAAAAACGTTTAATCCAAATGTAAAATTGTATGGAACTGGAGAATATGTGTACGAACCGTTGGTGGAATTACAATCGGCAATTTTATTCATTTTATTAAATTTTCGTGTATTGTCGTACACTAAACCTAATAATTCAAACGACATTCGTGGTAAAGATAGTTGTATACGCGTTTTGTCGCTAATAGAACTTGGCTCTGTTAAACGTTTTACAAATTTTTCTTTTGCTGCATATGAAAGAGGAACGGTGAACAGTCGCTGATTTCCGTTTTCGTCTTTTTGTTCTAATTTAATATTATTAAAAAGACTACCAAAAGCAATTACTAATTTTCTGATACTGTCATTTTTATAGTGCGTAAACATTAGTATTTGCCCTCAGAGAACGGATCTACATCAGTAAAATCAAAAATATCTAGTTTAGTTTTTTCGGTTTCTAGTTCATCGTTATCACCAAGAGGTGTACGGTCTTCGCTATTCTTGAGAACGGCATTGGAGCTAAGACCACCATCAGTTTGCATAACACACTCTATACTGCTTTGAACTCCCTTTATTGTGTTTGCTTGTTTGAAATTGCCTGTAATATTGATTAGCTGTAGAGAGCCGGTAACACGATCAGCAAATGCCACGATACCGGTTGCTGTTGCGTTTTCTAGTTTAGCATTAGCACCACTCAATCCGTCAACTTGATATACAAGCTCTCCGGGATAGTAGCCATACAAAGTTATTCCGTTTACATCGTCTAGCATATACAGTTGACGAGCATATTCTTTGTTTTCCTCTGCTACTGCGTCTATATCGGTATTGCCAGTATTTACATTTTCTTCGTTATAAGTGAACAGTTCACATGTTAAACGATACGAGTGTAATTTTCCGTGCTGATAAAAAGGATTTTCGTGTTCCACAAAATTAATTTCAAATACGGATTTTGAAAGAGGAAAATATACCAAATCCCCTTCACGTGGTCTCGTTATTGACGGAAAACGAGTCTGAACTTCTTGAGTAAAACGTTTTTTTGATAAAGTTAAAAACACGTTATCTTTAATTTCTATACCAAATTTGCTGGCTATATCGCCTTGCCCCTGAAATCCAGAAACAGAATCAATATACATTTCAATAGGAATAGCATTTTTATAGTTTACTTGTTTTCCTTCACCAAAAATTTTGTCTAGTTCCACAATATTTCTGGGAATATACATCATATCTCTACCCATTGTTTTGATAATTTCAATGGTTAGATCTTCTGTTAGATCTTGCTCGCCAGAATAATCTTTAAAGTACGGATTGATTGCCATATTAGCCTGTCATGAAATCAACTGGCAGTTCGTATTCGCGCTGAATTTGTTGTTCAATCGCTGCAATTTCTGCGTTTGCTTCTGCGTATATTTGACCACCACGCATAGTAACACCACCGGGAAGAGCAACACCATCAAACTTTGCCATGTTTGCACCCCATTGGCGTTTAATTAGTGCAGTCACGTATCGTTTTAAATATCGGTCATTAAAAATTTCTGTGTATTTTTCTGGATCTAAAGCAGCGTATGCCCAGATACAAATCCAGTCTCCTGCTTTAGTTTCAGCATCCCAATTCATGTCTAGATACAGTCTATTTGTTACTTTACTAAACACTACTGCTTTTTCGGGTTGAAATAGATCTTGAATTAATTGAATGTATCTCTTTGTGGCATCGTATGATGCAAGGCCCATAGAATAAGTACCACTAAGATTTCTATTGATACCAAAGTAATCGGTTAGGGCTAATTGGTATCGTACATCAAACATATTAATGTTTGTAAACTGACCAAATTGCATTACTTTAATTACAGACACTATTTCTTTACCTGTAGGACCATCAACCTCATTTGGAGAAAGGATGTCTTCGGTATTGATGTATCGATTGGTAATATCGTTTTGTGTTAACTGATATTTAAAGAATACCTTTTCAACACCATCAAAATGGCGTTCAGTAAAATATTGTAAAGCATCGTCTAAACGGTCTTCGGCTTGTTGCCAATCTACGTTTATATCGATAACCGGAGAACCCAGTTGTCTGTAAGCATATTCAATTATTGCTTGTCTTGAATTAGGTTTTGCCATTTATACTTCCTTAACAGTATTTATGGCAAAATTAATTTAAGATTGTGGAGGTTCTTCCTTCTTTTCTGGAAGACTCACTAAAATTTTGGCAATTTCACTGTAATCAATATTTTCTATGTAATATCGTCTGCTTATAGGTTCGTTTGCTTCATCCGGTTTGCTGGGTTCGTAATTAGTAAATCCAGGCATATTTAGCGGACAGTTTAGTTTTGGGTAGTCTAATTTACTGTATTCTTGATCTTGAGCCATTAACCATGTGTGGGGTTTGTCGCCACAACCACAACCACCACAGAAGTGCTTTCCCGGAGTTTCACTTTCTTTTAGATGTTGACACGGGAGAAGTTCTCCTCCCGTATGTTGATTACCAAAACAACTAAGAACACGTAACTGTTTAGCTGGTGTGTTTATTTTATGATTTGATAAACCACGAGACGCCAAAGCTGTAGCAAAACTCTGTACCATGCCTATCTTTTTGGACAGAATACTTTCTACCTTTTGATTAGTAGTTTCTTGTCTAAACTGAATATTGTTTTGCTTGTTTTTATTGCAATTACAACCCATAATATAAACTCCTACAAGTATATATCAATCACACCAACAAATTTTTAATTAAAACAATCCACCACCTAAACGTGCATTAATTGCATTAAGTTTAGAATCTATTGTATTAAATTTTTGTTGAACGTCTGTAACAGTACCAATCTGAGCAATGGTATCAACAACTAATTTATCAATTTTTAAAGTACTTGGTATAAAGGTTTTTATACTTTCGTATGCTTTGATATATGGGGCCAATGTTACACCATTTTGCGAGGGCAGATTGCCTGAAGAAACAGCAGGTATAATTATTTTGCTAATACTGGAATTAGATATACTAAACGGATTTGTGTCTGTGGTAATATATAAAATTTTGGCCGGATCCATCTGTGAAGTGCCAACAAGTTTTTTAATATCCAAAGATCCAGAAGACAAATTAACATCAACAACTGTTCCTGTGTTTATTTTAGTTGTATTGTTAAGTCCTCCTAATTGATACGCTTCTTTTCCTATTAATGCTGAAGAAATTGCTCCATATGAGATTTTTGTTGTTTCAATAAAATCTGTTTTGTTTGCGTATATGGAATATAAATTAGGATATGCAGTGACAGAAACGGTTAGATCGTTTGAAACGTTCAACCAATTTGGACCCGGAGACACGGAATTAACAGCAAACACAATAGCACCAGGAGCTAAAACAACCCCTTCTTCTGCGGTGGAAGGAGTATACCACGATTTATAGCCAGGATAATTTACTACAATTCCATTGTACTGCCCGTGTGGTGCGACTTGTATAACAGGTTTTACAATTTTTTGACCTGATGTAAGGCCCACTATTACAGCACCAGTCAATCCTCCACGAACAGTTTCGTCTAGATATAAAATATCTACTCCACCATCACCACCGTAAGTTATACCACTAAGACGTACTGATGGGTATTTTATAGAACCAGAAGTAACAACGGTACAACTAGTCGTGGAAATACTTTCTACTACACCTAAAACTTCTGCATTTGCTTCGGAAGTAGCAATAGCTAAAGTGTAACCACCATTAATTGCATCATATCTGATTACGTCTCCTAGAGTTAACCCGACAAAGGTTATTCCGTCTGTATTTAATAAATTTATAGCAACACGAGACGGGCTTTGTTGTAGTACTATGTACGGAGAATATACTGTTGTGTTTTGACTTGAAGATGTAGGCATTTATTTTTTCTTTATACAATTAAGAACCGGGCTCAAGCTGATCTTTATACGTTGCGTCAACAACGTAGTGGAATCGTAATGAATCTAAACTTTCCGCACCATCATTAATCTGTACTGTCATAGCACCTTTATTGTAACCAGCAACTGTAATATTATTTGTGGTCAAAGAAGTCCTGGTTGTTGATGCAGTACTCCACGGTAAATTTTTAAGACTTCCTGCGGTTTCTCGCATGTCGTTACTTGCGTTTACGTTATACGCTTCGTTTGCTGTTCCAGACACGGGAGAATAAAGAGTAATACCTGTAGGAACAATAACAGTTTTTACAGGAAAATTTATTTTGTACTGTTTTTGTGTGCTTAAATTGCCTAATAACAATTCTGTGTAATTTAAACTGGCAGTTTCTGGAAATCCTGTTGTTACTCCTGCAGGATACGTTCTTAAATAATACCGCTGGGCGGTTTTATAATCAAATGCAGCCAGAGATGCTCCGCTTAATTTTCCTTCATATGGAGTTAAAGATTCTGAAAGACTTACTATATTTAAACCAAACTGTTCTGCCCACGGTTCCATCCATATGGAAGTTCCTACCCAGACATCGTTTCGCTTGTAATAAGTTTCACGATACTGCTGCATGTCTTGAGATATTCCTGACGGAAAGTACACTACAGATGGAAGTCCAGACCTGTCAAAAGTATACCAAGATATACTTGGGTTATAATACGTGTCATTCACAGTAAACGATATTTCTTTTGAAGTACCAAACGGAATAAACGCATAAGGTATTGCTGGCGGTCCTTGCCTTTCTACACCATCAACCCCGGGCACATTATACAATCTAAGAACTCTCCAGTTATTTAACGCAATAGCCCCACTAAGACCTACGGGATGTTGTGTACCCGCGTAGTATGTTCGATCCACATACACAGTAATACCTTGGAGGGTTATTCCTGGATAAGTTCCTGTATATCCTGGTCCTGTAGCACAATTAAATTTTAATTTTATTAAATTTGTACCAGAATAAAAGTCTCCCGCATCAAATTTTCGTATATTTTGAATAGACGGAAGCATTATAGATTTTAAATCGTTTTGGTAGCCCGTCGCACCACAAACACCAGAAATTAGTGTTGCTCCTGTTATAAAATAGTGAAGATTTGGGCATTTTGATGGACTCCAATCGTAGTCCATTTTGTCAATTTTTATTGGTTGGCTTGGTAAACCGGGAGTTATTTTTAGATTGTTATACGTTATTCCTGTGGTCACAAAATACCAGCCGTCTGTTATGGGATTTATGTACTTTTGTGGTTTTCCTGTGACGTACGTGTACGTGTTTGAGTACTGGTTTGCGTTTAATGCTCCGTTTACAGACACTATTCTGTTTTCTAACAGTGTTGCCAAACGGTTAAATACGCCTGTTGCTGCAGTAACAGCATCGACAGACGATCTGGGAGAAACGTCGTAAACACTAATATTTGCTGTGGTTGGGCCAGTTTTAATAAAATCAAACAATTTTGGATAATTACTATTTAAATTAGTATATTTAGTAAACGTAAAACTATTAAATGGTAATGTATAAGATCCACTACTTTCTATAAAAATCTCTCTCCACAAAAGTGCATCCAAATCTGCAGTATTTACATCAAAGTTTCCACCTGGCTGTGTGACTTCTACGGTCAAAACAGTAGCGGATGTAGAAATAACTTTACTAACCAAACCCAAAATAAAGTCATCGTATGGTGTAAATATCTCTTGTAATGCTCCTAATGATTGAGCACCATAAATACCACACGTATTGTATACACAACCGTCTAATTTGCCCGCCCATTTTAAAAAACTTAATGTGTATTCAGATGATTCAGGACCAAATCTTTGTAAAAGTTGTTGTTGGCCATCAAAAGAGTCTTTAAAAAAGAAAACCAGATCTCCAACTTTTACTGACTGTGTTGTATCCAGATTCGCTGCATCAAATCCAGATTTGTCTATGGTAATTACGCGTTTTGACCCGCCATTAGAACTACTACCAGAACTTAATCCTATTAGCTGCCCGCGATACGGAAGTACGCAACCAACATTTCCAGTAATGCCTAATAATATGGGTTTTGATACTGTATTAAATGCCGTGGGTTCTACGGTGGTAATACCACCGGCCACATCAGGACTCAAAAAGTACGCTTGATTGGGAGACAGTGTGCCGCCACTGATCTGTAAAGCATTGGCTATGGTGTTTGCAAAGGTTGTGTTGTTGATAACACCACTAACCGCAACAATGTTTGACGATGCATTTTCGCCTACAACAATTCCTAAAACTTCTGCATTTTGTGCGGTGTCTGCTTTTGCTAGAGTTAACCCGTTGGTGGATACACGAACCACGTTACCGGCAGTGATACCTGTAATTTTTGGAGTCACTCCCACAACCATGGACGAAACGGTTGGTGCTGTGGTAAATGAAACGGTTCCGTTGAAATTTACATTACCGGCAAAAGTTACACCAGTGGCCACATTTGATCCGTGACTAATAGTAAATAAACCACCACTACTAGTCACGCCTACGCCATCTCCGGCTAATATATTATATACCGTAACACCATTTAATGTGTTAATAACACTATTGGTTCTGTCAAACCACGTTTTAAACGTATCGGTGTATGATAAATTGTTTATTTGGGGCATAGGATTAGGTTATAGTATAATTGTTTTTGTATTTTACGATACCACTAGTTGCATTAAATATAGGCAAGAAAGTTTGCCCAGTTGTCTGGGTTCCAGATTTACCAAATCCTACAACTTGAAGTTGTAAGCGGGCTGCACCACACGGGCCGTTAATCACGTTTATGTTTGATGCGTCTTGTAAAGTACGGTCTTCGTTAGTACCTGCAGGATTACTTGTGGTGCAATTTACAGTTGCTTGACTGATAATTATACCGTAATCGCCGTCTTTAACGGTTGTGGTGTTGTTATACCCAGACAGCACTACCGTTGTAGCGGTGCTATACACCCAGACGCCAAATCCACCGTTTACGTCTGTTTGTTTTAACAGGTACCAGCCGGGATTCACGGTTATTGATTTTAAATTGTTAGCGGTGGCTGATGTGACTAAACCAGCACTTAAAGGAGTACACCCGTTCCACGGCGTTCCGGTCATAGAGGTTCCACTCTGAGACAGATACGCGTTTTGGTGCCAGTTTGCAAATAAAGTTTGTGTTAACGTTTGTTGAACGTAAAAAATTTCTTGAAGTTCGTTTAACTCTGCAGCCTGTAAAGGAAATCCAGGTTTAAACGCAACAGCAAAATAATTTTTTGTAAGATCCATCTGGTCTTGGATCCTACTTTTAAACGGAATTGGGTGGAGCGGAAATTCGCTTACAAATGGGGCTGGTATTGTCATGATGGTAAATCACTTATATTTATACTAATATCAAACTTATATGAACGGACGGTTTGGGGATACACTTCAACCGGCGAAGACGTGATATCCTGAAAAGAAACTACTTTTCCAGTAGTTTTATCTATAGACGGAAACACTAAACGCTGTACTTTATAGTTGGTAGAGCCTATTTTAATGGTGTCTCCTACGTTGACGATATTAATCACATCACTAGTATCTACTCTAAATCCGGTTTGAATCTGATAACCGTCTGCACTTACGCTAATTTTATTGGCGTAGTACGTTCCTCCCAGAGAGACACCAGTTCTACGACCTGTGTAATGGATATTGTATCCGTTTGTGGGAAGTTGAACTGACGTATTTGCTGGATCTACGTCGGAAATTAGCAGGGTTTGATTGTCTGGTTTGTTCATGGTTATGGTACAACTGTTGTAATGGTTCCGGTTCCACCGAATGCAAACGTTTGAAGATTATTGAAGCTCTTATCTTCGGGTGCGTATATTGCTGGAGCATTGGAACCGTAAATTGACGGATTGGCAAGAACTGCAAATTTAGTAAAATTCTTGGTTGTTACATTATTGTCTAAATCATCACTGGTTATTTGAATTATTGCACGAATACGTTTTGGATGAATTAGTGTTGTCGGGTCGTTATAAAAATTAGTTGGAAAATTAACTAGTTTTATAGCATTGTACAATGACGTATTAGGAGCAACCCAGTCGGTTACAGTACTGTAATTTGTACCCGAACTAACCAGTTCAATTCCTACGACTAGGTATTGGTTGTAGCCACTGGGTTGTGTTAGTAGTCGTACTTCAGCACCAGTACCGGTTTTATCCAACAGAGTGATAGATGGATTTTCCGTTGTTACGGTTCGCTGTGCGTCCGTTAACCCGGTAAGGTCTATTCTAGCCGACATTATGCCGCTTTCGTTTGTAAAGTTATTCAAACAGATAAGAGCATATTCCTGACTAGAACCGGGAATTAAATTGTATTTATTGGTATCTAATAGTTGTTGTGTTGTTTGGATTGTTTTTGTGGCCGGACATAGTGGGTTTTCTAGAGGATGAGAACTGGTAATACCTCCCGACGTGACTCCACTTAAAAACACCACATCACGATCTAGTGCATCTGCCAATTTTTGGCATTCAAAGCAATCAGAGAAAATAACTTCATTAGTTACGTCTCCTTTGTTGTACACTTCTCCGGTTACTTCGTCTATGCTGTTGTCTTTAAAGTACAGACAACAACAACCGTATGACGTTATTCCTGTACCACATAGAGGAGTGTACACGTCTGTAAAATTAGTAAATGTGGTGATATTAGTAATATCTGGAATAGGCAGATCTGTTTGCGATAAAAATTCCAGTTTAGTGACATCAACTTTGTATACTGGAATCCAGCTGTATCCGTCACTGTATTGTTGAATAACAGGATCGGTGTGAGAAGGAATCACCGTAGAGATTGCAGGTTCTTGATCTATTCGATTATACGTTTTGTTGTCGGTGCAGATGTAAACAATTCTGTTTTCTGGGTTGTACACGTAAAAATTTGATGTTACATCTGGTGCCCATTCGGTATACACTTTTCCGTATTGCCATTCGTTATTATCCGCAATCAGTGCCTTTTCTGACAGTGCAATACGTCTGGCAAGAATACCATCGGATTCGCGGACGTATTCGCCTTCTGGGGTTTGCCCGGGCAGACCGCCTAAAACTAAATGTAATTCTGTTAACAGCTTAGACTGTATTTGCGGTATAATGTTTTGTAATAATGTTTTAGTCATTTTTAATTTATGAACAAGTTAAGCCTGAATTGGGATAAGTAAAACCGGGAACTGGCGTTAAATATAAGAAATCTCCAATATTTATCTGTCCAAAAGTCATTCCTGTATAATATTTCCCGTCAATATCAACATCCCAAGACGGGAATTTGTAGATAGGGTATCCTGTAACTCCACCGTAAGCACCAGAACAACCAAAAGTATGACCAATACTGGCAGTAGAACCAAGGGTATACAGTGCATAATTAGCAAAAATTGAAATTTCATTTGTGGTTGCTGTTGTTGGATTTTGGACTGTAGTTTTTGTTGTAAATTTTGCATTAAAGAAATCTTTGGTACCGGCAGGATGTAGTATAGGTCTTACAGTATTTGTATACGTTTCTAGGCTTATACCAGCAACACTAACTTCGTACGAAAATTCTTGCCAAAAATTATTATCATAAATTACAGAATAATTTAAATAACTTCCTGTTAGTTGTGGATAAAAATCACTAATATTTGTAGAATAATCGCCAGTAGCATTTAAATTGTCTCGCATCCAGTCGTAACGACCGCCATTTAAACGCAATACGTACTTTTTAGGATACGTAAGTGATATATCGTCAGGATCTACACCAAAAAAATCATTAATAACCAGTTTAAAACTGTTTTCTGATCCTTTTGAAGAATATAAATTTATTTTAATATTGTCTATTAAATTTTTAACCTTTTCATGAGTTACATACTTTCCTATAGAATCTGTTGGTAATGCATTTAAATACGTATTAGATAAATGTTCTACCAAATTATCTGGAATGTATTGTAGATCAATCAGATCTTCCAATCTGAAAAAACTTAAATCATTGATGTCTGTAGTATTACAACATAACCAATCGTAATACGCTTGTGTCAATGAAACTAATACTGAATTTCCATTGCTGTTTAATCGTAACCAATATGGAAATAGTTCTCTGATATTTAAAGGATATTTGCAAGTGGTTGGTGGTTGTGGTGTCGGAACGAAAAATGAAGAAACCGGCTGGACTAGACTCTCGAATTGAACTTTGGGCTCAATCTCTACAGTGGACAAATCATAATTTGTCGTATACGTTTTATTTTCAAGAGTTTTAGTGAAAAGTAAAATCATCAATTAAGCTCCAGTTACTGTTGCAGATACTATTCCTAAAAATTCATTCTTTATCGTGACCGAATCTGGATATTGAAGATTTGCTGTTACATTTATTGTTGTTCCTGTTGACAGCACATTTGGTTTTATAAAAATTGCGCCAGTGCTGTAATCTACGCTCCCTAAAATACCAAGAGCTGTTTGTTCCACGCCACTGGTGTTCACTGCAACCAACGAACCGCTAGTATTTGTTATTTTTTTGTCTGCCAGTTTTATGGTGGTGCTGTTGTACGTAAACGAATCACTAGTAACCACTCCACCAACAGTAGTCGGTGGGGTTTGTAGCTCATTCTTTAAATAAATTACACGATCAGAACCGGAACCAATTACTTGCACCTTTAAACCACCAGATGTTATATTAACACCTTTTACTGTTGTGTAGTTATTAATAATTAAATTTTTAACATCAATTAATTTAACAGAATTATTAAATTTATAATTATCATTATAATATGATTCAACAAGGGATTTAATTCCTGTTAGTTGTGCAGTATTTGCTCCTGTTGTTAATATTCCTATATTAATGGTAACTACCTGAGGCTGAACATATTCTGGAAGAACAGTAACTACAGATTTACTCTTTAAAAATGCAATACTGTTTTTAACCGAAGATGTTGTAGTTGTTAGTGTTGGATCTGCATACGAAACAAACACACGACCAAATGAAGCAGGGTCTGCTTCTTCACCACCCCAAACGTTTACTTGTGTGGTTTGCGTGATCGATGCCGGTAAAATGTTTGAAGAGAACAGTAGGCCGTAAAAATCATCCTTGGTCACTGCACGATCATTTGCTGCAAATAATTTGGGAGCAAAGAATTTTATTAGATTTAAATCTACCGCATCGGTACCACTGGCAGAAACTGACGAAGACGTCACAGTAACTTTGTTGTTTGTTATTGAAGAAATGCCGTTTGCTTTAGTGCCACTTGGTATTAAGTAAGATACAGTAACAACATCATTTTCTGCTATATTTTTGCCGTACGTTGTTTGATAATCGTTTAATGTTCGTTTACCAAATATAATATAAAATCCATTGGAAGTTCTATCTAAGAAATATATCTGCCCATCTGGACCTTGATCTACTTGATAATTATTAAATTTGTTCCAAGCCACACCATTAACTTTAACTGTTAATGTATTTAAATCGATATTAGTGTTTCCCAAAAACGCTTTTTGTTGAGCGATGTCTACTGTAACTTGTAGCCCATCAACAACCGAATTTGCTTCATATAATGTAAAACTGGATGTTGTTCCAGAGGTTAAAGTTTGGTCTTGTATAGGATAAAATCTATAAGTAGTGCCTGATGAGCTAGAACCCAAAAAGTAATCAGTATAAGCAAGTAAAACGTTAGTGGTTGCTACGGATTTAGCAACTATTTCAGTTTTTGAACATGATTTTCCCGTTACAAGATATCCTAATGGTTTTACTAGAGATACTATATTATTTTCTAATTGTGCTGTATCTAAAAAAGTCTCATTAGCAATCATGTTGCTGTAAAAACTATAATATAGTGTGTTATACGACAATACATCCAATAACGTATTAACGCCCGCACCTTCAAAATCATATCCAACAAATTGTGGAAGAGTACTTAAATACCCCTTTAAAGACGTTTTTATGCTGTCAAAGTCTAATGAAGATATGTTTATTTTTGGATTTGCCATTATTTGTCGTTACCTACAGTTAAGACTATATCTTTAGTGACAGATTGGTCGTATATTGGAGAATACGAAATGTTAATATTCCAATATCCTAATCCCGAATCTGTAATATTTATGGTTTGAACTATTGCCCTTGGTTCGTATAATTGTATTGCTGCTGCTATTTCAGACGCTTTTATATTTATTTCTAAAGGATTGAATTCATTAAAAACCAGATCGTATGCATTACCGCCAAATGCAGATTCAAATAATTTTTCGCCTTTAGTTGTTAGTACTATATTTTTAATTGCTTGAGATATTGCCGCGATATCCAATTTAAAATTAGCATCGTTTGTTAGTTCGTTTTTAGTAAAATAAAGATCAATATCTGTGTATTTTGCCATTTTATGATACTCCGTCTCTCATAAGATACAGGTACATAGAATGTTTTTGTGCTGTGATAACTCTTTGAACTTTATAGATCATCCAACGGCCACCAAAATTGGGATAATCAACGTAGATTAATCTTCCTGGTTTTGCTCTGATATCACCGTGAACTAAAATTTTAATACGTTGAGCCATCATTAAAGCAGTTTGTGCTTTTCTAAATAATGGGGTTTTTGCTGGTGTATTCCAAAATGTTGCTGCTGTATTTGAATATTCTTTGTAATATTTAAAATAATTACCAATCACTGTATCACATTCCCCGCTAGGATCTGTTTGTGTTTGGTTTATATTTGGAGGATACGCTAGACCGTTATAAGTTTTTCGTTTATCGTAATTAAAAAAATAAGTGTTTTCGTCGGTTTTAAAATATTTTTTCCAATCAGAGGGGGCACCTTTTACATTTTCATAATTTATATTTGTTAGATTATTATCACCATATTTTTCTACACAATAATTGCAATTATAAGTAGAATGTGGATTATTAAAATCTATACCAAGCCATTCTACGTCACCTAATTCTGATAATATGTAATCACACTCGGTTGTTGCATTTTTTGCTACAGCTAAACTTGCATCAGTGGGTTCATCATCTATTGGTCTGAGTTGTGAAAGAGCTGCAGGACAATTACAATCGGGAGAGGTTTTTGGACAATTCATATTTGAAACCGGCCCAAATGGACTCAAACATTTTAATGCTTCATCGTAATTGGACGAAGTAATTGTCCTTTTTGATGGAGGATATACGTATTCATCTGATTGATTGTTGTATGGAAATTGAAGCATTTTTAATATATATTTGAATTATTAACAATCTACACACAAACCATCGTGTGCATTTTCTATATCAAACACATATAGATTAGAAATAGGATCTCGTTCGCCTACGGTTGGTCCGTCTTCTGTATCTACTACCACCTGTATAGGTAAAGTTTCTCCGCGTATCGTGGTTAGTGCTTTTGCCGGGATACGGAACATTTGTACCACTCTACCTGCATGATAAAACTCACTATTAGAATCAGTACCATCACCAGACCAAGTTGCAGGACACGGTCCTTTAATCAGACGGAATTTACCGATAGGCATCATTTTAAATCCTGTAGGATATGATGTTATTGAGGTCTTATCTGCACGTGCTCCAGTAAATCCTAACGTATCTGTTATGCCTGGATTCATTATTAGACTAAAAGGAGCACCGGTAGATCCGTCACTATTAAGATATTCAAATTCTTCTGGTACTCTTGAATTTAAAATTTCATTTAAATTATAGGCTCTGTTATCGGGATATGTGGCATCAATTGGAGTAATGCCTTGCATATATCCCTGTGGCATAACAAACACAAACGGGAAAGAATTATCTTCAAATTCTATTATAGAATATTGAGACCAAGGATTTGCTTGGCCAGTCGCAGGGTCTATATTTGCCGCTGGTATTTGTGCAGAATCTGCTCGTGGCCAAAATTCTATTTCTGTCCATTCGTATTTCCAAATACCACCTGCATCTGTTGTTATTTTATTAGTAGAATTTTCAGAAATAGTTTGATCGATTCCACCATATAATTTAGTTGCTTTTGTTAATAAAGCAAAAAATGTTTCTGGTTGTTCTCTTTCACAACATGCAGATTTTTTATACACTTCCCATTGTCGTTTTAGTCGTTTTTGGTCTGCATAGTCTCTGCGATACGTAACCAAAGCTTCTCGCCATTTAATTTTTTTCATGATAATATTTAAATAATCACCGGGCAATTCACACATATCGTATTGTGATTGCCAAAATTCTGTTTCTGTTCTGTCGGATTGAACAATAAACGATTCATCGTTTTCATATTGGTTGTAATTATCATAATAATTCCACCAAGGTGTAGCCGCTTGTTGATATGGATTAGTGTAATAACCGTATACAGTATCTGTAATACGAACAGTTGTACTAAGCCCCTCAAAATATCGAACAGGAGTTGACGATATGGGCAACCAAGAACGGTCAGTTTGGTAATTGTATTCTATTCGTTTTCTTTTTAAATTGCCGACAGTATCAAGATACGAATTAAACGGTTCTTCCCAATTAGGTTTAATTCTTACATATTCACTAACAAACGCACCACCATCTAATAACTTATTAGGCAATACTGCGTTAATAACTTCCATGGATACTATTGCGCCTGCGTTATTTTCGTCCGTAGTGGGTGTAAAATACGGTAAATCTTTATCCTTTAAATTACTTTGTTCTCGTAATAAACTTTCAATAGATCTAAAATTCCACGATTGTAAATCTTCCCAAAAGAAAAAATTTACTGCATCTTTATTGTATAGGTCACATGCATATTCGCAGATATAATTCATAATTTGTGAAATACGTAACGAGCTACCAAGTTTGGAGTAGGGATAATGAGTTGGGTCGTGTTTTAACCATATATCATTAAATGTAGAATCTGCTTTTAATGGCTTAGTTAAAATTGGAGCAATTTGGGTTTGAAGAAATCCTGTTAACTGAACAAAATCGTCTACTTTAGATTTTGCATCCGGTAGTTTTACTTCTGGCAAATAACTAGTTTTACTTTGGTCCTCTTCTTTTATAGAAATTTTTCCTATAAAATCTTCATAAAATGTTTTGGTAAAATTAGCGTTTAAGAAAGTATCCGAAGCAAAACGAACAATAATTTTTGTAGGACGACTATCAGGACCAACTATTTGTTTGGATGCTAGATCACTAACAATGTTTATATCTATTATTTTAAATTCAAAAGTTTTTCCATCAAAACTAATAAGCACCGGATCGTTTATGGATATTTGGTTTGTGTAAAATAAATTTTTGGATGTATCAATAAATTCTACAGAACCAAATACCGATTCAGCAAACATATCTTCATCGATGGTAATACTACTAAAAAGTATAGTTTCGTTTTCAAAAGTGGTATCTCTAGGATACAGATCTAAAGCAGAAACTTTAATTTGTACGCCACTAACATTTGGAAAATTTATATTTGGATCACTCATAAGCTACTTATTTTTATTTCATTTGTATTATTATTATTAAATAACTCTTGTATTGCGGTTTCTAAATTTTTAACACCAGTTAAACTGAGTTGTTTGATTTGTGTTTTGTTGTAAAGGTCAACGTCCAATAATTGTTTTCTAGGAGTAATAAAATCATCATTATTATTGGCGGTTTGATAACCAGCCAGATAAACGTTCTCCCAGACGCCAGTGGCAGTTAGATCTAAAATTTCTCCATTTTGTTGTACGTAGATTGGTGAATCCAGATACTTATCTATACTTAGCAATTGATTTTGTATAGTTTTTATTTGTTCGTAACGATTTGTTGCATTATTAAATCGCCAAACAGAAACTACAGTGCCAGAAGGATCTTGAAATTTTACAGGAGTTGTATTTGGGAATTGATACGTTTTTATAAACACTCGTTTTGATATGGTGTCGATGGAATCTACAACACCAACATATTTGTAATTTGTGCCTACACCTTTTAATATTAAATGATCGTAACCAGATTGCACATCAAAAAACGCTCCACTCAACCCTAGTGGTGTTGCTTTTTGATACGATTGACCGTCGCAACTAGCGTCTCCATAGTACAATATTTGACCCCAAACTACTAAATTATTATTAGTGTCTATAGCAGCAGAATGTGATCTTCCAGCGGATACTTTCTTGAAAGTTCCAGACGGATAATTTAACTGGCCATCATTATTATTGCCCCACGAATATATTTGTCCTGAGGTATCTAGTGCCAGTGCATGGGTGTCTGTAACCGAAATCATTGTTATTCCCAAAACGCCCGGAGGAACTACTAGGTTTCCATTACCAGCATTAGTACCAAAAGCGGTTAAACCGAACGTGGTTGGTAATATCCCTACACAATATCCGTTACCGCAATCGACTCTGTATAAGGATGCTGGCGGGGTGTAACCGTATCCTACTGCGGTTCCGTCTAGTCTAATAGCAACACCACCAGACGAATTACTGGTCCATGCAGTTCTTGCAACGTTTGTTGTTGCTGAAGCATTGTATGCGATAAAGTCTGAACAATCACCAAAACATTCCATCTGGTTATTACTGTTAACTGCGACTATTCTATCTCCGGAAGCGTCAATATACTTGTAGTTACCGGATACAGACTTGTATAAACGGTCAAAAGCGGTAAAAGAACTGCCTGGTGTTATATTTCCCCACGCGTAAATGTATCCTTTAGAATCCAAAGCAGACACAAAATAATTACCGGCAGAAATTTGAACAACATTTTGCTGTTGATTAAAATTGTCTGGAATTATGCACTGGCCATATTGGGGAGAACCACACGAATTAGCAGAAGTAACGCCTCCTGCACCATAACATTTAATACTAAACGGACCAGTTCCGGTTTCGTAGATAAGCAGATCGCCAGCCATGACAGAGCTTAAATCTGTACCTTCGTAACGCTTTAAAAAATCTCCTGTAAAACCAGTAGAACCGGCAGCAGGAAGAAAATCTGACGTATTAGCAAATTGATACACCCAACCACTATATTCTGTTTCTATTTGGGCATTATAACTTTCTTGAGATTGCGCCCATTCTCTTAACGGATTTTTTACACCATTTGTTAAAAATAAAGACCAATAATACTGAGGGTCTTTATATAAACGATCTGATATTTGATCGGGACGTTCTCCGGGCAAAGCAGTAGTTGTTAAAAGAGCATCTGGTCTATCAAAAACTAAATTAATAGATTTAAAAATATCGGTTACTTCAAACGTCCCACCACTAAATCCGTAATTTATTTTTGGAAAATATTGAAACATGTTATTATGACGTTCGTGGTCTTCCTGTTTGAGTAAATCTTTCGGATCTGGATATAATATTTGCGGAACCGTCTCCGGGTGCCATCGCTGGTTCTAGTTCGATAAATGTTAATTTTACATTGATTGCTAATGGGCGAAAATCAGAAGTAGTAAACGGAGTATTAATAATAGGAGAACGATTAATATCAACATTTTTTAATACAGAAACTAGAGGATGACCATCCCAATATAATGCTGGAGCATACGGAACACCGTAACCACTGCCGTTGGGAACAACAGCCTCAAAATACCACAACGGAGGATGGTTCATGGTTAACAGTGATTGGGTTCCTGCTATAGGATACATGTTTGCTTGAAATGTTAATGCTATGGCGTTTGCTGCTTCCGCTTGAGCTTTTGTCTTTGCCATAAAATTAATATTAAATGCGTGGGTTCTTCTGGCACCGGGCTCTAAAATGGTTTCAAAGTGATCAAAACGAATAACACTGCCACCACTTAAAAAACTGTTAAACAGTTCTTTTGTGCCGGTTATTTGTTGTGCTAATGTGCCTAAAAGGCTGCCGGTTTCTACCGATTGTACGTTTAGACTACCACCAGCTGTATAGTTTTGGCTATTAAGAGTAGCATGTTCTTTGGGATACGGTATAAGAATTTTACCAAATGCTCCATTTTTTACCGCTGCTCTGGTTCTATTTTTATTAAAAGTACTGTATTCAGCAACATAAAATGCCATCCAAACAGGCACATCTCTCTCAAACGGATCGTTTTTGGGTGGAAATTGTAAGGTGGATGCCATATTTTTCTCTAAATATATATTGAAATTTCATGGCATATAAAACCAAATTTGAACCTCAAAATCCCAACAAGTATGTTGGTAATGTACACAATATTGTCTGTCGTTCTAACTGGGAACGTAGATTTTGTAAATATTTAGATGAAAATTCCAATATTATCCGATGGTCCAGTGAAGAGATAAAAATTCCGTATCTATCTACTATAGACAGACAATTACATCACTATTATCCGGATTTTGTGTTTGAAGCGGTTAAAGAAAATGAAGTTAAGACGTTTATGGTGGAAATTAAACCTAAAAAGCAAACACAACAACCAGCACCAAGAAAAAACAAAAAAGCGTATCTGAATGAATGTATAACTTATGAAACAAATATGTGTAAATGGAAAGCAGCAACGGCGTATTGCGAAGAAAAAGGATGGACTTTTAAAATATTAACAGAAGACAGCTTATTTAAAGGCTAATCATGGCTTCAGTAAATAAATCACTACAAAATTCAGATATCGGTACATTAGTTTCATTTTTTCAAAATTTATCAGGATTTCAAAGATCTAATAGATTTAGAGTAGACGTTACTCCTCCAACAGGAGCAAATTTAGATCAAACTGTACTTTTTGCTACCAACGTTCAAATTCCACAACAAGTTGTCACGTATTATCCTGATACTGTGGCTCCTTCAGGACCTAACATAGACATTCCGGTAAAACGAGAATACGACGAACGATTTATTATCGATTTTATTGTAGACAAAACTTGGAAAACTAGAAAATTCTTTGATGATTGGATTGACTATATGTTTATCGGTGATAGAAGAAATACCAGAAATAATTCTTTATTTGTTCGTTATTTTGGCGAAATTACCGGGACTGTTGATATTTATGCCCTAGACAACAATGAGCAAACAAATCGCCGAATAACTCTGTATGATGCGTATCCTAGCACCATATTACCAACACAAATGATGAATGATGCAACAAATGATTATTTAACTTTAACTGTAGATATGAACTATAGATATTATACAACAAGTGATAAGTAATTATGGCTCTTAAAGATTTATTAATATCGTCATTACCTCAATATTCTGATACATTAATTTCTGGTAAAGAAGTGTATTTTAGGCCCATGATTGTGTCAGAAGAAAAAGCTTTACTGCTAGCAATACAATCAGGAAATAATCAAACACTGTTAAAAACCCTTACAAACGTTATTTCTGCATGTTTTGGTAGTAGTAAAGACTGGACTGTTGCAGATTTTGAGCACATGTTTTTGCTATTACGGGCAAAATCTGTAGGAGAACTAGAAGGGTTTACAATTAAATGTCCAGATACTGGTGAAGAAGTATCTATAAAAGTAGATTTAACGAAACAAATACGATTAATAAAAAATAAAAACACCAATAAAGTAAAATTAAATGAAAATTTAATTGTTGTATTTAATGAACCTACAATAAAATTACTATTAAAATATCCAAATTACAAAACATCCACAGAAGAAACTTACGCATTTATTGCTTCGTGTATTAAACAGATACAAAATCAAAAAGAGGTAATTGATTGTTCAGAAGTTTCAGAAAAAGAAGTGATTGATTTTGTTAAAAATCTTACATCCGGGCAGTTTAAAGCCGTTGTTTCGTATTTTGACACTTTACCGCAAGTTGAAGTTTTCTCCACATATCAGACCTCAGACGAAAAAACTCGTGAAATAAAAATTAAAGGGTTGTTTGATTTTATTAGTTTTTTTTTAATCATTTAAACTTACAGCTGTACTACAGACAAAATTTTCAATTAAAGTATCACCACAATTACAGTATACAAGAGGTAGAAATGATGATTCCGTGGGAACGTGCAGTATACGTAGAACAAGTACGAGCATATTTAAACGAAGAAAAACAAAGAGTATCACAAAACAAAGGAATAATGCCCAATGATTGATCCTAACGTTGTTAACGAAGACTTTACAAAAACTGGTAAATTTTTTGCCACATCTGATGTGACTCCTAAAAAGCCTAAACCGGCTTCTCCACAAAAACCAACCAGAACATCAACACAGGAAGCAGCAGCAACGGCAGTAAACGAACACAACCAACTAACTCAACAAGAGCAACCCAGACAGATTTCGTTTTCACAGGCTATACAACAAGCAAGACAAACAGCAGCTTCAATTAACCCTAATGCAGTTTACGGAATGAATGAAGCCGATGCTATAAAATACGCACAACGCAGTGTTTCTGATATGGAACAAAAAATGGCCCAGATTGCAAACCTATCCGGAGCAGCATCAGTCATGGGCAAAGAATCTGGCGGTAATCAAGTTGCTAATACAAACACAAACGTAAGCAACCACACCAATAACGTAACACAAGTAACCTCTGATTATTTAAGAAATATTAGATCTGATTACCAAAGAAGTCCTCAGTGGAGAGCAGATATAGGATAAAAGAAAAGGCCCCTTTCGGGGCCTTTTTTATTTTACTCTTCGCCTAGACTCTTCAGATAATCGTCTACATCCACATCTTCGTCTGCCTCTTGCTTGGCAGGACGACGAGGCGCACGACTAACCGGTGTTTCCGACTCAATAGTGTCGTCTTCACCGGCATCAGCACGTAGATCACCACCAAGAGCATCCACAAGCTTGGTCTTTAGCTCAGGATAACTCTTGAACTCCTTGGGATTCACAAACTCCTTGAGAGCGTATTGCTTTTTCCATAGAGCCTCAAGCTTGGCGTCATCGCCATCAAACAGTCCTGAGGCAGCACTAAACTCCGACTTGTCGTAGTTCACATACCCCTCAACCTTACGAACCTTAAGCTTGAAGTTGGCACCCTTCCAGAAGTCAAACGGATTAACTGCAGTCTCGTCATCAAATTCCGGATTCATCTGCTCTTGGATCTTCTCAAAGATCTTCTTGCCGTACTTGAACAGGAACACCTTACCCTTGTTTTGAGGAGCAGCAGGATCTTCCACAACAAGAATATTAGACACGTAATTAAGCTTACGCTTACGATCACGAGCAATACGCTTATCGCTTTCAGTACCACTATTCCATAGTTCACCGTTTGCCTCACAAACCGGGCACTTCTCACCAAGAGTCGTGGGGCAGTTGTGAATAAACCAACCACCCTTACCCTTAAACGCGTGAGAGTACAGCTTAACCCATGGAATGTCTTCGCCTTCCACTGCTGGAAGAAATCGAATAACCGCATAACCGTTGCTTGCAGAGTCCAGAGTAGGACGCCAAAAACGGTCATCCTTGTAATCATTGCTCTTGTTACTCTTCTCAAGCTCCTCTTGGAGCTTGCTTGCCATGTTTGATGAATTCTTCTTTAGATCTTTAAATGCCATATGAATAGTTCTCCATTGTTTTTAGTATACCGCCAATTTGTTGTAAGTCAAATAATTAAATAGGTAATTTTGACGATTTGGGTAAAAAGTTTAAATCTTGCCCTTCCTGTTTAATTTTTTCAGTTATAGGCTTAGATAAAATTTTAGCAATACTTTCTACCGGAATATCTTTAGCTTCGCAGATGCTTATAACTGCGTCTAGATAATTAGTTTTCCATTTTTCTACGTATTTTTCGACTTCTCTGCAGAAATCGTTTTGTGTTTCATTATCAAAAAATAAGACCATAATATACCTATATATAGATGATTTCCAAAACTTTTTTCCACTAAATCACGGAGAAATAAATGCCAGATATTGACCAAAATATTACAGTTGACGTAACCGGTAACACTGCCTCTATAGCTACAGACTACACCACTATTGGCGTTACCAACGCTCACGTCCAAATAATGAAAGTTTCGTTTGGTGACCAAACTACTGCTACCCGTGTCACCACAACCAGCCCTCTTCCTGTAGATATTCGAGCATCCAATGCTACTGTTGGTATTACTGGTGGTGTTTACGGAATTGGAAATTTTAAGATAGTAAATGGTATTTCTGGTAGTGCCACTGTGCCTGTTGTTGTTGCAGGAACCGTTGATTCTGGAACTATTCCTGTACAAATTAGTGGAAGAGTTCAAGGTATAACTAGTGGCACCCCCGTTAGCGTTTCGGGAACCGTTACAATAAATTCAGGAGCAACCATACAAGGCACTGTTTCTGGCTATCCAGTAACCATTACTGGTGGTAGACCATTATCGTCAACAACCGATAGCGTAACTGTTTCCGGTACCGTAGGCGTATCCGGTGGTCGTTATTTACTACAATCTACCGATGGTGTAAGAATTTACGGTGCTAACGCTGGCGAAACCATGATTCCTGTCACCCTTCGTGATGGATCTGGAAATGTTATAGGTTCCAGCGGTAACGCTTTAAATGTGAATATCGTTGGTACTGGCGTAACCGCTACAGTTACTATTAATCCTGTGGTAGGCGTTTGCCAAGCCAATACTGCGGTTCCGTTTTACGTCGCCGGTGCAACTGCTGGTCCTGCCGTTCGTGTAAAAGGCGATTACGTTCACAGTGCGTCCGGGACTGCGGTTGAAGTTGGTTGGACGGGAACACAATACGTAAATGTATCCAACACTGTGGGATTAAACACCGCAAACATAACAACTGGTATTAGTGGTGTTACTGCTGTAAACACCATAAACACCAACACTGCTTCTATTCCCAACATCTACAATAGTTTAGTAGGAACCACTGGTGTAAACGCACAAATAGTAGGATTTACTCGTCCCGGTAGTGTGTACACAGGAAATATTAGCGTTGGTCTTACAGGTACTACTTTAAGTTCTCAATCGTTAAAAACTGGTATTACGCTTAAAGTGGTAAATAACAACATGTTAGTTTACGGATCAGGTTTCACAGGCTCTACAGGCGCATATTTAATGTCGTCCGGTGATGTGTTGTTCGTAGAAACCAACAATCTAAACAATCTAACATTCCAGACTACTGCAGGTAATGCAACTCTATATTACATAGCAACCTAATATGGGAACAAATCCTAGTACATTTACCAATAGAAATACTACTTCTACTGATGGTGGGGTAATATACGTAAACGGTAAAACGTATACACTAGCACGTTCCGACACATTTTATTACTTAGAGTTTATCAATTACGATAAAGAGCTGTTTAAAACCGCCTCAAACCTAACGTCTAAACCCACATTAATTTTTTACACCGAAAGTGCCACAAACAAAGTAATCTTTGATTACACTTTAGCAAATGCCACCGATAAAAAATATATAAACAGCTTTTTTGCTAACATGACTTCCGGTGGTGAAACGTTCTCCATGATTAAAGGAGACTACTTAGACGTTGCAGAATTAAGTGCAGACCTTAGCTGTACGGTAACGTTTGCTAGTTACAGTGATTATAAAGCTTTTGCTAATGTGGTATCAGTAACAGAAACAAATCCTGCATCTGATGTGTATCTGGGTGATTATTTTACAGGAACACCACAATTAAGTAAAACCGGTTCGTTGGGATACACTGCTTCAACTGTAAATTACGCTTTGGTGTCTGTGAATCCTAATACCAGTAAGCCGTTAACGTATATGGGTGTTGCAGTAGGAGATGTGGTAGAAGTGGTTAATTCGTCTTCTACCAACAATCACAGTTTATTTGAAATTACAGAAATAACCACAATAAACAATAAAGAAGTTTTAAAAATAAATTCTATCTACGGAATACCACCTACGATAGAGTCGCTGATTGGTTCGCCTTCCACACTAAATGTTTACGTAAAGGGCACAACTACTTCAACTGCAGGATTAACTGGAGATCTTGGGTGTTGTTATAATTCTGCTGGCAATAAAATATCAAATAATACAGAATACCAGTGCAGTATTAGAAGTGGTTACACTTTCACAACCGATTCGTGTTCTGATGTTTTAAATGTTATAACAAATCAAACTGGAACTGTAGAGGTAGTTAATACGACAATTGTTATATCCAATAGTTTTGATTCTGCTGCAGAATTACAAACCGCTGATGTTGTTTTTGGTTCATATATCAATTTTATTGACGAAACTACTCCAAATTTGACATTAAACATATTGAGTGGTAATACTAATTTATTATCTGATAAAAAATTAATATTAAAACCACAAACTAAATATGCTATAACAGAATCCGATGTATCTAATACCGATCATATAATTAGATTCTCGACCACTGAAAACACATATACCCCATACACCACGGGAATATATGGCGGGGTTCAAAGAACTGGATTGAACAGTATTCATTTATTTAATACAACTTATTATGATTATCCTACACTATATTTGTATCTTGAGAGTAAAATATCAATAAATTCAAAAGAAGTTACATTAACAAAAACAGACTATTATATTTCTAGTTAATTTAACGTTTTGGAGCTTTACTTAAAATATCCCAAGATAAAATATTGGTACAGTCTGTTAATGTTAACCCTATAGGAAGTTGTATTGTTAACGTAACACCAATACCATTACAAATACCATAGTATTCCTTTTCATATATTTCATAATGTGTTTTTATTTCTTTCCAGCATGCGGATGTGTCATACTGATTAGCACATGCTATTTGAAATGATCTTTCTTCCAACAAATTATGTTTTATATTTTTTGCGCAAGAATAAATTGTACCGCCAGTTACACCAAACATAGCCTGACACGGAACATCATAATTTGGTAATTGTTCATATTTTATTGCACATATAGACGAATCGTATGCTAAATTGGGCGAAAGAGTAAACGGTAACGATTCATTGAATATAAAATATCTTGGGACAGAAATAGAACATTGAGGATTTTTAAAGTATGGTTTATATCCCTGAGCAGCAGGGTATAAATCTTGTCTATCTGCTATCCATGTTTTAGTGTAATCTGCTATATATTTACTAAAATTAGGATATGAAATTCCTTTGATATTATCAATATCAAAATACTCACGATTATTAGTAAACATTAAATAAGGATTTATAGTATAATTTGGTACGTGTGTGTATTTTAAAAATACCGCATTACCATCTGGTGGATTATTTGGTGTAGCAGTTCCGCAACTATCGTCTGTCACCGCACAACAGCAACAGCATCCGGATCCCGGACCTTGAAATCCACAACTAATTTTACCATTTATCACAAACGGAGAGCAAGATCCCCAAAACGGACCAAGTGTTGCTACTTTTGGAGAGTTGTAATCAAAATTACCAGCAGGATTACAGCCTTCTCCACCATAAGTTCCTTTACCAAATTCTGTATAATTAAAAGTAAACTGTTTTTCTATATCGCAGGGCCCAACAACAACAGTAGAATACACACATTCGTAGGTTCTTTGACCACCTTCTAGTGTTCCTGTGGTTGTACCACAACGAGAATCTGGAACAAAAGTATCAAGATCTTTTGTGTTTGTTGCAACAAGTGAATATATTTCTTCATCAGTGAAACAACCACAATAATCAAACTGATCACATACATTGAAAAATCTTTTATATCGCTCAAATACAAATTCTACCACTAAAGTTCTAGACGGACACATGATACTACAATCTTGACAAGCAGGATTATTATTGCAGTCAACTTCGGAATATTTGTTACATTGAACTGTATTTTTTTTACCTTTACCAATATTAGAATTTGGTTTACAGTTTATTGTTCCTGAAGGCACAGTTGGTTCGCTGGGATTGCATTGTTCTACTGCAAATGTTTTTTGGTCTATACAGCCAGAAGGTATTATCGTATTTTTACACTCTGAATTACTTGTTTCTATTGCCTTTAATAGTTCAAATTGGGCAATTTTAGTTGTATCTGTTACAGATATAAATCTTTCTCCAGCATCTGTTCGACATTGTGCAAGATTTAAAGACAATATTTCAATCGGTTCTGGTATCGTTTGAAAATACGCATAAGGAACTCCACCACACTCAATATCTGGTCTGTTCCAACACCTGTACAAATCTGTTACCGGATTTCTTACTCTACACGGACTACAGCCGGGAAATATTGCCGGATTGGGATTCCATATTCCGTTAGGAATATTTATTGTAGGGTCTACAGAATAAATTACACTTAAATTTTTATCTTTAAATAAATTATTAGCATCATCAGAATATACCACCGAAAAATATGCCACATTATTTTCATTATATCCTGCTGTATCTCCTGCCACAGCTCTATCGTTATCGTCTCTTTGATATGTGGGGCATGCTCCAGTTTCAAAAAACAAAGAAATAGAAGGTGGGGTTCTGCCTTTAGCGTAAACGTATTTTATTTCTCCTGTTTCTGTAACAACAGTATTTTGTAAGGTAATACCTTCATATTTTTTAGGCAATACTATACTACCAAATACGAATGTTCTATATGGGGGATTAGGAACTGCTGGTGTAGCTCCATAAAAATTAAGATTGTCTCCTGGTATTTCTGCTAAAAAATTAGCAGAATGAATAACTTTATCCGGAAAAATACCAATATTTTTTAAATATTTTTTACCATTATTAACGTAAGCAGTACACCCAGTGATTCCTGATGCGTGTTCAAAATAACCTTCCGCATTAGTGCCAGTATAACCTATAATTTTATTTGCCCATAATTTTATAGAAGGTGTAGCAAAACTCGGCCATATGCTTAAAGCCTTTGGTCTGAGAAACATATAAGCGCATTGGTCCAGTGGCTCACAACAACAAGGAGGAATTCTGCTCATAATCTACACGGAAATAAAGAACACTTTATTTCAATGTCAGTAAGTATTTAGTGTGGTGAACCAGACCTAACATTTCGTCACGGATGTTTAACAGATCGGTGTTGTGAGTAACAGTGTTGTTTAATTCACCGGTCAGGAACAGTACCGCTTGGTCTAGAAGCTTGTCAGCAGCACCGGGAGTGTACGGCTTGAGCTCTAGACGCACGGTTGGTAGGCTCTTACCGTGTACACCCATCCACGTTTCCACAAAAGTGTCGATAAGACCGTCTAGACCTTCGTACGCCTTACCTAGAGCTTTATGCTCTGCGTAAGAACCAGTACCCCAGTGAAGCATTCGTAGTTGAGTTTGAAGTCCTAACAGTTTATCTACCATTGCGTGTTCTCCTACAGTATATAATGCACCCGGGTGGGGATGCACAGTATCTATAGAAAATCCGTTTTCAATAAATACAGTAGAAAGGGAATTTACATGAAATTATTAAACTGGATTAAATCCAAATTTAACGCAATATTAGTCAAACTAAACCTCAACCCCCAAACCTGCACCAAAAAAACCTGTAAGAAGTCCAGCCGCAAAAAGTAAAGATTTTACATCCGAATGGAACAAAAGGGCTCCCACCTGTGACGGTGAGAGCCCTTAGTTCTTTTTATGAAATTAATATATAATTAAAAAGGAAAACACCCATGGAACGCTGGATGCAACAACTTAAAGAAACGTATGTGGATATGGTTCACATGCGTTTAGCTGAAAGCAGCTTGAACGTTGGTGCTCCAGGTCAGCAAGGCGAACCCATGCAGCCTGCCATGAGACCCATTAGACCTGGAGAGGCTCCTGCCCAATATCAAGAGTACGGTAAACGAGTCAAAAAAGAACTGGAAAAAGAATGGGACACTGCAGAAGAAGAAAGGCAGAGTGCCAATCTAAAAACAATTGCAGCAGTAGGAGTTCCAGCAATTCCTGTAATCGGTGGTATAGGTGGTGCAGCTATGGCAACAGGCGAACCGTTAGGTGCTGTTATAGCAGGATCCGGTATTGGTTACGGAACTCTTGGCGGAATGGGTGGAATTGCTTACGGATTAGGTAAAGAACAAAATCCGTTTACTACCACACAAAAAATAAAACCGTCCAAACCATCAAAAAAGTAATTTACAAAACCTTAGCACAGTAATCGTACATCACGACTCCCGATGCGGTTCCCACGTTTAGACTACGTACGGAACCGTATTGTGCAATGTACACTACATCATCCGCAATACGGAGCAGTTCCTCGGGCAAGCCCACCTGTTCCTGACCAAACATCATAACTACGTGCTTCTCCTTGGGCCACGCGTACGAATCGATCCTACTGGCTCCTGGCACGTTATCCACGGCCACAAGGTGGAGAGGCATCCCTACCTCTTGTCTCAGGGAATCCAGCGTTTGCACCAGCCCCGGAAACGTTCCAGCGTGTAGCATACGCACATAGTGGTGAGTACCAACAGTACCACGACGATCATATTGCTTAGACCCGTAGATAACCACTTTCTTAGCCAAAAAAGCGTTACTGTTCCTAATGCAAGTAGCGATGTTAAAGTCGTTATATAGATTGCTGCAAAGAACAGAGAAGTTATTCGCTCGTGTGTCAAGGTCTGCGAGAATCGCTTCATGCTTCCAGTAATGGTAGTGATCAATGATGTTTCGTGATTCACTGCCAGTCCTTGAACAAGTTTCCAAAGTCGGGTCCGTCGTCATTGTTGCGCTTCTTCTTTTTCTTAAACTTTTGAGTGTACGGGTTGTTACCTAGATAAAAATTCTTGTCGTAATACTTAAATTCTGAAAATCCTGGCCAGCCTACTTTATTTAAGCCGTGACTTTCCATACGCATTCCGTGTTTTACTAACCACGAACCAACAGTGTATTTAAACTGTTTAATAGATCCTGTATAGCACTCTCGTTGAGGACTCCAACTACGGTCGTCCATACGGAGTAGAATACCAAATCCCCAATCAATCAGTTTTTTACCAAACCAGATTTTAAATGTATTAAACTTTTTCATAATGCGGGTAAAGGGAATCGAACCCTTGTCTACTGCTTGGAAGGCAGTCGTGCTACCATTATACCACACCCGCGTGTTCTGTCAAGTACTTTTTGAGAGCAAGATCCTTGGCCTTGGTCTCCAGCATAACATCGTATTCTCTGTCCGTATCGAATACAGGCAGAGGACCTTCGATATAATCAGAATGGGCCTGAGGACGCTTACCAATCGCAGATTCAGAATAGTGCGTGTCCGGAACTTGATCTTCTGGCCAAGTGGAAAAACACAGTTCCACAGCACGGTCAACAGTTTCCATATTATGACAAAATCTATGGTGATGGTAATCGTACACCAGACGCACACCACAACCAGAGTAAATCATATTGTACAGATCCATGGGACTCCACATAGATTCCTTGTCATCGTTTTCCACAGTGAGTTGACGCTGAAGGTTGGGGTTCAAGATCTTGTACGTGTCGCAGAAACGCTTGGCGGTAGTAGCCTTGTCCTCATACACACCACCAACGTGAATATTAATATTAAAGTCGTCTGCATGACCCAACAGGTCACCAATCAGCTGGTGCATTTCCAGACACATGATAGACTTTTGTACGATGGCTGTATTAGGGCTTGCAAGGCACGTATACGGCCCCGGATGGCATGACAGGCGAATACCCGCCTCACGGGCAATACGGCCAGCCTCGTTCATATGGGCTGTAATGAGCTTCTGGTGGGCTTCGTCCAGATAATGAAGCTTGTATCCTAGTTCTGGATGATCCATGAACGGAAAAATTCCACTACCGACACGGAATAGTTTAATTCCGTTATCAGCATTCCATTCCATGATCTTTACCAGATCTCGCGTATTAACCGCAGCAAGCTGACCGCAGCGATCAAGGCTAAACCCTGACATACGGAGAGTACGATCAGAAGTAATATAATCTTTCTTCTTGACGTTCTCATTGATGGACAGGTTTTGACAGGCGTAACCGATATTGCGAATAGGCATAATGTAGTGACCCCAGCGGGACTCGAACCCGCAGTCATCGCCGTGAAAGGGCGAGGATTTGGCCAGTTAATCTATGGGGCCTTTGTTCTTTTTCTTTTTAATTACTGGAACGATTGGTTGTTTGTTGTTTTTGTTTAGTGATCTGGTAATAATCATTCGGATATTATTAACATCACCGGGTTGTAGATCAAATCTATTCAGTAGATATTCCAGCACATACTTGGTCACTTTATCTGCTAGAGGATTGGGTTTATTCATGTACATATGTAGTAGGATGCCAGAGACTCGAACTCTGCGGTAGATCGTTATAAGCAATCCTGTGCCACCCGACACGTGCATCCCATAGTCTTATTCTACATCAGATTCGGCGGGAAGCAAGTTAATTCGTGACTTTTTATTAGCAACATGCCCGTTTTCATTCTTGATCAGATAGTTTGACTTTTGACGATCTTGATCGTGACCAAGGCGAAAATTGATATCAGCAAATCCCATATCAATCAAAACGTCCTTGTGTTGCTGAAGAAATTCGACAAAACGATTACAAGTATTAGCAGAATCTGTTTCAGGCGTTGTCAGCGGAAAGTCCATGTGGAGTCGAAACATCGATTGGTTCCTGTTCTTGATTTACGTAATTTTCAATCTCTTTACGAAGCTTGTTTAACTTACCATTTATTACAGAGATTTCTGTGCTTATCTGGTGTAAATTACCGCATATAACTTCTAGGGCTTGCACATCACTAGGTTTACAATTTCTCATAGAGTAATAATTCCCTGATCGGTGGTGTAGTTAATTTCATGAAAAATTTCACGACACCACGGAAGACACAGTTCGCACGGCTTGGCCATACGAAGTTCACCAAAACGATTAAAACGAACGTTGAGAAGCGTCAACTTCTTATTACGAAGATTGTACGGCACCTTACGGTACGCATCCAGTTCTGAATGCATCTCGTCAAACGGATAACCAATAACCTTGGCCTTGGGATGAGTTTTGAAGAAATTACGACCTGTAGCTACGATTCGGTTCTTGTGGAGAATGAAAGAAACGTGCTTCTTTTGGCGAGGCAGTTCCATACACAACGGAAACGCCTGCTCCAAATACGAATCGATCAGAGTATTGGTCATACTGTAACTATACTCTATTTTTTCTTAGAGTCAACCTTTTTGGTGTCTTTTTTCTTGGTTTTCTTTTTACCAAATATATCGTCCCAGTTTTTGGAATACTGTTCCCAATTTACCGAACGATACTGGTCACCTTTTCCTGCATCGTGTTTACCGCCCATATCAACCTCCAAACTCCCGAAACTGGACTCGAACCAGTGACATCGAAGTTAACAGCTTCGCGCTACTACCAACTGAGCTATTCGGGATTACTATTAAATTTTTTCTGGACTATCAGACCAAGTAATATCGTGAAGAGCAGAACCCGCACACATAAGAAGCGTATCCATAACATAACGTTTCATATCAGTAAAACTTACAAAATTTTGTGTTTCGTTGCCGTGTATTACCTTATATTCATTAACTTGTTGTAGAATATCGTACTTATTAATGATAAGTTCTGTGCAACCGGATAGTAGTATAGCTTTCTTTAGTTTATCTAAATTCAGCCAATTCACCAAACGCTTACGCCCGGTAGTAGATCCGTATTCGCCACCCAGTTCAATAATTTTGTTTAGAACCGGATCATCCCACAAAGATGTTGGGAATAGGGGATCTACTCCACTCTTCGTGTCGTAAGCTTTTGCCACACCGATGATTCGGCGTATCTTTTGGGGTGAGAAACCCAGAGAGCACGCACCATACGGCATCGTAGTACTACTAGTAACGTATGGATAATCACCATGATCAATATCAAGCCATACACTCTGTGCACCCTCACATAAAATTTTACCGTTTAATTCACCATCCCAGAGCCACTGGGCATCCATCATCTCAATCGCTCGTCGGCCTCGTCGGAGCATTTTGTCGGAATAACAGGGAGCGATGCCTTGAGCAGTTGTTCCCAAGTGACCAAGATTTCTCTTATCGTATTCAATGTGTTCTTGAGTAATGATGTGAGCATTAGGTGATATCTTTACAAGATCAGTATTAAATCCTGCAGAACGAAGTGTACGCACTTCTTCAAAGAATTTATCAATATTTATAACACACCCCGGTCCTATCACACACTTCTTGCCAGCAAAAATACCGGAAGGAATGATATGGGTTTTGTGCTTCTGGCCGTTCACGTAAACGGTATGACCAGCGTTTGGACCACCATTCCAACGGCAAACGTAATCGTAATGCTTTGCCATGGCATTAGCAATTTTGCCTTTGCCTTCGTCCCCCCAAGCAAGACCGTAAATAATGTCTACTTGTTCAATCATTGAAAGGATAAATCCTTGGATCGTGTTTGTTTAGTTCTGCTACACTTTCACGAACATCGATATCAGTAAGTGCATCGTTAATAGCATTACGAATAGACAGTAATTCGTTATACGAATAACCGTTAACAAGTTCATCGCAGTCTGTCGCTTCAAAACACGCAACGTACTTTCCTTCGTTTAGAGGGTCGGGATAAACTGTAATACTGGGCCTACGAGCGTCAGTATGACGCTGCACACCATTTGCAACAAAAGTCTTGTACTTAGACATCATATTTTAATCCTGTAGAAATTCACGCTTTTCTGAATTTTCGTCTAACTTGGTTTTGAATGCTTGATAATCTTTACGAGCATTTTCAAGAACTACACGATGAGCATCAAACCAACCAGCACGATATTCGTCCCAATACAAACCAACTTCCGAAACGTCAGGCATTTCTTTGCCTTCCATGCGGGCATTGTAACCGATATTGTACGCTTGACCGGGAATGTAATTTGGTACACTCATTTATAAATCTCCTTAGTAAAAACACACCCGGCTGGATTCGAACCAGCGACCCACAGATTAGAAATCTGTTACTCTGTCCAGCTGAGTTACGGGTGTATGCTGATGTTTAGTCAGCACCCACGAGCTTTAGACCCTCGGGAGCAACAACCTTCTTTGGGCCCGGAGTGGCAAGACCACTCTTGAACGACATGTATTGAGTAGCAATATCGTCCATAGGCTTTAGAGTCAGGTACACAAAATCTGCAGGAATGTCAATACCGTTCTTGGTATCGGCAAATGGCATCCAACCAACAAACGCCAGACGACCGTCTGGTGTTGGAATTAGAGCCATTGGATCCTCCAGATTCCAACCGGTCTCAGTCTTAGTGGCACGGCAAAGAACGTCTTCACCTGTCTTCATACGCATAATTAAAGTTTCAGTGTTTTTCATAGTACTCATATTATATCTCCTAAATTAAGATTTGCAACCACAAAGTCCGAAGATTTTCTTCCAAAGTGGACAGTCTTCGGGTTTTTCAACAGGCCAACAATTTCCGGGATTCATCTTGCATACAAGTTCTGAATTATCTATTGCGGCCTTTACTCCACTAATCACTTGCTCTTCATTAAGAACAAGGTCTAAAATTCTACCATTTATTTCAGTTTTTGCGTAATATAAATCACTCATAAAAACCTCCATGGTATTTATAAAGAAAATCTGTCCTTTTAAAGGGACAGATCTCCATGATGAACAAACTCCCAAATTGTGTATCAGCGAGTCTTGTAACGAGTACCGTCTGCACGGAACTTGAATACACGACGACCGGGATGCGTGTCACGCATCATGTATTGAGTGCGACCAGTTGGGCTGGTACGAGTCTCAATACGCCAGTTACCGAACTCCTCAACGACTTCGCGGATATCGCTCATCGTGGCACGGAGGTTACGTACACCGAAACGAGCACGAGCCTCGGCTGCGGTGAGAGTACGACCACGCTTGGTGAGGTAGTTGATTACCTTGTTTTGCTTTGTAATTGTACGCATAATGTAAACCTTTCTATAGAAATTTTAGGACATCTCATATTAAGCTCGTTCACTGTCCTGTATGAACGAGTTACGCTGTTTCATTATACTACGGAATTAACCGTTGTCAAATGAAATATCTTGAGAAAATTCTTTGACCTTCATCCACTCTTCACGACGGTAGTTGTCCATAGGTGGAAACTCCGACTTCTTGAGAACTGGATGGTTTAGTGCGTCTCGCATGTGTGCAAGAGTTCGGGCAAGATCTTCCATACTGTCGCCAAATACCGAAGACTGGCTCACAGTGTGATCAATAGGCTTGCCGTCCAGATAATACACTTCGTAGATAGCATACCAAAAATCGTGTGGATCTTCGGTAGTATCGTCCATGATAATTCTGTAATTCCAAGTTACTTTACCTGACATAATTTCTCCTAAGTAGGACGGGTGGGACTCGAACCCACACTACAGACATTTTAAGTGTCTTGACTCTGCCATTGGTCTACCGTCCCAAAGTGCCCCCTGTAGGAATTGAACCTACGACCTATTGATTAAAAGTCAACTGCTCTACCAACTGAGCTAAGAGGGCTATTCACTTGTCACTCCCATAATATACACCAAAAAAAGCACGTGTCAAGTAATTCAAACAAAAAACCTCACTTTTACGTGAGGCTTTAGTGGATTATTGGTACGATTCTGCTAGATCCCAATCACAGACAACGCTGAAGTTGAAGCACCTCCAGAAAGCTTTTAAAATATAATAAAATGCAAAATATTATTAAATATCATAACCAATCCTAGCAATCTTAGGAAGACGACCAATCTTGGCCAGAGCTTCGCGGGTCTTCTTCTTAGCGTTTTGAGCAATCATCTCTTGACGCTGACGAGTAGCGTTCTTCTTACGCTTACGGTGCTTCCAAAAAACTTTACGAGTAGGGGCATTAGGCATAATAATCAATATACATCATAAAAACGTGGTGTCAAAAACATTTCGTAGAAAATATCCACTGTGCTATTTCGTGACCAAATGCAAGATCTGATTCGTAGTGTACTCCCGCATCCATTCTGGATTTAGAAATTCGGTCACTCATATTCATTATTTTATCTGCAAGAAACGGATGCTTTTGAGATAATACCAATGCAAACAATCGTGCTTCCATAGAATGCCCAGAAGGAAACGCAGGACTGTTGGCGTTTGTGTAGATTGTGGGAGTAACTTGGATTTTGTGGTAGTGGCCTAACTGAAACGGACGAGGACGATTGTAATGGTACTTTAAAGCGTATAACAGCCCGTCTGTGTTGTCTGTAATAGTTTCAAACCACGAACGCTGGACAGAAATTCCGTGATTATACAGCATCTGTATCCACATCCCGTAATGATCTTTTTCGCTTTGTTTTGCAAATTCCAGATCAGGGCCACTAATATTTTTTACTTGTTTTTGTAAAGTTTCCAGTTCACGACGAACTTCAGGCGAAACGTTAGACGGATACGGTTTATTAAAAAATCGTTGTTTGGTTACAGGATCGTTATAAAGTGCCCTAAGAGCCTTTCCTTGATCTTGTATTTTTTTTATTTGTGGTACATTAGGACTACCGTAAACAAGATCTGTTAGTTGGATTCCGTGTAAAACTGGGTTCATACGGATATTTATCCAAATATCTTATGCCACCAACGTTTAAGGATTCCGGGGAATCCTAGCACTCCTCGTTCCAGACTGTACTGCCAACCACACAGGTCTGTAGAACGCATAAATTCTTCCAAACTCATTCGATGAGAACTGGAAGAAGTCATACGCCATGCTTTTACTTCATTAGACAATACCTTGATTTGCTTTAACAGCAATTCTTGGTACTGAATATGAGCGTCTTGGCATTTTTTGTCACACATCACGTAAAGATATTGTTAAGTTGGCGATTCACACGAACAAACGTGGTACACTTAGGTAGATCCTTGAGGCGAGCAGCACCAACGTATGTGCAAGTAGAACGAACACCACCAAGAATTTGTTGCATAACGCCGTCTACAGGGCCAACCGGCTCAACAAACACTCGCTTTCCTTCTGCTGCACGATACGTTGCCACTCCTCCGGAGTGCTTTTCCATTGCTGCCGCTGAGGACATCCCGTAGAACTCCTTACCCTCATCCGTCATCCGACCTGCTGCTTCATCCGTGCCAGCAAACATACCACCAATCATAACAAAATCTGCACCCGCTCCAAATGCCTTGGCTACATCACCCGGACAAGTGCAACCACCGTCCGAAAGAACGTAACCACCCAGCCCGTGTGCGGCATCAGCACACTCCATGATGCACGACAGTTGCGGATATCCCACACCTGCAACCTTGCGAGTCGTGCAGACCGATCCGGGACCAATACCAATCTTAACAATATTAGCACCAGCCAGAATCAGGGCTTCAGTCATTTCACGTGTAACCACATTTCCTGCAATCAGTACCTTGTCAGGAAACAGATCACGCACTGTTTGTACATAATTCACAAACTTTTCGGTATAACCGTTAGCAACATCAATACAGATAAAATTAATCTGAGGATGCTTCTTTAGAATTTGACGAGCCTTATCAATCTCTTCAAAATTCTTGCTACCGTCTCCCATTCCCATGGTGTACACTACACTACACTGACCAGAGTTATTGCGCATCCAGCCACTAAACTCATGATCCCATTCATCAACACTATAATACTTGTGAATAGCACACATGGAGTCGTGGCGATGCATGGCATCAGCCATCACAAATGTTCCAATCGTATCCATATTGGATGCCATAATTGGAACACCGGTCCAACTAAACTCTTTGTTATCCGGAAGCTTAAAATTAAACTGTCGGTGGACTTGAACCTTGTTACGGCTGTCCAGATTGCTGCGTTTTGGGCGAATCAGAACGTCTGCAAAATCTAGCTTGATGTCATCTTCAATCTTCATGGCGATAATATACTCCAAAAAATCAATCAGTCAAAAATCAAACACAAAAATATTTATTTGCCGCCAGCAGCAAAATAACCAGAAATAGACGTACGTAATTTTGTCATAATTTTAGCAAGAGAACGCCAATCCCTTTGGTCTAACAGATACTCTTCATACGCACTGATTGCTTCTGAAGCACTTTCAGCGAGTCTCTGGCAGTTCTTTTCAAGAAGATCTGATTTTTTATCTTCAGCCATTGGCAACTCCTGTGTTTTATTGGTAGTTTTTTTATTGGATGTCAGTTTTTTCATTTCTAATTAGTTTAAAAACGCGATTTGGGTAGAAACTTCTCCATTGGCTTGAATCCAGATCCCAAACAACTACAACTCCTTGTCTATTGTATTTATTTTCAACCGGAGTTACGCCGTTTAGTGTACACCGCATTCGTCTAAACATACCGTTAGTGATTTTATAGAAAAAAAGTGTGCAAATCCCAGCATTTAACTGTTGCATAAGTTCGGCAAACGACGGATTTGTGATTTCAACGGCAGTATTGTCTCGTTTTTCTTGTACACTAACCACCGGTCGGTCAACACTTTTAAGTTCACCGATCAACCGTGATTGTTTTTTCTCTTTTTCGTTCATTTATTCGTAAAAATTTGGATTTTTTTGTCCGTATAAACGGATTATTTGGCCCGCAACAGAGTTTGCTTCGTTCTCACAGTCAGATCCGGTTTCTCCGTCTAAGTTTTCTCCGTTTACGTTCTGTTTATGGTGCACTAATTCGTGTGCAATTGAACGAGCAACATCAAAAAGTGCTCTATTCTTAGCGTAAACTTTGATTTTTTGAGAGTTCGGGCAATAATTTGCGGTTGTCATGTTGCCATCACGCACTTGCACCAACATAATTTTTGGTTTTTCTTGTAATTTTAGATGATTGCACGCAAATTGAACAAAATCATCCAATTTTTCTTCTAAAAGTAATGAGATTGTGATATAATTTTTAAATCCTAACATGACAATAGTATTTATGAAAGCTAAATATTAACATGAAATCATTTTTAACTCACCTTCAAGAGAAAAGTCTGGTTGCCCCGTTGCTGCTTTCGGCCAGTTTAGGTGCTGGTGCTCCACAAACAGCCCCAACTCCACAACAACCACAAGCACAAAAAGCAGAAACTCCCAAAACCGAACCTTATAAAATTCCAGAAAACATTGCACCACTATATGCAGCCACAGTTCGAGCCGAACACACTGGCTCTGGACTAACCAAACCCGAAGAACTTACATCATTTAATCCTAAACTATACGTACGAACTGCTGCCAGACCCAAAGATCCTAAAGCAGTATCTACTGCGTACGGTCCACTTCAACTAACAAAAGGACTAGTGGCAGGATCTTTTGGTAAAAAAGAAAATAAAGAACTGTACTCGGGTATAGAAGATTTTACCGCTTCGTTTATAAAACAAGGTAAAACCATGCTTGCTAAAGGATTAGACGATCCTACGTACGGTGCCGGTTGTAAAGGCGAATTCTGTGATCCCAAGCATCATCAAAATTACCAAAAACTTGGCGTAGCAGTTATTCGTGGAGAGTTGCGTGAGTTAGGTATTGATGATACCAAGCCTATCTCTAAGAAAGATGCTATACGTTTCCACCAATACCACCGTTTTGGTCCTAAAGGTGGAACCGATCCGCGATACTTTAAACAACTAGAAGATTTTTACAAGGACAATCCGTTACAGTGAATTAATCGTGTATTCTGGAATGTTCTCGTTCTAAACCAGCTAAAACAGAATCGATGCCTTTGGATGTGTGCTCATCGTGAACATTCATCATGTTTTCTACACTAGTAATACTTAACTGTGTGTCTTGAGACGGCGTTCTACCTTTTCTTTTTTTGGTCTTTTTTACTGCTGCTTTTTGAATTTTTCTAGAATAAACTGGCTGATCGTCTTTTACTTTGTCATAAGAAAGACCACGCAGATTTCCGTTTTGTAGATTTAATAAAACAGCAGTTCCTGTTCTTT